CCATAGCCATTGCCATAGCCATAGCCATCGCCATTGCCATTGCCATAGCCATCGCCATTGCCATTACCATAGCCATTGCCATAGCCATAGCCATCGCCATTGCCATTACCATAGCCATAGGTGCTTTGACTTTCCTCAAAATTAATTGCTATTCTTAGACTATTTGTTTCCATTTTTCTTCATTTACGGTAATAGTATGTACTACAGTTAACCAATCAAATTCAACAACTCCTTCAGTCTTATCTAAGATAGTGCTAGAAGTGACTCCGTTTACTAACTCAGCTAATCCTTTTGTTGTTCCCCACTTTCTTATGCAATAAGCACTTGTAAGCTTACAATCATTTCCTATCCTTTCGAATCTTCCTATGTAAACCCATCCGCGTTGGAGAATTACAATTTTTATATTGCTTTCTTTTTTCTTTTCTTTAGCTACGTATTCTACACCATCAATATAGGTGCCACCCTCAACTATTTCTACTACTTTCTTTTTCATGTTTTTTTATTTGATTTTGTTAGTTAAAGAACGATTACTTTTATAGTCTAAATTGCTTGCTTTAGTATATTCAACAAGAATATCTAACAAGCTTTACTCTATCAAGGCCACGAACACTTTGAGATTTACATGCATCCGCAAACACAATACCCTATAGAAATTACATCGATTTATTACCCCTAGTAAATTAGACTATGGTTTAAAAGAGCTGAAGTAATTTCTTACTCCAGCTCTTGGTCGTGAGTCCTACGCTTGAATGGATGGAAAGATGCCTGCTAAGCGAGTTTAAAGTTTGTTTTGGATCATTAGTTTATAGGCTGTTCTACACAACCATATAAGTCCAATTAAAGCTAATAGACCGCCAATAGAGAAGTAATCTCCATTAGGATCGATGTATAATAATGTTAACATAGTTAGTTTAAATGAATAAGTGTAAGAAGACGAGACATTTTAACAAGTTTAGCAGTATGATTATCATCTAGTAATCCATCATACATAACTGCTTTTATTCTAAGGCTAACAGTTCTTTGGTGCCAATTATAAAGAGTACTACCTAATGGTACCTCTTCAGCTGTATTATCCAGTGCATATTTCTTCATAACATAAAGTTTGATTGGTGAATATTAAATAAGGTGTGGGTATGAATATCATACAGTCATGTTCAGGGTGATTAATCATGATTATTTTTTTGTTAGACAAACGAATATTATCAAACTTACTACATATATAAATGCGAGAAGTGGTAGCCATTCGAGTTTCTTAAAGTAGATAATGATTGCATCCAATGGATCAAAAAGTTGATTAAAATCCGGCAGCTTAAATAACCAGATGAGCACAATGAGTGTAGTTATTACAAAATAAGTAAAAAGAAGTATTGCTGCAATAAGCCACCAAGTCATTAATCCAATCCATTTAAGGACTTTTAATAAAAACTCTAGCACGTATTTCATATTTTATAAATTGTTTTAGATTTTTTATTCTGTTCTTTTTGTGAAACTATCTTCCAGTGTCCTGGGCGTAAAAATATCTCATTACGTGGATGTATTTCTCCTTTTTTATAAGATTTTAGAATAAATCCCATGCTGTTTGTTATTGTGTAACTTCTCCTGCATTTCAACTTAACTCTGGAAGACGTATCATTTGTGATTTCTAGTAATGTTACCTTACTCATAATTAATAGTTTTTGTCAAACCATTCATAAAATTCCCACGCAACTTTATCGTAATCTGATTTATCAGGATCTGGATTGGGATAATACTTATGTATCATATAGTCCGTATGTATTTTTACAATGTCTTCTCTACTATACATTTTATCCATAGGAAGAATGATTACTTCATTAGCAGGAAATGGAACTAATTTTAGTCTCTTTTTAGAATATTCCTCATCTATTCTAGCATCATATACAGTAACTATCTCAGTTTGAAGCCTCACCTTATCAATCTTTCCTTGTTTCTCAACCCATCTCTCAATAAATGAAGAAGGTATAAGTGGAAGAGATAAGGATTTGTTGGTACATGCGACGATAACTTGTTTTTTCATATTAAATATTTGAATCTATTTTCGGTGCCTCTACTAAGAGTATGATACAATGATGAATCAGTTCTACCAACAGATTTAGCAGCTTCCATTATTGTATTAAATACTTCTCCAGAGGTACCATCAATTATTTTTCTACTGTTTGATAAATGAGTTCTGTCAGGATATGTAATCTTTGGAAAACTATAATGACTCGTAATATGTTTCCAAGTCCTTCCAGATCGAATGAAACTAAAAGTAGTTTTTGTCAACTCTGGAATTGTTTGCCTTATTTTTGGAAAATGTTCATTTTTCACAATGGCTTCACATATCTTTATCACTTCCACTTCCGTAAGGACTGAATTGGCATTTTCTTGACCTATTCCACCTCTACTCCTAGATACAGCTAAACCTGTTCTATAAGCATGTTGCATATTATGAGCTGCTGTACACCACTCTAAATTATCAAGAGAATTGTTGCATTTATTACCGTCCATATGATTTACTTGAGGTAGGTTATCTGGATTGGGAATAAAAGCTATAGCTAATAATCTGTGAACACTTTTCATTACAGGTTTACCGTCTCTACGAAGATAGACACTAGGATAACCTCTCGCGTTTATGTGATGTTTTATTGGCTTGGATCCTCTTAGATGAGTGATGTCTCCAGATTCTTTGATATTATAGTTGAAATCTTGTATTTTCATAATACAAAGATACGACAAATATCTTGAATTTCCAAATCTATTTCCATTGTTTTAGTTGCCCGTCTTCGATGTACCAATCACCTTCTTTAATCTCTTGCTCAGAGACTAGATATAGATGTTTAGGATTGGGTACTATCATTCCATCCATGTACCTTTCATATGATATAATTTTTCCAATTGCTTCGGACTTAGAAGTATATAAAGATAGATGGTACACATAATGAGGAACTTCTGGTGCTCTAACTTCTCTACCTACAGGAAGCATTATAACACTACATGTTAATTCATTTTTCATGAGATCTTTTTAAGTGTTTATTTAATTTCCTCCAATATCTACCAGTGCGATGGTAATACCATTGTGTTTTAATAGGCCATGGGAACCACCAATGAGACCAGTAAGTACCTACTGGAAATGCAGCAAAACATGCACGCCCTTCTAATGGTAAGCTAGGTGTGTCAATTTTAATAAAAGAACACATGCTAATTTGAGCATTAGCATGTGTTAATGAGATTGTTATAATAAGTGTTAATAAGTATTTCATCTTAATAAAGTTTAGCTTCTTGGAGTAGCTCAGGTAGTTGCGCTATTTTGTTTATTCTTTTCTTTAGTGACTGTATTGCCTCCCATTTAGCGTTATTTACAATCTTAGGACTTCTATTTAGTTCTACTGCTATCTGCTTTGGCTCCCAACCTTTAGCGGTTAAATGTAATATTTGTCTTCGCAGTGGATGAAACTTGTCAATCTCTTGATTGAGTATTGCAGTTATTTCAAGTTGAGCCATTATCTTATCCTTTTTATCGCGTAGGTTCCAGTCTTCGTCCATTATAGTTTCTTCCTCCTTTTCGAGTAGTTGGGTGAACGGAGTCTTACCGTTGTACATTTCTAGAGACATATTTTTCACACTGACATATAAGGTTCTGCGCAAAATTTGCTCACTTTCGTATTCGTGTATGTTCTTCAAGAAACGATACATAGTTTCTTGTACAGCATCTTTAGCAGCATCTATATTTTGTAATATTTGATGAGCGGTCAATACTAATCCCCTCCAGTGCTTTGTATACACAGAAACCAGCCAATTTTCATATTGTTCAGTTCGCACACCTGATCGTTTCGTTGTTCTGTTGTTTCTCGCAGAGCAACTGCGTGAACAATAGTTTCCTTTCAGGCCGCATCTTTTCATGTGTACTATTACACTCGGCTGGCGGTCGAATTTGATACCACATCCATCGCAGGTCAATTCTATTAAAGTTCGCATAAAATAAAGTTTAATAGGTTTAAAAATTGAAAAGGGAGACTACCTAGAGCCTCCCTTTGTTCTTACTAACTCACATAAAATGCTACTAATGCACAAATTCTTTTTGTTAGTAAGATAGCACAAAAATCTTAATAAGTTTTGTTAATCCACAATATGTGGGTAAATTCACGTTTGAATTGGGATAGGTATACTTTATAAGTAAATTTGGCAACCGTAGCATCCTCAAACGGAGCCACTTTATTTGAGGCATACCTATTCTCTTGTGCCCAATAAGGAGTTCCGTTTACGAAATTCTCTTTGTTACTTAATAAAGCTACAAACATCTTAATTTCGTAAAGATCACCTGTTGTTGGAGTGATAGGTAGCCATTGAATATCATCCATTACATATCAATTTTTGTTTTATCGTATACATATAGAAAAATAAAAGTACACCAAATTCTATCCACCACGGAGCCTCATGTTTAGGATATGCCGCCGTTAATAAGCAGGCTGCTACACATCCACATCCAAAACCTTGCAAAAAAAAAGTATTAAAATCTTTAATATTGTCATATTAGGTAAATTTAGAAAACTAACTAATAATACTCCCACTCCCACTCCTACTCCCACTCCTATATATCTTTTTTAAATGTGACTGTATCATAATTTTATTATATTAGGTAAATTTAAAAAGTACCAGGTTACATTATCACCTGGTACTTTTGTTTACAGCGCTTAAAGCACGCTGGGTGAGTTTGTTTCGTTACAGTTATTGCTTAAACAGCAGCATGGATAACGTACAGCTTTTGAGATTAAAGAGGTGGTTTGCCCACGTATATCCCGGTTATTATTAGACAATACTCATATGCACCGCAATGTGACTGTATCAATTTCACATTGTTTTATCTCGATATTCTATATATGCTAGTGGATATCATCCTCTAATCATTCTATACCACGCCAACCAGGGTCTAGCCAACCTGGCTGTTGAGGCTTACCTTTATGCGTAAGAAGTTAAAAGTCGTTTTCAAAATCAAGAAACTCAAGACCACTTTCTATTTGAATTTCATGCTGTAATTTTTCATTCTCTTTTGTTTGCTCAGGAGTTAGTTTACGATAATATTGTTTTAAAAGCTCTGCAAGATCATGATACTCAATATCTGTGAGAGTTTGTTTTGCATTACCACTAATACTTACTGTCTCTTTGATAATATACATGCTGTTAAAATTGTAGCTTGAATAATTCAGTTTTAGGAGGTAAGCACATTTCTTCAGTACATGGTTGATATGTTATACTAATATTCATGACTGCCACAGTTAATTTATACCTATTAATGAAACGTTGAGTAAAGTCCACACTTTCGTACCATATAGCAGCAATATCGGATACTGTATCTCTCCATGTTACTTTTGTACCTACTTCGTGAGTAGGACCAGCTTTCTTAAAGTAGTCATTGGATTCATATTTAAAACTAGTAGGTGTAGATACAGAATTCTTAGGCTGCACTTGGCTATAAATATGCCATTCAGTGTTTATAGTGGGTTTCATATGTACTATAAACACACTATCATTTATGTTTTGTGTGCTGATTTTCCAATGCACAGGATATTCGTCTTGTGCATGTGATACACTAAGGAGTAATATGTGAATAGGTAAAAAAAGATATTTCATTTTTTGAATGGTTTAGATAGTAAATATATAAGAAACCCTAAAATTATAAAACAACTAGTAATCAATAAAGTCCTCATTATTTCATTTAAATTTAGATCATCCATAAACTTAATAGGTTTATTAATTTAATAAGTTAAATAAAATAGCCCTCACCAAATGGATATTGGGCTATTTTTCTCATGAAACGACTGTCCAAATTGTGACTCCCTCTAAATAGCTTCAATGGTAAGTGCACCTTTAAATGCATGCATTACGTGTTCTTCTTCATAGTTATCACCTACAAGACTATCAAGTGTCTCTGTAGATATAGAAACCACCGGTCTCCTGTACTCTTTACTTTCTTTTTGTTTTTTAAAGGTACCTTGCCATACAAATGTAACTCTGTCATCTATATTTTCAATAGTAAGTTTTTCAGCAACGCTTTTGATGAGCTTTAGTGATTCGTCTTTCATTTTATTTGTTTGATTGTTAACTTATTACGTATGGATGTTCTTGTACTATTATTTTTATTACTTGATAATTATTGGAATGGTTAAAAATGAAAATTCGGTTTGTAACTCTGTAAATTTTCTGATTAATCTCTACAAGATCTTCTTTGTCTGGTATTATTGGTTTATCAACATATTCATAGGTGTTTAGTCTTTTAAGACCATCAAATCCACCCAATTCTATAGTTATTTTTATATCCATGATTTTGGATTTATATATTTAATGTTTTTATTTTTACTTATCGCATATTCAATACAATTAGCTGTACCACCAGGAGTCCCATCCGATGCTGCCAGTAGAAAATCATCTTTAATTAATTGGTCAACCATCCATACATTACGATCTTGCATACAATGGTTATTATAAGGTTCTTTTGATACCCAATGTTTTATAATAGCATGTTCATATAGATACTGATAAAGACTTTTGGAAAGCGGTGGCCATTTCTTATCTTGATTAACACACGGAATAGCTATAGTAAGTGGGATACCTAATCTAATGGCTAATAGCGCCACTATTTGATCATAACCAAGTGCTAGTCCGGTGATTATACGATCGGGCTTATATTCGTTTACAATAGCTTCTGTTTCTGTTTCTAAATGACGAGTATAGGGACCAATAAGACCGTATTCAAATCCCAGTTTATTGGGTCTATGACCCGTTACTACTATTGTCATAGAAAGTTATTTAACATTTGATTAAACAAAGAATAAATGCACAAAAGACAATGAGGGCTAATATCTCTGTGACCGTAACTGTATTGTCATCTGTTTCATGCTTCATTGTGAATAATTTTAAATGTGTGAAGGATATTCGTCTTTGTTAGTAGATTTTGCAATATTTTTTGTCATTACTTGTGTGTAGAGATGGGCGCTAAAGTTACTACCATAACAAAAGTTCACTTTGAGTTCATCTTTAAGGGTCCATCCTTCATCAAGGAGTTCATTCACCTCTCTTTCTACATCAATCATATAGTGTTCAGAAACTATTTTGATTATTTGGGGCATTTTAATTAGTTTTAATTATTTCAGTTTTGCATTATACATCCTGATCTACAAATGGTATTTTCAGTTGTACAGCACCTCCAGTATCCTCCCATTTTAAAACATGATACTTTGTTCATAGCTCCGTGTTTTTTACAGTGAGGAGTTGGATTTACTCCTTTTACAGTAGTTTTGTATACTACATTTTCGAAGTTCGAGTTATTGTCAGGTATAGGTAGTAAAATTACTGACACATTAATAAGTTTTATCAGTTATAAGAATACCATTATTGTGGTCAATTTCGTGTTGAATAGTAGCACCTCCTTCTTTAATGTTAAACCATTTCGTATGACTCTTACCATTTTCATCATACCATAACACTTTAATATTTGAGGCTCTTGATACAAGTATAGGTTCTTTTAATCTAATAGATCCGCAGTTGCTATTCATTGCGAAATTATTATCATCCCTCCATTCTATAATATCAGGATTAATCATAATTTCGCAATAGGTATTATGTTTACCTCGACTTCTGACAATACCAATAATATTAAACGGTATAGCTACATTGGCACCTGACATTCCATGTGGTAATTCGTAGTCATCAAATTTTATCAATGCTAAGGACTTTATATATCTGCATATTTCACGTATTAGATATTTGTATTGATGAGATGACTTAAATAATCTCATGTTAACAGGTAATAGCTTACTTTTGAGATGAATAACATCTCCAGGTGTATTAATATAAGTTAGGTAATCATTTATTTTCATAATTATTTTTTATTAGTTATAGGGTGGACATCATGGATATAATACTATGCAACGTGTTATCGTTTTTTATCCCCTTCAGGCTGTTAAGCTGCAGCTCACCTAATTCAGGATGCACAAGGCATACTCTGGCCATTTGGTAACGCGCTATATCTATTAATCCACCCCTTTCCTAATGATTTGAATGTGTGTCGTTTTTTTTCTTATTGAATTCCTATTAAAGTACTAACTAATAACACTCCCACTCCTACTCCTACTCCCACTCCCACTCCCACTCCTACTCCTACTCCCACTCCCACTCCCACTCCTACTCCCACTCCCACTCCTACTCCAACTCCTAATCCTATATATTTTTCTTAAATGTGAAGTAATCATATAGTTGTTTTGAAAGATTTTCCAAATGATTCAATAGCTGACTTTTGTACATACCATTCAGTTGCAAATTTTTGAGCATCCTTAAACTTACTATCACTAAATATGCCTGTTTCAAATATTTGGTATACATCTTCTAACTTAATACAGGTTTCATTCACTCCTATTAATCTTCCATAATAGAAATAATTGAAACAGAAAATAAGAACATATTCTCCTAATAAAGAACTGAATCCTTCATTTTCAACTTCTACAACTTTTACTGGTAGCATTTTCATAATTTTTAATTTTGATTATTTAAAATTTATTATTAAAATATAAATTCATCGAGATAAAGACTCATTTCTTTAACTCTTTTAATTGCTGGTTAATCTCACGCCTGATCTGATTAAAGATAAATTTTGGAAGAACCATATACTACTTTCTCTAGAAATAGAATGAGTATTTGTGGTTTACACTCAACCTTCCCTGTCCTTTACTCTAACTTTTGAAAGGTGCTATTAGGATTGAGCGACTTTATCAGCGACTTATTAATATTGGTCTACCTAAAACGTCCTTTCTGTATGCCATAATTAATTGATTTAAAGAGCTAATAATATGCATGTGAAACATATAAAGAATATGAGAACAAATATTATTTGTGGTAAGATATTTGGGTTAGGGTTACATTCACTATAATCTTTCATTTGAACAATTTAAAGAGTTAACTAGATGAGATAAAGCAAAGAACTCATCATCTATCTGGATTTGTTTTCTCTAGTTAATAAGTTATATAATGAGTTTCTCTATATTAAGGATAGATTGCTTATTTACTGACCATATTTCTTCTCCCCTTGATAGTATACGTTCATATATTCTTTCAGACTTTACTTCGGCTTTTCCACTAGCTAATACAAGAGCTTGATGAATAGCTTCTATCATACATTGCCTTGCTTTGGAACGATGTAAATATGATATCCCATCTTGAAAATGTTCATGTTTATCTAGGATGTCTCCTAAATCTATCTTATCCATAATAGATGTTATTTAATCGTGATAAAACTAGGATAAGTTATCCCTTCTTTATTCGTCGTGAGATTGATTTTTATTTTGTTAAAGACTCCTTCTGGTTTATCCTTAGTATAACAAAGATAATAGTCATGCGCGTTATAATGCATAAAGTGCATAGCTGATTCCACATAACCCTGTATATCCGTATTAAAATCAAAGCCCCAGTTAGTCTTATGGATTTTCTTGTTTAGAACGGCGGTTATCTCATCCATAGAAGTAATTTAAAGAGTTAAAAATAACCGGATACAAGAGTCTACCTATTTCCTATACAGGAGTTGTTCCACTTATTAATCCGTCCTTCTATTGATGAGTGAGGGCTTAATCTATCAATAAGGTGTATAGGAGCTTAATAGGTTGAGTTAAAATATCTTCATCTCAATAATGTGAATGAACTTATCAGATTGCTCTACCTGTTCTTTCATCCAGTTAGGAGATTCTTCTAGCTTCTCTTCTCGGTATGCAATGGCCTGCTCCTCAGTTCCGTACATATAGTATTCTATGTAACTACTTTCCGAATAAGTATAGAACCATCCAACCTTATAGTACATGTTATAATAATTTAAAAGTTAATGATACCCAAGTTATACAAGGTTCTTATCCTTGATTTATATCGTGAGATACGAATACCCTAAACGTTAAACGATTAATTGGATATAACCTGAGTATCAAAGAATTAATAACCAGAAAAATACTTCTTATTGTGTATTTGTTTACAAGTATGCCAGTTTTGCGAAGTGCATGAACTGAGTAAGACACAAGCAATAACAACAAAAAATACTGCAATGGTAGCACTAAGAAGTGTGTTTAATAGTTTCATAAAGCGAGTTTTTAAGTTAATTGTTTAATTATTTCAAGTAAGACGATATGATTAATGTTTATACTTCTGTAGGTGTTTGGTTTTGTTACTAAGTCTATGAATCCTCTACCAAGACTAGAACCTTTTAATCCAACACCTATATATTCTCTGTAGCCTTGGGACCATGGACTTTCAATAGTTATTTTATACATAAGTTTAAATTTTAAATCCAAACGTGGTATAATAATAATGTAATTACTGCAGTGGCTATCAATATTGTACTGTAAGTATGATTTCTCCAGTCATGGTTATCTTTATTTAGTATCATATTTAAGAGCATGCCAATAAGTCCAGTAATTGCTATAGTGACAAGTATTTTATCTATTAATGCCATAAGTTTTTTTATTTTATATAATGAGATTATTTATAGACGTTTAGTAAATAGTATTTACCTAATAGTTTTCGTATTTGTATGGAGAGTCTTGATTTAGCATTACGTACAGATTGATAGTTAAGGTGCATTATTACACCTATTTCTTCATTACTTTTACCATCCACATATAATAAGTTAAATAATCGATGGGATTTAGTGGATAATATAGTAGCTAATTTAGATATTACTATTATCATTTCTGATTTAAGTTTGAGAAGCTCCAAATCAGTAAAATCATCTGTTGTAAGATCAATGTCATCAGAATCTACAGTTCTTTTGTAAGAATCTATAAAATCAAGACATTTCATCTTTGTTTTCCAGTATAGATACTTATCAATGTGATCCTCCACCTTTGCCAGTCTTTCAGGTTTTAATAACAACATAGAAAACACATCAGATACTATATCTTCAGCATTTAGTTTGTTTTTTAGTATTTTAAATGCACAGAGATACATAATATACCAGTGGGTTTCATATAGTTGTTTTATGTTCATTGGAGAAGGTTTAATAAGGTTAATTTAAACAAACTTTCATTAATAAGCTTACTTCAAGTGCTCGTTGATATTGACCCATCATTTTTAGAACTTCTTTTCTCCATCCAAGATAAGAACTCTCAGGTATTAACCAATAAGGTATAGATTTTGTGGATTTATGATATAAGTATTGCATATAATAAGATTTATAGATAAATATTTGGAAATGTGAATAATTTTTCGTAGCTTTGTGGAACAAACACAATTATTAAAGCTACTCACCTCCTCGTAGTACAAACACTTAATAAATAGGAAATCAGTTACTTAGGGTAAAAAATACATGAAATGCAAATCTCTAGATATATATAATAGATATATTACAAATAGTAATACTATAAACACTCCATGTGTCTATTTTAAAAAAGGTTAAATCGGCGTGGATTGAGTTAAATTTTAAGAATAATCTCTTACCCAGAAAGTATTTTGTACATTTATTGCCCTTTGAAGCAAAGTTCTTTTTTATATTACTCGCTTTAAATGGTGAATAAAGACATACTAGTTGAGCAATTGTAAATAGTAGTATAATACTACCAATAATGTAAATAAGTGTCATTATGAGAGTTTAAATGAGTTTATAAGGTACTATGATACTGTTGTTAATGATAACAAACACTTTATCAGTTATTAAGAGACTTAATGTATGGATATCTCTGTAGCTCCTTGTTTCTAAGAAATGTTTAACTTCGTGAAAATTGTATGTTTTACCCTCATATATTATATCTCTTGTGAACATAGAATTAATTTAATAAGTTAAAAGCTGTGGATTTAACCTTCATCTACTGTTATTTCATGTCCCAATTACATATAGCAACTATCTCATAATTACCATATTTTAGCTTAAATTGGTCATTAAAGCATATAGGACATACATGTTGTATGTTTAAAGATCAATACCTGTAGGTAATCTTTCAGGTAATATGAGTTTATGAGTGTTTACATAAAACTGACCCTTGTCAGTATCAATAAATCCTTTGACAGAATTGATTGAGTTTCTGATGTTATAAACTTTACAGATTCCAATTCTTTTATCTTCGTGTATATAGAAAGCTTTGGTTTTAGGTGTATTTTCCATGATTTTTTATTTAATGAGTTAATAGATAATAAAACTCCAGCATAGAAATGCCAGAGTTATGACGATTGCTCGGCCAAATGTTATGAAAAAAGCAAATAAACAACAATTAAATAAGTTTACAAGAGAGTAAAATAATTAGTTTTGTATAGTTTGATCAAAATAGTATTATATTAGCTTAATCCACTAATTCTATCTATTAGACCATTAATTTTATTACTGTGTCCAACAGCTATTTCATAGTTAGTGAGAGTCATGAGAGTTGATTGTATCTCGCCGTGGATTTTGTAAGACACACATACACAGTTATCATCAGTCATATTTACTTGTTGTATATTAGGTAATACAACAGAGAGAAAGAAAGCAAACTTTTTCATAACTAGTGAGTATTAGAGAGTTAAATAAAAAATAGATGAGCCACACCATCCATAGCTATTAACTTGCTTCGCTATCTCAGATGTGAACTCACCTTTACACTAAATCTATCTTAAAGCATTTCGCTGTTAATTTTAGTCATGGGTTCAGGATACGTATGAGTGGGATTAAGTTTTGATTCTACTTCCATTATGCCATATTCTTCTTGGTTCATATCCGTTTCCATGAGATTGTTAAAACGTACAGTCTCCGGATCGTCATCAATTACTTCTTCGCTGAGCTTAAAGGTAGAACAAAGAGCATTAAACTCATCTGTAGTGATAGTAACATAACAATCACCTGTCTTATTAGTAAGTGTAGTGAGACCTTGTTGCTCGTTGTGGTCAATAATGATTTCATCCTGAGTAAGCATACAGAGTAATGCCATTGCTAAATTTGCTTTCTTAAACATAATTGTATTTTTGAGAGTGATTAAAAGTGTTTTTTGCCGTGGATTTAATAAAATAACCTCCAGTAGATAGATACTACCATTCGAGCCTAACTCATCTATCTTATATATACTTCGCTATTTCATATGCATCTTTAAATAGTATATAATATATAGCCTTATTATTAGATTGTTAAAGAGGTTATTAATGTGGAATAGTAATGTATTCTTGTTTTTAGCCAAAAGGTACGAGAAAATACGTAGGTTATAATAGTTTGGTTGTTGTTTTAGCCCTATTTCACCCAATTTGAACCCAATTTACATCCAATTATATCAAATATACTAACGTACTTGTCTCGAAAAACACGGGTGTGAGACAAATGAGTATATCAAATAACTATATGATAATCAAATAGTTAAGCTTAATATCTTCGTCTATACATGATTTGCGTGTTATGTTCCCGTGGATTATTTATCCCATCCCCATTAGATAAAGGCAGAAACAAGTCTGCCTTTAATAACTATTAACTAGCTCTAATGAGGTTAAGACTTGATATTATATTGGTAATCAAGTCGTTATGAGAGTAATACGTCCGATTTGAGAAACGATTTAAAGAGCAAGCCCGAAGGCTCACTCTCTATGATTAACCTAATGTTTCGGTGCCTGCTGCTTCAGTTTCAACCACTTCAGCTTCTTCACCAAGGTTATCTACAATGGTATCTGCAATATCATCACTCTTGGTTGTTGGTGTGACTGTAGGTGGTGTACGAACTGCTGTTGGTTGTGCACTAATAGTTCTTACACCAAGTCTGATCTCAGCCATGATCTGTGCTTCTGCATCTTCTTGTTTTGCCATAAGACGCAAGTTTCTAGTATTCTCCTGTTTGGTGGTATCAGTGTAGATATTCAGCCCATCATGGCTCTTTATCAGGTCATACTGTGGTTGTGGTACATCACCATTACGCAGTAGGTTGTTTAGCTGTATAAAGTATAATGGTGCTCCTGCTGGTGTACGTTGCCATTGGTCAATAGTCTTGTTGGCTCTTGCTGCCATAATTGCTACATACTCGTCCAGTTCTGCGATTGTACCGCTGACTGCATACACGAGAACCCAACCGCTTGGTCTACGGTATTTACTTACTGCTGTTGCTTTTAAAGACATAACGTTTGTTTTAAATGTTAACGAATTGATTGTTGTTTATTGTTGTGTGTTATTTTACTGTGTCTATTATAATTAAGCAGTCATAACCACTGCTTTGTATTGTATCACCAACCTTTAATCCGTAATCTAAGCGTTTTATTGAGGTGATTGGATCTCTGGTGTAGCTTACATTACGTACACGATAGAGTCTGCTTGACTTAGATGCACAAGCTACCATTGAGGTTACGATGATGATTGCAATAAAACGTTTCATAACTTTGATTTAGATGGTTTTGGAATTGTTTGAGTCAGTTTGACCGGGGCTACCCGAAGTCCCCTTATTAACGGTGGGTCATTGTTGAGGGGGGTACAACAACTACTACATACATATAAAAACCAGGTACCTAAAATAGAGGGGGGGGTAAAATATAAGTACTTAAATATTTGGTTATATCACAAAAAGATACTATCTTTGTATATATGATTACAATACAAGATAGAATAACTAAAGAATATTTTGATATACCAGTAGCTATTAGTTTAGAATACACTTTCTTTAGATTATCTATGCAATCAAAGTATCGTATTATAGATATTAAATTTAGTGCTTACTTATAAATCCACGGCAAAATGGAAATATTTAAAATAGATAGTAAAGAATTCTTAGATAAATTAACTTCTTTAAGGGATAAAAATTATAAAATATATGATCTCACTTATGCGTTAGGAAATAATCTTTATCCATCTACTATAAATAGAATACTTTCAAATGGAGTTATATTATCAGAATATCCTAATGATAAATCAGTTTATATTAGACCGGTATAAAATAAATTTGGTAAATTAAAATAATAGTTGTATATTTGTATTAGACTGCAAGTACAACTAAAAATATTAGGGTGGTTTCTACCACTATTAGACCCCATGTACTTGCAGGCGCATCGGGGTCTTTTTATTTTATACCGGTCTTAAGATGTTTCAACCTCTGCAAAACACTTTACGCAGTTAATGAAAGGTAAGTTTTTAAAAGACTAGGGAGATGACGTTGAAGTCAGAACTTGGCATCTCTAGATAGTCAGAGTATAGAAACAGTGGAAGCAATGTCTATAACCTTGACATCTTCCGACCTGCAAGCTTTAAATAGCTCTATATATCTCCTAGGTTCGTTTGAATAAACGTATGGCTTTAAGCTGGGTCCTGGGTGTCTTTGAAAACAGTGGTATGTAAGTGTAGTACTCTTCTAGTAGTACTTTAAGTATACCACCAGTAGAATCAGCAGGAGTAGTTGTATTTTTATTTATACAATAACTCTTGCAGGGTTTTAAAAGGTGAAGTGTGCTTAATAGAAAATAGTTTAAAAATAAGTATCAATTAATTTGGTAAAGTAATTTATTTTACTTACCTTTGTATTATAAAAGAAATAACTATGGAAATAGCAATTACATTATTAGTAGGTATAGTTTTATTTATAGGTTTTACATTTCATTTAATGTGTGATAGTAGAAAACAATATAGGAGGTACTAAATGACATCAGAAGAATGGAATGATATATATCCAATGTTACCAGAGGACGTAAGAAATGAAATAATAGAGAAGTTAAAAAAGATGTGGAAAGAGATAGGAGGAGACGAAGAACAACTATTAAATTTAATAAAGAATGACATCTGCGACAATAATAAAGGATAGTACGAATTGGTTAGATTCTAGAATCACAACTTTGATCTTAGAATATCCTCGCTTTATTCATGGAGAATTTATGACTCATCGTGTTTTAAGTAAAAATGCTGCAGGATCTAGAGCTATACCAATTGAGAAAATGATTGAGAATGTCAAGAGTAATACTGTATATCCTACTTGGACTAAAACTCAAAAAGGTATGCAAGGAGAAGTTGTAACTAATCTAAGTATTATACAAGAGCTTGATAATGATGTATTTTTTATGAGAGATTGGATTATAAATGAGGTTCAAAATCTGGCTGTTAAAGGAGTACATAAACAAAACGCCAACAGATATTTGGAACCTTTTCAATATATTAAATTGATTTGTACAGGTACAGAATGGAGTAATTTTTTTTCACTGAGATGTCATAAAGATGCTCAACCTGAGATTCAACAACTAGCTTATGCTATAAGACAAGCCATGAAAGATAGTTCACCAAAATTTTTAAATCCTGGTGAGTGGCATATACCTTTTGAAGATTTTTTACCTGAAGATACAAATTCTGAACAAAAAATAAAAGTATCTGTAGCAAGATGTGCAAGAATAAGTTATAATAATTTTGAGACTAATAGTATAGATGTAGAAAAGGATATAGAGTTATATGAAAAATTAATGGTACAAGAACCTTTGCATGCTAGTCCAGCAGAACATCAAGCTAGAGTTCCAATAGAACAAGAATTAGAACACTTTCATTCAAGATATTTAACACATACAGTAGGTAAACCAATTTATCATAAAGGTAAATATATATCAAATTTAAATGGTTGGATTCAATTAAGAAAAGTAATAGAAAATGGAGAACACTTTAATAACATTCGATAGACTTAATAACTTAGTTAAACTTTGTGAAAGTACATGGCATGAAACTATAGCTGAGGTAGGAGTTTATAAAGGAGGATCACTAAAAACTTTAGCGCAAGCTTTTCCAACTTCAGTAATATTTGGATTCGATACGTTTGAAGGGTTACCTGAAGAACAATGGACAGATAAAGAGATTCATAAACCCGGTGAGTTTAATGACACAGATATTAAAAGTGTTTATGAGTTCATAAATAATCCTAATGTTGTTTTAATAAAAGGTTTATTTCCAGAATCAGCCAAACATTATAAAGATCAAAAGTTTGATTTTGTTCACTTAGATACTGATTTTTTTATCTCAACAGTTAAGAGTTTACTTTGGTTCTGGCCTAGAATGAATTATGGTGGTATAATAGTATTTGATGATTATGGTTGGCCTAATTGCCCAGGAGTAAAACAAGCACTAACAGAATTTGGACACCCGGTACATGAAACAGAAAACGTTAAATATCAAGCATGGATACAGAAATAAAATTTGGTTATCATAATATAAAAATAGGAGACACCTATACTATACCAGGACAGAAGCTTTTAGAAGACGATAGCCGAGTAAAACTAATAAAGGAAATTTTATATAATTATAAAAAATCCAACCCAACTTTAGTTGATTTAGGATCTCTAGAAGGAGGTTATAGTTTGATGGCAAATAAGCTAGGATTTAAAGTATCATCGGTTGAAGGTAGATATAAGAACTGTGAGAAAATACAATGGTTAAAGAAACTTACAGGAGCAAATTTCGATATAATCTGGGAGGATGTAAAAGACATAGATAAGTTTTCAAAAAAAGGATATGATGTAACTCTCTGTCTTGGTTTATTATATCATCTCGATAACCCTGTAGATTTTTTAACCAAAGTTGCTAGCAAAACAAATGATCTATTAGTGTTAAGCACACATTATTCTCAAAGAGTAGATAAGATGTATGACAAACTTCCTAGTCTAAGAAAAATTAAAAAAGCAATATATAAAAGGTTACCTTTCATTTTCTATAAAGCAAATTATGGTCTAGGTAAGTTAGAGGAGAATGAAGGTTTGCAAGGTAGATGGTATTGGGAGTATAATAAGAATACAAGTGATAGAAAGATAGATAAGTTACCCGCTTCATCTTTATCAAATAGTAACTCATTTTGGTTAACCAAAGAATCACTAATAGGTCTTTTAAAAGATCTAAATTTCAGCGTTGAAATAAAAGATGAATCAACTAAACATGACTCTGCTTTGTTTATATGTAAAAAAGTTAAAGCATGATTCTAATAGATAATAAAGAAGGTTTAGTTGGAGATTTCTTAGGTACTATACCAGCCATGCAAGCACTACATAAGGATGATTCAGATGTAGTAGTTAAAGTTCATCCAGAAGCAGAAGGTTTATTTGACTTAATAAAAGGTAACGGACTTATTAAGTTTAATGATAGTATGAAAAATATTGAAAGTAAATTTGACAAAGAAATAACATTCAATTCATCAGAAGCTTTTGGAATAGCTAATACGTACAACTGGTACATGACCCAAGCATTTATGAAACAAGCAGGTTTGGAAGTACCGGAGATTGCACCAAAAGCAAAACTAAATTATGGTAGTTCAAGTATACCTGTCCCTACTGTTGATTATCTTATTTCTCCGTTTGCTAGGTCTTTACCTTTGGACCAAAAATGGCAAAGAGAAAAGTGGCAAGAGTTGGTGACTAAAATGAAAGATAAAACATTCGGAGTTCTAGGTAATTATAAGTACGATGATCCTATGTATTTAAACGGTAAGAATGTTCGCTTATTTTATTCGCTATCTTTTGATTTTCTATGTAGACTATTTATAAATTCAAAAGCTTTGATATCAGTTGTAACCGGAACTTCTCATTTAGCATTTCATTTAGGATTAAAGAATATTCTTTTAACTAATCAGTTTATGACATGGGGTAATAATCCAGAAGCAATTAAACTAACTAGAAATATACATGATATACAAATAAACGAAGTAATAGAAAAACTATGATATCTGGAAGTGCAATATATGCAGAGAACATATATTTAAAATATAAAATGGCTTTTCAAACTAATTGGTTTTTATTCAGTCTTAAATTTATAAATAAAGAAGAGTTAGATGAAAGAGATAATGAAACAATAAAAGTATATGAAGATGAATTAAATGGAATAAAATTAAAACAAAATGACAGATTTTAAAATTATATCTGACACAGAAGATGAAATTGAAATAGAATTGATACAACCAAATGATTTATTAGGTGACACTAGTTTTTGGAATGATGATGACTGGATAGAATGGAGAGAAAAAATGGCAAAACTAGAAGTTAAAAATATTAGAGGACAAATAGAAATTATTAGAATCAAACTCAAAAAAAATCCTTTTATAGATGGAAACAAGTTTTACGCAACCGATGGGATTGAAGGATCCAACAAAGATACTAAAATTGAATCTACAGACATTAACACAGGAGAAGCATAAAGGTTTAAGGTATAACCATAATAAATTGAGGTATGATTTGTTTGAACCCAATGCCATTAAAGAATTAGCTAAGGTTTTTAGTAAAGGAGCTGAAAAGTATGAACCAAATAACTGGATGAAAGGTATGAGTTGGCAAAGTATTTTAGCATCCCTTGAGAGGCACAAAGAGGCATTTAAATTAGGAGAAGATATAGATCCTGAAACTCAGTGTTTACATATGGCCCATGTGGCTTGGAACGCTTTAGCATTAGTTTCTTATTATTCAATTTATCCTCAAGGTGACGATCGTCCTCATGAATATCTTAGAAGACCTAAAATTGGACTAGATATAGACGAAGTACTTTGTGACTGGGTAGGTGAATGGTGTGAGAAGTTTAATCATCCTTTAGCTGAATCATGGAGTTTTAGTTACGATTTGAAAGATGAGTTTTCTACTTTTTCACCAGAACAGTTGAATGAGTTTTATTTAAATATACCTAGAAAAATAGAAGCAAAAGATATTCCATTTGAACCACATTGTTACATAACTTCAAGATCAGTCCCGGTAGAATTAACAAAGAAATGGATAGAGAAGAATGGTTTTCCATGTGCTCCAGTTTATAGTGTAGGTTTTGGAGTATCAAAAGTAGAAGTAGCTAAACAGAGCGGTATAGATATATTTGTAGATGATAGATTTGAAAATTTTGTAGAATTAAACAATGCTGGAATTTGTACCTATCTTTTAGATGCACCACATAACCAAAGATATAATGTAGGACATAAAAGAATAAAAGAATTAAAAGAACTTATAAAATGAAAGTATACTACTGGAAAGGTAAAAAGAATTTTGGAGATCTTTTAAGTTCATTGTTAATAAGTAAATTTACACACTTAGATTCAAAATGGTCAGAACCAGGTGAATCAGAGTTAGTAATGGTAGGTTCAATACTTGAACATTTACCATATAATTATGAAGGAATAATTGCAGGATGCGGTGTTCTACATGAAAAAAGTGAACTAGCTTTTCCATACGCAAAAATCTTAGCTGTTAGAGGACCTTTAACAGCTAAGAAAATAAAGTATAGGAAATCAATAAGAGTATTTGGAGATCCGGGATTATTGGCTGATGAATTAGTAGGAGATCAAGATAAGATATATGATCTCGGACTTGTACCACATTGGACAGATAAAACTTTAGAACAAAATCCAATATTTAAAAAGTTCAATCCAAGGATTATAAGAGTAGAAGATGACCCACTAGAAGTTATAAAACAAATAGGACAATGTAAAAAAATAGTAAGTTCATCTCTACATGGTATAATTTTAGCAGATGCTTTTGGAATACCAAGAAGAATTGAGATACCACCTAGAAGTTTAAGTCATCCACATCAAGAAGGTGGTTTATTTAAATGGTTGGATTACAGTGCAAGTATAGATATGAAACTTGAAATTGGAGTAACACAAGAACCTGATCGAAACATAATCATAGAAAAACAAAATGAATTATTCAATGTGTTTGAGGAAATTAAGAGCATTTTTTCTAAAGATATTTTTTAGCAAGTGCTACCGCGAGCAGCCAAAGATAAGCTTACTGATACCTTTTTCTTCTAAAGATCCAGTTAGAATAAAATCTCTAAAATGGCTTCTAGAGTATTGGAGTTATGAACTTCCAGAAGCAGAGATAATAATTGGAAAATCAAGAGGTAAAGTTTTCTGTAAGGGAGAAGCACTCAATGATGCTGTTAAAAAGTCTTCCGGTAGAATACTGGTCATATTAGATGCAGATGCTTATATATCAGGTAAAGTCATTAATCATTGTGCAGATAGAATACTTGAAGAAATATATAATCATTTATGGTATGTGCCTTATCATAATCTATACAGATTAAAAAAAGAAATAACAAAAGAAATTATAGAATCTGATCCATGGAATCCATTAAGGTTACCATCTCCTCCTCCATCTTGTTATGTGGAAGATAATGGTCATAGAAGTAAATATGGTCACAGATACGGAGCAATGATTATGATGTTTCCAAGAGAAGCTTATGAAACTCTAGGTTGTTTTGATGAAAGATTTAAGGGATGGGGTGGTGAGGATATAGCTTTACTTAGAGCACTTGATACTTTATATGGTAAACATAAGACCACTAGAAATGATATTTTACATCTTTGGCATCCATTCATAGGTGGAGATTATAGAACAAGAATGTGGAAAGGTCAAACTTCTGGTAATATAAACAGCGAATTAGCAAATAAATATAATAGAGCAACCAGACATCCTAATAAAATGAGAAAATTGGTAAATGAAGGTTGTGAATATAAACAAAAAACATAAACATGTCTATTAATATTTTGAAGAATGATCATTTCTATTCAATAGGTATTTATAAAGATAGTCCAACATTGGAAGAATTAAAAAAGGATAGATTAAATATTCTATTATCCATGGAGCCTATTTTAACTAGAGCTGTAAGTTATTATAATCATTTGGTAGAATTTGATCCAAAATCAGATCCTCCAAAACTTAGATGGAAAATTGATATTCTAGAACAATCATCTATAGATTATCTCAGAAGTATTTGTACCATATTAGAAAAAATATTAGAAGAACAAACCAAGAAATACTAAATTAATTTATAAGATTAATTTGGTAATCTCATATAAATATTGTATATTAATTATATAAACCAATCAATAATGGAAGATTTTAATTATGATGAGTTCTTATTTCGAGTTAGAGATATTGAATGTGAAGTGAAAGCAATAGATGCTCAAACCGATAAGTTAAAATTAGAACGAGATAAACTTATCTATGAGTTAAACGAAATGGATAAAGTATATGAACAGCATATAAAAGAAGTAGAACCCACAAAAGAACTCAAAGAAGAAAAACCAAAAAAGTTGAAAAAGACCAATGATAAATCTAGTGAAAACCATATTGAAGTTCAGTTCCAAGAAGGACGCTCTTAAGTTTCATTTACTAGCTATTTCGACAGAAGAGGGTTTAAAACTCTCTTCTGCTGATATAGATGTAGTAATAGAAGTATATATAAATGGATATACAAAAAATCTATTTATTACTTGTGTTAATAAAGGTTTTTTTAGAAGTGAACAAAGTGTTAGAAATTCTATAGCCAAACTTACAAAAATTGGAGTTCTTGATAAATCTAAATTCGATAGAAAAGTAAATTCTAAGTTTTTACCAGATACAAAAGAAAGTGATTTTATATTTAATTATCAAGTAAATTATGATCTACAAAAATCATAAGGATGTTTATTTAACAGTAAGTGCTAGGTATGATCTAGACTTTGATCTTGTAAGATTAATAGGAGATTTTTATTGGGCAGATATATCTAACAATATAGAAAAGTTTAAACATAGAGAACTCTATGTAAATAAACTTGGATCTTTTAGATTTAGAAAAAAGGAATCTTTAGATTATTTATCTAAAGCAGATAGAATAGAACTAATGATGAGAAGTAATAATAGATCTGAAGAAGCTATTGAAGAAACTCTAACTAACTTAATGTATATGAAAGAAAGGATGGAAATATTATCACAAGAATGGGAAGATATAAGGTTAGAATATCATAAATACAAGGAGAAAAAATATGCTTACAGAGATTTTCAAAAACAGAAAGCAGATATGGGAAGGATTGAAGAATCGAATATTTAAAGACGAACACATAGAAGCAATATATGAAGAAAGATTTGAAATATGCAGAGTTTGTGAAAATCTGGATACAACCGGAGAAGGATGCCATGTTCAGGGTACAACCCCCTGCTGTAATAAGAATACCGGAGGATGTGGGTGCTCGTTGGCTCTCAAGCTTAGAAGCTTATCTTCTTCTTGCCCCATACAAAAATGGAAAGAAGTTGTAAACGAACAAGAAGAAGATATGATTAAATCACAAATACTAAACAGTAGATTAAATGATACCCAAAACACAAGGTAAAGATGTTGAATTATTTATAATTCAAGCTGTTTATAAAAAAGAAAAAATAAGAGGTAGAAATGAATTTGGTATGATTGTCAACCAAGAAAAAGAAAAATTCATAAAGGAAGTATATGCAAAGGTATGGATGGACAAAAATGAAATAGGTCCATATGGTCAGTATATAGGTTCTAAAGGAGAATTATTAAAAAATAGGACACTTCTTTTTAATAGAGTAACAGATACTTATTATAAAGTTGCTCATAGCTTAGATGAAATTAGACAAGTGATACAATATGGTAATGCGCATATAGGATATAAAAAAGCACCAAATGAAGTTTAATGAAGAGAGTCATACATATTTCAATGATGATGGAGAAGTATATTTAGGTAGTACATCTTTAATTAAAAGATTTTGTAAGCCTTTTGAAAGAATGAAAATAGCCACAAAATTTGCCAAGAAACATAAAAGAACAGTACAAGATGTATTAGATGAATGGGACAAAGCCGGTAAAGACTCTATCATAAAAGGATTAGCTTATCATAAATTAATGGAAGATGAACTTAGTGATAAACCATATTTAACCATAGATGAAGAAGATCATCCAATAATTAAATCACATTGGCATGAAGGATTAAAAATAAATAATAATCTAAAGTTAGAACCAGGTATTTATCCAGAACTTATAGTATGGTCAGATAAGTATAAGATAGCTGGTCAAGCGGATGAAGTTACTATCAGTAAAAAAGGATACATACATATAAAGGATTACAAGACTTCGAAAGAGATTAAGATGCGTAGTTATGAAAAGTGGGATGGTACTAGAGAAACTATGAACTTTCCTATGCATTATTTAGAAGATTGTAATTATATTCAGTATTGTTTACAAATAAATTTATATGCTTTTTTAATTAAGCAACATAATAGAAATCTGAAAATAGGTAAAATGTCTATAGAACATATCAAAGGAGATTTTGACGAAAGTACTGGAAAGTTTACTAATGTGGAAGTAATTTCTATAAAAGTTCCAAATATGCAGGATGATATTAAGATTTTATTAGAATATCAAAAAAACCAAATAAATTAATGGCAGGAATAGTTTTATTCGATATCCAGAATAATAAGATAACACCAACTAAACATTGTTATACAATAGGTACATTGAAGCAAATAATGGATGAATATCCAGATGAATATTTATCTATCTACTCTTATCTTTTTTATATGAGTTGTTTAAATGATGAAGAAAATCCATTCGCAAATGTGCCAGAAAAAGATAAAGAAGAATTAATATTAAAGGAGGTTGGAGGTGATTTTTCTACTGATAATAAATTAATATTTACTGCACTTGAACTTTGCAAAGAAATGTATTCTACACCCAGTTATAAGTTATATTTATCTTCTAAAATTGGCATAGAAAAGATTTCAGATTATATAAGAACTACTACTATTACAGATGGTAAAGATGGTAATAATACATCTTATTTAAAATATATAGAGAGATTTGATGAAGTATGTAAATCTTTTGAATCTAGATGGAAAGCATTCAAAGATGAGCAAGGCGGTAGATCACGTGGTGGACATGATATAGCTTATGACCAATAATTTATTATGACTATAGATTATCTTAAAAGACTTTTTGATAAAATATATGGAGATTGTATTTTCTTAAAGAAACCAGTAGAAGTATTAGTAACTTTAACTCCAGAACAATTTAATGATCTTAATACTGACTTATTAAAATCAACAAGTCCTCTACTTTTTTTAATTGAAGAATCAGAATATATGAAATATGATCCAGGAACAATTCTTTTTAGTAAAATAAGTATACCAAATTTTTGTGAGTTTATAATAGAAATCGGAGATCAATTTGAGTTTGGTTTATTAGATAAAGATCTAGAACATGGAGAAGAAACATTATAATGTATAATTCAATTCCAACATATAATTCTAAAGAAGATACATGGTCTTATACTAATTTTGAAACAAGAGATGAATTTAAAGTTTTTGTATGGAGTAAATTTAAACCTCCTGGTGAACTAAAACTTTATAATACACAGGCATGGAGGCAGAAGGCTTCTTATTTTGAACAAAAAGGATATTACACCGATGCACCTTATAAATCCAGAGATTACATAAATTATTGGAATATAGAAAAAGAGAAATGTACAAAAGGTGTTATTATAGATGATTTTTATCTCACTCGATATTACTATTTCTGGATAAACTTTCTTAGAATAAATGATAAGAAAGTAAATAAGCTCAATTTTCCAGAAATTCTAGATAGTCAATATTATTTCTTTTTATATGTTGATCTTTGTATACTTGAATATAAGTATGAAACTGTTGTTAAGAAACGACAATGGGGTGGAACATTTCAACATTTAGCTATTTTAATTAATGATGTTTGGTTTGAAGAAGGATATATAAATAAGATAGCGGGATCAGATGATGAATTTATTAAGGCTGATTGGGCTATGTTAGAAGAATATAGAACTTTTTTAAATACACATACAGCATGGTATAGAGCATTCAATCCAGATAAAACATTAAATTGGCAACAGAGATGGGAGAAGAAAGTTGCTAATCGTAAAACTTTTGTTGGTAATAGTTCAATCATTAAAGGGCTTAATATGAAAATGAGTCCTTCAAAAGGTGTAGGTGGTAAGAATAATAAATTCTACTATGAAGAAGCAGGTATAAGTAAAACAATGAATAAGACATTTACTTATATAGATCCGGCATTAAAAATAGGAGCTTTAACTACAGGTTTATTTATGGCTTCTGGTTCTGTAGGAGAACTAGATCAGTGTGAAGATTTAAAGAAAATGGCATTTGATCCAAATGGTTATAATATTTTACCAATCCGAAATATATTCGAAGAGAATCCAGAATATTTAAATATTTGTTTTTTTGTACCAGAATATTGGAGCATGCCTCCCTATATAGATAAGGATGGCAATTCACTAATAGAAGAATCAAAAGAGTGGTGTATAAAAGAAAGAGAAAGATTAAAAGGAGTATCAGCACCAGAAGATTATAGAATGTATGTATCTCAACATCCATTTGATTTAAATGAAGCCTTTGCTTGGAGAAAAGAATCAATATTTCCACAGGCTAAAATATTAAAGCAGCAAGAGAGAATTAATATTGAAAAAATGTTTGGTGATTCTGTAGTTTTAGATTATGCTGCTAACTCAGATAAAGTTTCTCACAAACTATCCGATCTCATACCAGTTAGAAAATTTCCATTAGGTGAAAAAGATGATAAACAAGGATGTGTAGAAGTATGGGAATATCCGGAAGAAAATCCTAAATGGTTAACTTACTTTGCAGGAGTTGATCCTATTGCAACTGATAAAACAACAACTTCTCCTTCTTTATTTTCCATATATATATTTAAGAATTTAGTTGAAAGAACTTATCAAGATAAAGATCAAATTAAAACTAAACTAGAAGGTTATCGTCCTGTTGCTGCTTATACAGGTAGATATGATGATTTAAAAAGAGTAAATGATATAGCAGAAGCATTGATAGTTTGGTACAATGCTTTAACAGCTGTGGAAAATAATGTACCCACTTTTATAAATCATATGCAACAGAGAGGATTACAAAAGTATCTAGCAACTAAAGATCAACTCTCTTTTATTAGTGAACTTAAAACAAATACAAATGTTTATTCACCTTATGGTTTTAGAACAAATGAGACAATAAAAACTTACTTTATTGATATAGTATATGATTATTTAAGTGAAGAGTTAGATATTTCTATGATACCAGGTACAGATAAGATATTGAAGAAAACATATGGAGTAGAAAGAATTAGAGATATTGCATTACTAGAAGAATTAAGACAATATCATGATAAACTAAACACTGACCGATTCATAGCTTTTGCTGCCGGTTTAGCTTTAATGAAAGCATTTAGAAAATACAACTTAGGTGTGGTAAAAATAGATGATGTAAAGAAAAAAGAAGAGTTAGTAGTAAAAGAAGAACATATGGGAAGATCTTTTTTTAGTCATAAAGGTGCTTATATATATACCCAAGAAGATACAGGTATAACAACTAAGATTCAAAAATCCTATTTTAAAAATTATAAATAAAAAATGTCAAAGAAAAAAACAACAAACAGTGTTGTTCTAACAGCTAAACAACTTCTTCAAGGATACACTACAGATGTAGACCGTAGATTTCTTTGGAATACGATGCCTTATCAGATGCTGAGTCTTGAAGAAAAAGATGAGGATTGGAGAAAGTGGAATATGGATTGGCTTGAGTATATTGGATTACGACAAGTTTTAAATGAGAATAAAAAACTAGTTAAGAACTATCATTTAGCCAATGGAGTAATAGATCCACATGATTATGTAGTAAGAGAAGGTAATGAAAATAATGATTTAATAAATATAATTACAGAAGAAACAGGTAGTCCATTTAGTTTAAAATTCTTTCCAATAATACCAAATGTAATCAATGTTTTAATTGGAGAGTTTGCTAAAAGAGATAATAGAATTGTAGTGAAAGCTGTAGATGAGTTTTCTAGAAATGAAATGTTAGATTCAAAGATGGATCAAATAACTCAAATTCTAACTCAAGATGCTCAGCAAAAGATGCAACTACAGCAAATGCAAGGTGGAGTTGATACTAATAGTGAACAAGCTCAACAGCAATTACAGGCATCTCAACAACTTGTTAATACTGAAATGAAATTTAAAACCTATCGTAGTATTCCTGAAATTTGGGGTCAGAACATGATGGAGTATGATGATAATAGATTTCAAATGTATGAGAAAGAATCATGGGGTTTTAGAGATAGTCTTGTTTGTGATAGAGAATTTTGGCATATAGATATTTTAGAGGATAACTATAAAGTTGAATTATGGAATCCGATATATACTTTTTATCATAAGTCACCTGATGTATATTATATAGCAGATGGTAACTTTGTAGGTAATATGCAACTTATGTCTATACCAGATTGTATAGATATGTTTGGCTCTAAAATGAGCGAAGATCAATTAGAAAATTTGAAACAAGCTCAATCTATAGCAATTAGACACGGAAATGTTCAAGATGATACTCAGAGATGGGATACAACTAAATATTGGGATGCATCCAAACCATATGATCAGCAACAGCCAAATAGTGTTCATTTCGAACAATATGTTGGTATGAAGAATATGAAAGAGGATATTGAAGGTCTAGATTGGAATAGATTAAATAATTTAAATACAGGTATAGTAGCTAACCAATCTTTAGTTAGAGTAACAAGAGCTTACTGGAAATCTCAAAGAAAGGTAGGACATCTAATTAGAATAAGAGAAGACGGTACAATAACACAAGAGATTGTGGATGAAAATTATCAGGTGACTTTTAAGCCAGTTTATGATAGATCAATAGTGAGTAAGAAATCAAAAGAGAATCTAGCTTATGGAGAACATATTGATTGGTGTTGGATCAATGAAGTTTGGAAGGGAGTAAAAATAGGACCAAATAATACTACTTATTATCAAGCACGTGGTTTTGGATTTGAGCCAATATATGTTGAGATTAAAGCATTACCTTTTCAATTTAAAGGACAGGATTCTTTGTATGGTTGTAAACTACCAGTTGAAGGTAGAATATTCTCAGAAAGAAATAGTATAAGTTCAGGTATAGTAGATAAAATGAAATCTAGTCAAATAGGTTTCAATATAGTTAATAACCAGGTAATGGATTTCTTGGCTGATGAGGTAGGTAAAGTTGTACTTATTGATCAGAATATGATACCTAGAAACTCAATGGGTGGTTCTTGGGGTGCTAACAATTTTCCAAGATTCTATCAAGTAATGAAAGATTATCAAGTTGCTGCAGTAGATACATCAATACAGAATACTCAAAACCCCGGTACATCATTCTCTCATTTTACACAAGTCGATTTATCCAAGACAGATCAAATCCTCGCACGATTGAAATTAGCTGAATATTTCAAGACAGAAGCATTTGCTGTAGTAGGTATTACTCCACAGAGATTAGGTGAAGTACAAGCCTCAGAATCAGCTACAGGTACACAACAGGCAGTAAACAATTCATATTCTCAAACCGAGGTATACTTTGATCAACATATGAATCATCTAATGCCTAGAGTTAGACAGATGATGCTCAATGCTGCCCAGTTTATAAATGCTACAAAACCCGAATCACAACTTTCTTATTTAAATAAAGCAGAAGAAACAGTATGGTTTAAGAATGAAGGATATAAACTTTTATTAGCTGATTATCAAATATATGCTATGTCTAGAGCTGACATAAAAGCTACTATAGAAAAATTAAGGCAGATTGCTATGCAAAATAATACTGCTGGTGGATCTCTATATGATATAGCTCAGGTTATGACTACAAATAGTCCAGCTAAAATTATAGAACAACTTAAGAAAGCAGATGATGCTAGAAATGAACAGGCACAATCTCAGCAGCAAAATGAACAACAGATGCAACAACAGCAGCAACAGTTCTTGGCAGACCAGCAAGAGAAAAAACAACAACATGATGATTATTGGAGACAAAAAGAAATACAACGCGATATATATGTTGCTGAAATTAAAGCTATGGGTTACGCCAAAGATACCGATGTTAATCAGGATAGTGTACCTGATGCTTTAGAAGTTGATAAATTCTTACATGAAGTAGGACAAGATGGTCAAGATATAAATTTAAAAGAAAGACAAATGCAACTTCAAGAGAGACAACACGCTGATAATATAAATATACAAAAAAAGAAAATAGATGCAGAAAAATATAAAGTTGATAAGCAAAAAGAGATAGAAGCTATGAAAGTTAGAAATAAACCAAAATCTAAATAGTGTTATATTACAAAAAAACTTATTAATTTTTAAAATTAAATTTGGAAAATTCATTAAAATTAGTTAATATTTATTAAACCAAATCATCAAAATGTCACAAACGCAAGTTACACCCATTACTCAGGATGATCTTTCTCAAATACTTGCTGGAAAAGTTGAAAGTATTTTAACTCCTACAGATGAGACAAAGAAAGAAGAAAAAAATGATCCATTTAAACAGCCATTAATAGATACGACTTTTAAATGGAATGAACTACAAACGCTAGTAAAGGATGAAGAAAAAGATGAGGAAGAAATTATTCCAGCTAGTAATGATAATGGAACAACTCAAGAAGAAAAGAAAACTGTAGGTAGAAGAGTTACTGATTTGGTCTCAATTGTAAATGAACTTGTAGAATCTGGAGAATTAAAACCTTTTGAAGAAGGTGGACCAAAAACAAACGAAGAAGCAAAAGAATTAATAAAACTTAATCTTGCTGAAACAAAAAAGTCTACAATTGAAGATATTTGGAAAGAAAAGATTGAAAGTTATAGTCCACAAATACAAGCTATTTTAGCTTATGCAGAACAGGGTGGAAGCGATGTTAGTCCTTTAATTTCTGCAATATCTGAAGTAGAGAGAAATAATAATCTTGATTTAGAAACAGAAGAAGGACAAGAAGGAGTTATTACAGAGTTTCTAAAAGTTAGTGGTTGGTCTCCTGAAGATATAAAAGAAGAAATTGAAACTGCTAAAGATTTAGGAAAACTTAAAGTAAAAGCTGAAAAATTCTTACCAAAGCTTAACCAGATGAATGAACAAAGAATTCAGGCAATTATGGAAGAGCAGTCTCAGAGAGAAAGACAGGCAGATGATGCAAGAAATAAGTACTTAAGTACTATAAAAAATACTCTTGATAAAGATAAACTAGGTGAAGTTAGATTAAGTAGACAAGACAAAGCTATGATTTGGGAAGGTCTTACAGACGTTCGTCATAGGTCTTGGTCTGGTCAACCAACCAATTTATTCTTTAAAAAATTAGAAGAGATGCAAGCAGGTGATAAAGCAGATTATGATCATTTTTTAGAAATAGTTTATCACACTTTAAATAGAACATCTTTTAAAGATAAATTAAAAGAAGAAATTAAAACTGCTGAAACAGTAGATACAGTTAGAAAACTGAAATCTCAAGAAAGAAAAGCTACCTCTAACGAAACAATGTTCGAAGAACAGCCTAATAAGAATACTGTAAAAAGACAGGCGTTCAAGAATCCGTGGGGATAAAAATATTTAAAACACCTTATATAAATTATGGCAATTCCATCAAGTATTAACGGTATATTTTTCCGTGATACCGCATACGATGTTTCACAACATCTAGACAAAAGCCACTTGTTGGCTATACAGCCTGAAACACCACAAGACTTAGGTATTGTGGACATGTGGGCTTTTATTCAGAAACGCGAGATGCCTCTATACAAGATGGCTAATTTCGGTGGTAAAGGTACAATCATGACTGATACTCAACAGTACATGTTCAAAGTACCAGTAGCTATCGATGATATGGCTGAAATTGTAAAAGATATTTCGATAGATGAGAAACCTGGTACTGATGGTAAAGCCTTCAAGATTCTGGTTAATCAAGAAAGATTTGGACATGGTTCTATTCTGAAGTTTGATAAATACGGAAGAACTGAACTTGTTGTTACACATGATCCTATTCGTAGAGTTGGTGATGCTTTCGAATACACAGTTAAGTTGGTTAATAACAACAACGCTGGTTATCTTGATAGGCGTTATCTTGCTCCTGGTATTCGTATACAGAAAATAGGTTCTGTTCGTTCTCCTGAATTTGGTCAGGCTTGGGATCATACCAAATATACTGGTGCAGCTATGCGTGAGTATATGAACTATGTAGGTATGGCCGAAGCTAATGATCACTATTATGTTTCTAAAGAAGCTTCCATTATGGGAGTTGATAAGAAAATTGTAGAATTCATTCAGATTGATGGTCTTAAAGAAGATGTTGGTATTCCAAGTCTTGAACGTTACATGGAATCTGCTGGTGTAAGCAAGTATGATCTTGCTACCAAGATGAAAAATGGTGATGTTCGTGTTAGCTGGGCAACTGTAATGGATGTCAAGTGTATACAGAAAATCGCTACTGATATTGAAAATTACCTCATGTGGGGTTCTGGTGGACGAGTATTTTTAGATGGTCAGGATGAAGTTATCTTGCCTGTAGGTCTATGGTCTCAGATTGATGGTGGTGGATACAAACATATTTATACCCGTGACAGCTTTAATTTAGATATGTTCAGAACTGTAATTCAGAACTTTTATCATGGTAAAGTTGACTATAAAGGACCTGATCCTAATCGTGTACTTTATGTTCAAACAGGTCTTGCTGGTATGTATCTTGCTAACGAAATGATTCGTAAAGAAGCAAATGCACATAGCTTGATTTATAATGGTACTGATGTTGGTGCTCTGAAAGGCGATAGACTTAATTTGTCTTTTGGTCTTTTCTATACCGAAATTATCATACCATTTATTGCTACTCTCCGTTTCATATATAATCCTGCTCTTGATAATACTGTTGTTAATAGTGTTGAAAATCCACAGATCGATGGTTTTAATCTCTCCTCGTATTCTTTTATTGTATTTGACGTAGATGAACTTGGTGGAGCAGATAATATCAAATTGTTGAAGTGGTCTAGAGACAATGAACTTCACTGGAAGGTTGAAAATGGTACCTGGTATCATCCTTCAACTCCTCTCTTAAATAGAGGTGGATTTGCTTCCAATGGTGATTTCTCTGGATATAAAGCTAAATTCTGGCAGAGATATCCAGCACTTTGGGTTAAAGATCCTACTCGTATATTGAAACTGGTAATGAAGAATCCTATAACGGGAAATACATTATAAACTGGGCACGCGCTCAACTATTAGACCATGAGGTGCAACTAGGATTTCAGTCAGAAGCTTCTAATTGCGGTGTCTCGATGATACCACTGATAGCAAATAAACCAAAAATAAACAATGTCTACATTAACTAAAACAAAAGCTATAAGCATAGAATATATGCCTGTAGAAGATGAAATGGATCTTTCCAAACCCTTGGTGGTTGGTAAAGGTCTTACTGATAGATTTATTAGAACAGAAGATCTTGGATATAGAATGTTCTTCGGAACTAAAAGATATATGTGTGGATTGGATAAAGAAATTATCACATATGATACTTCTCTTACTGAAGAAGAAAAGAAAGCTAAGATTGAAGAAATAGATGAGATTGTTAATCGTCTTGAACAGTTCTTTGGTAAAGGTACTCTTGATCCAACAAATGGAACACATTGGTCCAAAATTAATTTAGTTATAGATAGAAAGACAACAAACTTAGATCTTTCTAATCCTAAAAATGAACTTATATATCATTGTATTAGGGCAGGTGGTTTTAGTTTTGTATCTCCTACAATGGAAGGTGCAAGAGATGGTAAATCTCCTTTTTATATAGTAGAACCAATGGAATATGCTGAAAGTAGAATTGCCAATAAAGAAATCATAAATAAAGCGATTTCTACGCTTCAGAAACTTTACGAAGGTAAATCTTATGATGATCTGTTTTTCCTGGGTAAATATATTTTACCTGTTGAAAAAATGTATACTAGACGTAGTCCTAAAGCAATGCTTTATGAAGATCTAGATAAATATATAAATGGTGAACTAGTAAGAGGTTCTAAAATAGGTTCTGCTAAGAAATTCTTAGAAGCAACCAAGAAAAGTAAAACTGATATGGTAGTTACTTGTATGGTTAAGGATGCTGAATATATGGGTTTTATTTATTCTAATCAAGCTGGTGAACTTAAAAATAATGAAACAGGTGGAATATATGGTACTACAATTGAAAAAGTAGTTACACATCTTTTGAATCCAGCGTACGAGCATGAACTAGAAAATGTTAAAGTAAGAGTAGAAAAAAAGTGGTCTGAATAAATGATAGCTTCTTTGGTATTCATAAAGATAAAAGAACGTCTAAATAAACTAGATAGTGCAGACTACGATAATATAGAATGTTGGCAGGCAAGAGAGGCTTTTAATAAAGCTCAGTTAGAATGGGTAAGAAGACAAGTGCATGGTAAAAATGATACACAGGAGGGAGATGAAGAAACTAGACAAAGAGTTGATGATCTTCAAATTTTATTAACTCCAATAACTTTAGAAGTTAGACAAAATGAACTTTTCTTTGAAGCAAAACATTTACCACTCAATTATCTTTATATAAAAAGAGCTACTCCATATATTAATCATGGAAAGTGTAAAAATAAAGTTATAACCTCTAAACTAAGAGAAGAAGCAAATGTGGATGATTATTTAGGAGATTGGTCAATGCAACCATCTTTTGAATTTGAAGAAACATTTCACACCATGATTAACAATACAATAAGAGTTTATGCAAATAATGAATTTGATGTTGAAGAACTGAGAATCATTTATTACAGAAAACCTAGAGAAATAAACTTCGGAACTTGTGTTCAAATGGATGGTTCATCAGGAGAAGAAATAGATCCAGAATTTAAAGATGATATAGTAGAACTATTGATTGATGATGCAGTTTCAATACTAGCTGGAGATATAGAAAGTCCAAATGCAATGCAAATAACAAAACAAAGAAGCGAAATTAATAATTAATAACAATTAAACTCTCAAAAACATGAGTTTTTATCAAGAACTCCCATATCCCGTAATAATCGGTACTGGGTCTCTTTTAACGAGTGGTGGCACTGAAAATCTAAAAGCTGGTCAAGTTGCACTAGTAGATGCTGACACTTATCAAGCTCTAAATGTAGGAGCTACAGTAGTTGAACATCCTAGAGTACTTGTTGCTACCGGTTCTTGGCATACTGTCGATAGTCTTAGTAAATTTATAGGTGGACTTAAACAGTCTATTAAAACTGAGTCTTTTCTCGCCAAAGATGTCCTGGAATTTCATCGTTCCAAACCCATTCCACTTACCCAAGATATTATACAGATTGGTTGGGATGGTGTAAATGCATGCGATAGTCTCTCATTTAATTGTGGTACTTCCTACTTTTTCAAAGTAGATGTTAGTGGTGAAGACGTATTTCGTACGTATTCTCGTCCTCTGTACAGATTTATAGAACTTAGGACTGACTGTTGTGCTGATTCTGGAGATTGTGCAACTGGTTGTAGCAATGCAACTGATCCTGGTTACTATGCTATAAAGCTTGCTAACTTGATCAATGATGATGTAGAATTGAAATATTTTGTAAAAGCAGAAGCTGTAATTTCTAATTATTTAGCTACTACTGCCAATTATCGTAACTATAATATACCGGTTTGTGATAATGGTGATGTTGTTGCTCTTACTACTATTCAATCTACCTATCCAACTAAAGCAATTACTAGAGTTTCTCGTTTGAATTCTACCTCAACTTATCAGTTGCAGGATCTTATTACGAATGGTGCGCCTGCTAGTTATACTCCTACTGGCTCTATTTTATTGGCTGTTTGTGGAACCTGTCCTTCTGGATATACTACTGTAGCTTCTAAAGATTACTACATTGTTCGCAGACCAATAGCTGGTTCTGAAAACTTTGCGGGTGGTACTTCTACTTTTGTAGGTACTGTCAATACAGATTATTCTGTGACTGGAAGTACTTTCTTGGGTCAAGATGGTGCTGTTGCACTTGTTCAGATTAGTGTAGCTGCTGGAACTACTGTCACTGCTCTTAAAGATGATGTAGTTATATTCAGTCATACTTTGGAAGCAAGATGTACTCCTCCTGCTAATTCCGCTATTGCTTGGGTTGCTGTTCAAGATCTTTATAAAGGTACTCGTACACAGACTTTGACATTACAGAAACCTTGTGGTACTGGTAATAGACTTACTGATGTTCAGGCATTCTATGCTAGTGATACAAGCATTGTAGCTAGTTCAATAACTGTTCTTCTAAGTGGCACATGTGCTGATACTTATCAGTTATCTCAATACAGCGATTTTGCTGTTGTTGATGATTGCTTGAGTCCTGCTCCTGTAATTTATAGTACTGTTCAATCATTTGAAGGTTTTACGTGGAGAGATGCTGCATGTGGTGCTAGTAATTTGGCTCCCGCTGCTCCGGTAAGTCCTGTATATGCTGGTGTTAGAATACTTGGTGCATATGCTGATGTTAGATTTGGAAATTGTTCTTTCGAACCAACAGATTACTTCAGTACTCGTCCTTTGAGAATTAGAGTCTCTCAAGTTGATTCCACTGGTAATCCTTGTGATCTTGGAACAAAAGTTACCCAAATTCAATATGGTACTGTTGCTACTCAGACTGGTGAATATATGATCCGTCAGTATCTAAAAGCAGCTTCTCTTGAAGCCTATAACGCTTGGAGTTCTGATCCTCGTATCAGGGATGTGCTCGATCAAAACATTCTTAGTTTTATCGATCGTACTAAATTGTACAATATGTATTACTTAGTATATACGATGGATAGATTTAGAGCTAACTTTGCAATTAGTCAACCTAATGATAAGTTTGAAACTATCATAGCTTTTCCAACGGATGTGGATACCACAAACTTTGAAACACTATTTAGTGGTTTCTTCTCTCAGGTCGGTGTATATCTGAAAGATAGGAAATAATAATCCTCCTTTTTATAAGTAAGGGATTCAGCTGGCAGATGTCTGCTGGGTCCCTTTTTAATTAAACTAAAAAGTGGTAAGTAAATTAAATGTAGATTATATTGATAGTAATAACCCGAAAACATTCAGGTTAATTGATGATAGTGAATATAATCCAAAAGTTACTATTAACTCACCTACATTACAAATAACTCCTCCTGGATTTAATTATCCTACTGTCTTCACTGTAGAACCATATTTTAATATGGTTTTTAATGCTTCTATATTAAATATATTAAAAGTAAAAAGCTATAAACTTTTGGCTGATTTACCAGATGGTATATATGGTATAAAATATTCTATAACTCCTAGTACAGAATTATTTGTAGAATATGATTATTTTAGAACAGTAAAACTTAGAGAAAAGTTCTCTAGAATTACTTGTGGATTATTAGATAAAAAAAGAGATTATACAGTAAATCAATTTGAAGAAATAAAACAGGAAGTACTTTGGATAGATCAATTAATTGATGCTTCCAAGTATAAAACTGAGATATGTGGAGAACCTGAAAAAGGAATATTGCTATACAATGAAGCTAGTTTTTTACTAGATAAATATATAAGTTGTTTAACATGTTAAGATTTAAAAGTTATGATTTGGGTTGTCAAATAGCAAGTCTTATTTATGATAAGTTCTTAATACAATCTTATGGTGTTAAAAATTGTGATATAAATTATAAAGAGGGAGATTTAATAGAGAAAATATTAGTTAAGAAAATAACGGATAACGGAGATTTTTGTGAGAATTTTCCTAGGTGTAAAAGAGAAGAGTTCTTTTCAAAACCTCTTCGTTTACCTGATACTATTTTAAGAATCCGATAAAACCAAATTTATGAATGAGTGCCCAAAATGCCAAAACAAGATAGGATGTTCTTGTAGTGGTGGATCTCAGTTAGTGAAAGCATCCGATGGTACACAAGTTTGTAGTAAATGTATAGCTCAATACGAAGAGTATAGAGCATTACTAAATGCATCTAAATCTGTTAAAACGAATTAATAACTTTGAAAGCTAAAAATCAAAATAGAACTTGTCCAGATGTATTGTCAAATGAATGTATTGTTTGGCAGAGCGGAGATGTTCCTTTTTTACACATATATAATGGTGATCCTCTAGATATATCAGAAAAACAATTAGCAGATAGTTTAGTTTCAGTTTATGAGAAAATAGATATGTCTATTATAGACATGCATTGTATTTCTGATAACTGTGCTCAAAAAGCTAAAGATACTTCTTTACAAGCCGTTATACAGGTTTTATTTGATAATCAATGTTGTTTAACAGATTTAATTAAGTCTAGTGGTAGTAATACAGTATTAGCTACCATAAGTGTAAATATGAGGTGTTTGACAAAGTTTGATGACTTTGGAAATACTCTTCCTCAAGATTTAAATCAATCCATACAATCACTTGTAAATCAAGTATGTCAAACTGTAGTAGATGTAACAAGTCTTAGAGGTGAAGTACAAGACATACAAAAACAGGTAGATGCTATAAATACTACACCTGTCATACCTCCTGAACCAAATATTACAACTTGCCTTACTTCTTTAAGACCCATTAGTCAAACTGTTCCTATAGTAGCAAAAGCTGTTTGTGATATGCAAACTCTATTTGGAGCGGCCGCAGATGCTACACAAGCAATGTCTCAACAGTGTGATAATTTAAATACTAAGTTTGCTACTGTACAAGGATGGAATACTTCTATAAGTAATTTAGCTCAATCGTTTGGAAATCTTTGGATTTTAGCTTGTGATTTAAATACAAGGTTGACGCTTATTGAAAATAATTGCTGTAAAGTAAATTGTGATAGTATCAAATTAGGATTTGATGTTCAAGTTGATGCTAATGGAACTGGAGTATTTCTTAAGTTTACATCAAGTGCTGGAACCTCTATACCTCCTTCTTTTGTAGATGCTGGTTCAACAGTTACATTTACAGATAAGAATAACAATTATGTTACTTATCCATTAGTTATATCTAACAATGCTACTCAGGGTGATTTTGACCTTAGTGGTCTTGATGTAACTGATCCTATAACTATATCTGTTACAGCTATATTAGCAGCAGATGGTTTAACTTGTGAAAAATGTATATCAAGAATGTACACTCTCGCTAACACAAGTTGTCCTGTTTGTCTAGTAACTGCTGCTGGTACTACAGGTAATGTAACAATATCTTACACTTTGCCAGGAAATCAAAATATACAACAGTTAACATTACAAAATGGACAAACTGGATACATACAAAAAAATGCTATTATAATAGCAATAAGTACTACAGGAGACGTAACCGCAGATTCAACTTGTATAGATCTTACTCCTCCTCCGACAGTTTGTTATCTATTCAGATGGGAACATTCAACACCATTAAATGACACCTTTGCAGATGCTCATTTCACTAATGTAATAATTGGAAATTTAAATTATACAATAGATGCACCTTATAGAAATGGTAGTCTTGCTGGTCAGGAATTATTAGCAGCCATTGGTGCAGTAGTACCTAATGGTTTAATGACACCATTGTGTAGAATTGAAGATAGTACTACCAATAGCACTATATCTGTACAGGTACCGAAATCAATAGCAATTCCAATGATAAAAATAACTAATCCTACTAGTGATAATGATAATAAATTCTTATATCTAATTGCTGAAGTTAGTACTAATGCTGGTAGTGATTGTGGATGTAATCAATCATCAGGTGGCAATTTATAATAAATAATAAAATAATCAATAATGGCATCTAATTGCAATAATACAACATCTTCAAATAATAGTAATCAAACATTAGGTTGCCTTGATACATATAATACAAGTTGTATTCAGTATGATGGAGGTAATTTAATTTGCACTGATATAACAACTGGTACATTTTTAAATGATGTTCTTTGTTCCATTAATAATCAATTGTGTACTTTAGAGGGAAATTCAGGTCTCATAAAAGTAGATGAAACAGATACACATCCTGATACATTAATTGAAAAATTGGTAGCTGGTGCTAACATAGTTCTTACAGGTGTAGGTAGTGGCGATACTAAAAAAATAAGAATAGATGCAATACTAGGGGGTCAAATTGTTGATCAGTTAGTAAAAGTATCTGCTATAGATCAAACAAGTGGTTATTTAGATGATAAACTAATTGTAGGACCCTGTATGTACATACAGAAAGTAAATCCAGGTCTTAGTGAAAAACTACAAGTATTCATTGATTGGCAATGTGTTTTAAATCAATTAAATTTATTACCAGGATTTTGTACATTGGTAAATAACTGTATACCAAATGCACCTACTGTGACTTGTCCATATATTTTACTTAATAATCCTAATATAAGTGGTTCTATTATAACAGCTACTTGGCTATCTTCTGGAACTAGTTATAATGTATATGTAGATGGTAATTTGGCACCCAATATGCCAACAAATTCCCTTACATTTACTTCTGGTAATTTAGCTAATGGTTCTCATACTATTGAGGTAGTAGCATTATGTAATTCTGGAACTCCTCAAAGAGATAGCCAAACTTTCTTAGTGAATACTTCTTGTCCTGTACCAAGTCAATTGGTTGCAATGATAAATAATGGAAGTGCTGGACTTAATTGGATACTTGATGCTAATTCTAATAATCAATCTCAAACAGTTCAGTATAAACTAAATACATCTGCTAACTACACAATAGCAGCATCTGTTAATTCAGTAACTACAACTTATACTATAAGTGGGCTTAATAAAAATTCAATTTATAACTTTCAAATTATAAATAATTGTTCTGCTAGTGGTCCTTCACCATCTACTCCAGTTAGTGCAATTGAATTTACCTGTCCTACAGTGAATTTAACATCAACAAGTTCTACAGTTATTTATTCCTTTGTAGGTCTTGGAGGTGATATAGATACTTATATTGTTACATTGCTAGATTCTACAGGTACAAATATAATTCAAACTAAAACAGAAACTTTACCGTTTCCTTCTACTATAACCAATACTTTTAGTGGTTTGGATTCTGTCACTGGTTATCAAATTCAAGTTACAGTAAAAGCGGCTCAATTTAATAAAGTTTGTACTAGTCAAACAGTAACTACATCAGCAATACCAGCTTGTCCAAGTATTTCTAACTTTACGGCAACAATAAACTAAATAAATAATGGCAACAATTAATACATCATGGGGTCCTTGTGGATCATCTTCTGACGGTCAGTTTCTATATTATGGTAAAACAAATATAGTTACCGGAACTCCAGTAAGTGGAACAGGATGGACTCTTTTCTCCGGAGCAGCTCTTCCAAATTCAGTTAGTTCTGAATTAATAACAGGGTTAGATGATAATGTAGAATATACTCTTTATAACTATTGTCATTGTACTACTTCTGGTAATGGACCTTTGAATACAATCGGACCTTATATAAAATATGTATGTCCAACTATACAAATAGCTCCCGCTACTTTCAATAGTGTAAGTTATACTTTAAATGTTCCCGCTTCAGCTAATAATACAGGAACTTGGATTCAAACAATTGCAGTTCAAGTAGTAGATAGTGGTGGAATAAATGTTTTGTATACTAATGTTCACAATTCACCTTTTCAACCTACTATAAGTTCTAATTTTACAGGACTTAATCCCTCTACAAATTATAGTTTAAAAATAACTTATACAAATAGTAATAATACTAGAGGAAGTGTTTGTTCTAGTTCTCCGTTTACTACAGCTGATGCATGTACCGCTCCTGTGGCAAGTGTTTCTAATATAACAGCAAATTCATTTGATGTATCATGGACTCCTTCTATTGGTGGTAGTTTTGATGTACTTTTAAATAACACACCAGTTGCAACAGGACTTACTTCTACTAATGGTGTATATACTGTAACAGGTCTTAATCCTGCTACTATTTATCAAGTTGCAATAAGAAAGAATTGTACTACAGGTGGAACAGCAGTAAGTAATACTGTAAATGTAACAACTGCTAATAGTTTAGTTACAGGAATAATGTCTATGAATGCGGTGTCTTCTTCTGGACAAAGTTCGGTATATTTACTATTTAATTTTCCTATAGCAACTCCAGCTCCGATAACTCTTTATTTTGGATTTACTCTTAACGATAATAACGTATGTAATTTCTCCAATGGTTATGATATATTCTCTTTACCTAGTGGATCACAAAATTGTCCACAAGCACCAACAGGAGATGGTAGCTATGGAGGACAGCCTAATTATCCTTTTGTAGTTAATATACCTCAAGGTATAACAACTTATAATAGTGGTACTAATATTCATACAACTAATCCTTCACCAACTCTTCCAAATAATCCTTGGCAGAATTTACCAAACACACATTTCACAGACTTGTATGTTAAGGTAAATAGTCCTTCTGGATATGCTGCTAATTTCTCTATAACAAATGGTGCTAATATAACTGGTGTAACTATTCACAATGTATAAATGAGCTAAGGTTTTTTTGGTTTACCGAAGCTTACTAACCCGGACTTAAATGAGCCGGGTTTTTTTATTGCCGAAAATAAATTTGGTAAATTGCCGAAAATTACTTATCTTTGTATTAGTAAAACACAAACTATGACAAAAACACAACTAAAAAAAGAAATCTTATCAAAGAAGTCCCTTTTAAAAAAGGGATCAGGATGGTTATCAGAAAAATACCAATGTGATGTTTCTATAGTAAAAGAGGTTCTTTCAGATCTAAAAGAAGAAGCTAAAACTTATAGAAATCAGATACCTACTAGAATAGTTGGAAGGAGAGTTGTTCAAACTTTCTATGATAAAATAAAAGAAAAAAACCCAGATTTAGAAGTTAAATATGAAGCACCAAAACAAGAAGTTTTAAATATAAAACCTTTTAAAGATGGAAATAAAGATAATGTCCTATTTATAGGAGATCTACATGCTCCTTTTATTTTAGATGGATATTTAGAGTTTAATATGGAACTTCAAAAAAAATATAACTGTGGTACAGTTATATTTGCAGGTGATATTATAGATTCACATTCGTGGTCATTTCATGAGCATAATGTGGATGGTATGAGTGTAAGAGATGAAATCACCGCAGCCACCAATCAGTTAAAACAGTGGTATAAAGCATTTCCAATAGCCACCGTATTATTTGGAAATCATGATCTTTTAATATCTAGAAAAGCAAGTGCATATGGTTTATCTCAGATATTTCTTAAATATTTTGGAGATATTATAGAAGCACCTAAGACTTGGAATTTTGTGCATGAACTTTATAGAGATAATGTTCTTTACATACATGGTTCACAAGGTAACGCAATAGATAGAGCATCCACCATACGTCATTCTATTTGTCAGGGTCATCTTCATTCTCAAGCCTTTGTACAATGGTCAGTATCTGAAATAGATTCGATTTTTGGACTTCAGGTAGGTTGCGGATTAGATCGTAAAGCATATGCGTTTGAATATGCTAAAGATATGCCAAAGAAACCTATAATTAGTTCTGGAGTCATACTTGATAAGGGAAAATTACCCATAATTCATTTAATGAGTTTGTAATTGTCATGGTGTGTGTTAATTAATCCTCAGAGAAATCTGGGGATTTTTTATTTAATTAACTTATAAAATTATTTGTTAATATAGAGAAAATGTGTTATATTATAGTACCGAATATCATTTGAAAACTAAACTTACCAAGTGAAGACATATAGAATATGTGATAGAAAAGAACCCAGATTTAGAGTATCTAAATTTAGATATTCAAATTTAAATAGAGAATTATTTGATAGATTTAAAGAAGCTAATCCAAGTATAAAAATAGATTATCTATTTTTTAAAGATATCATTTTTTCAATAAATGAAGAGATTATAAATCATGTCATAGAAAATAAAGAAGGTGTATTTTTACCTTCTGGTATGGGTAGGATTTACCTAGGATTATTTCCGCCAAAAGAGAGATACAAAAAAGCTGAAACAATAAGAAACCAGGGTATACATGCTACTCATTTTAACTTTGATTCAGATGGTTTAGTTGGTAAAATAATATGGGTATCTAATGATTCAAAATATAAAACTAAAAACTTAAGATTCTATGGTTTTGTAGGTCATAGAAATTTTAAAACAAAAGCTTCGCAAGGTTTTAAAAACACACCTGAAAAGTATCTAAAAGATATGATGTGGACAAGAAATATTGAGTATACAAAGAGAAAAATAAATGAAAGAAACGAAATTAACAGTCAGAGCGGCAATCAGCCAAATCAAGATACCGAACAAAGCAGTTAATGCTGACTCAAGACTAACTAATAAATATATCTATTCTTTACTTAGAAAACATAGAGATTTTCTACTTAAACAAGTAGATAGTAAGTTTCAGTTAATGAAACTTGGTTATTTGTTTCAAACATGGAAATGTGTAGATTTAGAACCTGTTTCAACTATCGAAGAATGCTGTGGATTAAAAACAAATTGTACAATATATAAAACTAGAAAAAAACTTCCATATATAATTTCAGGATCATGGGGACCCATTTTTAGAAAAGTTTCTAGTTTAGATGGATTTACAGAATTTACTTATATACCCATATCAGAATGGAATAGAAGACAAGAAGATACTAATAACAAATATAACAAAACTCTTTATTATTTTTGGAGTGATGGACATCTTTTCTTTCCAAATGTAGAATGGAAGAAAGTTAAAATAGAAGCTTTATTTGAGGAAGATATTGAGAAGTATAATGAATGTTGTGAAGAAGTAGATCCATGTAAAACATTCTTGGATAATACATTTAGAATACCAAAAGAATTAATGAGAGCTTGTATTGATCTAGTTAACATGGAAGTTCTTAAAGAATATCAAATAGTAAAAGAAGATGAACAAATAGATAAAAATGCAACAAGGCGTGATTGATATTAAAGATTATGATAAAAAGGATTCTTGTATATATTCAATAAAAAATATTGATAATAATAAAATTTATATAGGATCAACGAAGAATTTTCATAAGAGAGCTAAAGATCATAAAAATGACCTTAAAGGAAGTAGACATGGTAATATACATCTTCAAAGATCTTTTAATTTAGGAAATATCCTAGAAATGAAAATAGTAGAAAAATGTTTAGAAGAAAGTTTAGTTGAAAGAGAAAAATATTATATGAAAATTTATGATTCAAAAAACAGAGATTTTGGATATAATATATGTGATCCTCTAAGAGGACCTTGTAAAAAATTAACAAAGCAACAGATTGAAAATTTAGCAGAAGCAAGAAGAAGAGCTTTTAAAATTAAAGGTATGAAAAAACAAGAACCAGAACATATATTTAAAGCTGCGAAAGGTAAATGGAAGAAAGTGGATGTTTTTGATTCAAATAAGAATTTGTTATTTACATCTGATAGTATGATAGATGCAGAAAACAAAACAGGAGTAAAAAGACAGAATATAAGTCTTGGATGTAGACTTAGAAAATATATTTTAGGTGGATACATATTTAGATATCATAGCGAAAATATAAAAATAAATTAACTATGCCAACTACAATAAACAATAATCGTTTTAAGACGTTTGATCAATTAATGGCATCTGTTGAATCAGATATTGATAAATTCACTGATGAAGGATATGTTAATAGAGGTTTATTTATAAAAGAAGTACGTAAGGTAAATGCAGATCTTGGTTTGAAAATTAACATTGAGCGCGAAACTGTATTAGAAGTACAAGATTATGTAGCATTATTACCACCAGATTTCCTATTTTTACAGTTAGCATTAGCTTGTCATGTTTCTTATGTTAGAATACCTGTAATAAGAGGTATACAAACAGAGATGCATAGTGAACAAATTGAAACAAATGGTATAAGTGAAATACCAACTAGTTGTTTTTTAGAAAGTTGTGATTTTGGTAATTGTGGCGGACCATGTGAAAAATGTATGTGGGTAACTCAAAAAGTAGGTGTTAAAATTCATACTTTTACTGATCTAAAAGAACTTCAATTAACTAAATCATCTCACGGTAGATGTTCTGATAATTGTCTTAATTTAAGATTTAAGTCTCCACATCAAATAAAAATAGAGGATGATCACGCTACTTTCTCTTTTAGAGAAGGAAAGGTCTATATTAATTATTTGGCTGATATGGTAGATGAAGAAAATAATGTAATAATTCTAGACCATCCTACTGTAAATGACTATTACGAATATGCAGTAAAGAAGAAGTTCTTTGAAAATATGTTTTTAAATAAAGAAGGAGATTTTCTACAAGCTTATCAAGCTATGCAAGCTGAATTACTTAAAGCTAGAACGTTAGCAATAACTTTTGTAAATACTCCAGAATACGGAGACTTACAGAAAATGTTTATAGATAATAGAAATAGATTTTATAAAAAATATGTAAGGTATTTTGATAATAACGATCAAGGATATTACAATGGAGAAAGTCATGGTAATGGACATTTCGGGAGCAATAGACCAGGACGCATTTGGTAAGATTATAAAAGCTTACAATGATTTAAGTCCTGATGGAGAATTGCAAATATATATAAATAGTTCGGGTGGCGATCCAGAAATAGGAGATGCTATAGTAGATCTGATAAACAATAATTCAGAAATAACAACTTTAATAGGATATGGAAAACTTTGTAGTGCTTGCTTCGATTTATACTTCAAGACTAGATGTACTAAACGATTACTTAATGGAACAATTGGAATGGCCCATCTAAGTAGAGTTGAAATGGAAACTTTTACTATCACAGACAATAAAGAGAGAATGGAAGCTGATGTTTATAAAAAATGGTGGAATGAAGATAAAAATAAGAGATTAAAGTTTTATGAAGAAATTGGGCTTGAAAAAAAGGAAATACTTAAAATAAAAAAGAGAGGAGACGTTTACTTTCAACATAATAGACTATTAGAATTACTTAATGGAAAATCTTAATTCCAACTATATAAATACTCCTGGTAAAGGTTTAATAACAGATTTAGATGCTTATTTGGTATCAAAGGAGTTGTATACCTATGCTAGGAATTCTAATTTAAACACACATCAAGGAAATTTAAGTTTTCTGACAAACGAAGTCAGTAATCAGCATTGTGTGGATTTACCTTACATTTGTATAGGATTTGTTAAATTAATAGGATTTAGATGGGCATTATTTTTAACAGATAATACCAGTAGTGAAATTGGTATATTTAACAGTAGTGATTGTTCATATACAAAAATAGTAAATGATAAATGTCTTAATTTCAACACTTCTCATTTAGTAAAAGCATCTTCTAAAGAGAACTTTGATTGTTCTGAAAGTCTTTATTGGACAGATGGTAATAATCCAAGAAGAACTCTCAATTTATCAAAAATACCTTATCTTTTTATATTAGCTGATGATGTATGTCAAACAAAACAATTTACTAAAAATTTAGATTGTAATAAAATATTGATGACACCTCAACTAACTATTCCAGTTATAGATGTTACTTTAGGAGGTGGTGGAGAATTATCCAATGGTGCTTATCAATTTGCAGTGGCTTATTCTATAAATAAGCAAAGAGTATCAGATTATTATTCAATAACTACACCACAGGATATTTGGTCTCATTTTAATTTAGGTCAGGCCTTAAATATAAATATAACTAATTTAGATAGAGATTTTGATGAATATGAATTGGTTGTTATATACACGCAGAAGCAAACTACAACTGCTAAATCAGTTGGATTTTTTTCTACATCAACTAGTTTTCATCAAATAGATAATATAAATCGTCCAGAATATTTAACTCTTCCTTTCGAAGATATTTTAACTTTAAGACCAAAATATTTCTTAGCTGATGATGTAGTAAATAATGATCAATTTCTTTTATGGTCGGGAGTAACTACTCGCCCAGAATTAAATTATCAATTACAGGCTATGAATATAGTTCCTAAATGGGTTCTATATCAAGTATCACCGGATTACTATGTCAATGGTGGAAATAATGTAGGATATTGTAGAAGAGAGAGATATGGATTTGGTATTCAATGGTTATTTAATACGGGACAATGGTCTAGTGCTTTTCATATACCTGGCAGAAAATCCGAAACAAAGGATTTAACTCAAGCTGTAGGATCAGATGTATATGAAGTAATAACACCTAATAATCCTAATCTTCCAAAGTACTTTCAAGTATATGACACGTCTAAAAAAGGCATTGTAGTAGGATCTAAATCAACTATACCAGGACCAATATTAGAAGGTGAAATGGGATACTGGGAAAGTACAGAAACATATCCGGATAATGTAATTCAATTTGGAACAGATGCCTGTACACCAATTAGACATCCACAATTTCCAGGTGAATGTAATGCACCAAGATATCAAAAAGGAGGAGGATTTATAAATCTCTTAGGAGTAAAGTTCGAAAATATAGAACATCCTAAAGATGATAAAGGAAATTATATAAAAGATATAGTTGGATATAGAGTGGTAAGAAGTAGTAGAGATGGTAATAGATCAGTTATTGCAAAAGGTATGTTCTCTAACGTTAGAGGATATAAAGAACCGGTGGATCAAGGTGGAGATAATCAAGAAGTATTATATCCAAATTATCCTTATAATGATTTAACAAATGATACTTTTATATCATCTAAACAAACTAATTATTCGGGTGGAGAAAGAAACTTTACTCCTCTTACTGAAGTAAAAACAGATCAGTTTAATTTTCATTCTCCTCATACTCTATTTAATAATGTAGCTTTAGGGGAAGAAGTAATATTTGAGACAGAAGAAATAGGTAATGTAAGTGGATCGTTTCAAACTGTTTATAATCATCCTAGAGATAAGGTATTAAGTAATTCAGTATTTTGGTTAGCAACAGCAGTTGGTGCTATAGATGGAGTTTTATCTGTGTTTGGTAAAAGATGTGTAACCGGTATAAAAGACGGTATAGTAAATATATTATCTGTAACACCTACACCAGCTGATATTACAATAACTGCTATTGGTATGCAGTTTTTACAGCAATGTGAAGGACTTGTAAATGGACTTAGTTTTACTCAAATACTTCAATTACCAGCTATAGAAGCCATCGCAAAAGCAGCATTAAAGATTTTACAAACAGCAGCTGCAGCAGGGATGGGAGTTTATTTTGCATTTAATACTGCTAATCAAATAATAAGAGATTTACAATCTTTTATGACTTATCAGAAATATGCTATTCAATATAATAGTCATGGTATATTTAATAATTATGCTTGTGCTCCAATAGATAATACAAGAAGAAAATTAAATTATTATCAATATTTATATGATGGAATCAATACAGTTAATAATGTTAAGTTTAATAACTTCAAAAGAGAGTCTTCTGTATACTTACAACTTAGTGATGTAATAGCTCCTCCCACGCATAATGATAATACAAGAAAGAATATAATGGATGCTGGTAAATGTAATGCTCCATTTAGCTCTTTTAATACTATAGCTAGTCTTTATTACGGAATGATAAAAAATAAGATTAGTGATCAGTATGGTCAAATAGATTCTATCGTTTATCAAGATACTGGTTATACTAATTTAAATCTTGTTAGCTCCGAAGCAATAGGTAGCACTGATCTTTTTTATATGACCGATACTGTTTTTGGAGGTGATACGTATATAAATAGATTTGCATTTAATAAACATCATCAGTTTTTCAGACAAAATATAGCAAACAGTAATTTTCCAGATGGTACTGAGTTTGATTATAGCCAATATAGAAATGTAGGTTTTCCTAGGTTTTGGTTAAATAGTGAGAGATATGATATGTCCGAAGTTATTGTAGTAGGTAAAAGTCCTAGTAAATTACCTAATAATAAATATAACTTAGATTGTACTGTTTCTCCAGGTGGATTACAAATACTTAATCTTAAAAATGTAGGGGGTTATTTTCATCTTTATAATAGTGGTATAGTAGATTTCTTTGTAGAATCTGATTATAATTTAGACTACAGAGATTATACAGGACAATTTCAAAACTTCTATTCTAGGACTCAGACTAGTTTAAGTGATATATTTAGAAGTGATAGAATAGATACACCTGAACAATTCATATATGATAAATCTTTATCTAAACAATTGATTGAAAATTCTATATTACAACAAAGGATAGATTATGATCCATTAATAGATGAGACTTGTTTTTCTAAATATAAAAATAGAGTAGCTTATTCATTACCAGCATCACTAGATTTAAAGAGTGATAACTGGTTAGTTTACTTAACAAATAATTATTATGATTTTCCTTTGTCCGACTTTGGTGCTATCACAGGTATGCATGCTGTTGACAACCAACAAATATTATTTACATTCGATAAATCCGCTCCCTACATAACAATAGGTAGAGATGAATTACAAACGACTTCTGGTCTAAAAGTAGTTATAGGAGATGCTGGATTATTTGCAAGAGAACCTCGTCCTCTTTTATATACTGATTACTGGTATGGTAATTCACAATCTAGGTGGGCTTTTGTGAATACTCAATTTGGATCATTATATACCTCTCAGAGACAAGGTAGAATATTCAATTGGAAAGGACAAATAGAAGAGATAAGTAGAAAAGGTATGCATTGGTGGTTTAAGAATTATTTACCAAGTAACCTTTTAAGACAATTTCCAGACTTTAAAGATTCAGATAATCCTGTAGTTGGAGTAGGTTTAACTAGTGGTTGGGATAATACAGATGAAAAATATTATTTATCTAAAAGGGATTACATACTCAAAGACACATATGTTGGTACCCTTTTATATGATTCTGTAAAGAATGAATTAACTTATGGAGGTAATAAAGTAAAACTAGGAGATCCTATCTATTTTGATGATGCTTCTTGGACAATATCATATAGTCCAAAAGATGAAATGTTTGTAAGCTGGCATGATTGGCAACCTGATTGGATCATACAAGGAGAAAAACATTTTTTTACTATTAAGTTCAACCAGATTTGGACACATAATAATAGATGCGATTCTTATTGTAATTTCTATAATCAGGACTATCCATGGGAGATTGAGTACTTAGTTAATAATGGCGGACAAGTTGAAGTATTAAGAAACATAGAATACATACTTGAATCTGGTATTTATTATGATAACTGCAGGTATTTTCATCAGATTCTAGATGATAACTTTGATACCTTAGTAGTTCATAACCTAGAGCAATCTAGTGGCTATTTAGGTCTTAAATTACGTAAGAGAAACAATATAAGTGATATATTAAACTATCCTAACTTAACACCAGAAGGTTGGTTAGTATCTTATTCTAAAACCGAACAAAAAACTAGAATAGATCAGTTCTTTGATTTAACTAAAGATAGAGGAGAATATACTAAGAATAATTATCCACTTTGGACTGTAGCTCCTAATGGATATATTAGGACCGTCACAGATGCTGCAATTAATCAAGGTAAAAATATCTTTGAACGTAAACGCTTTAGAAACACTTGGCACAAAATATTATTGTCTAAATCTATTTCATCCAATAAAAAGTACATCCTTAAATTAGCTAATTCTAATCAAACAATAAGTCCACGATAATGGCAGATAATATATTTTCGATCCCTGGTTATAACCCTTTGAGATTTAATCCTCAGATGCCACTTGCTCAAACAAAGGATAATCCTAATGTACAAGGACCTCAATTTATTAATCCTTACGAGAAACAGAATCAAGGAGTATCTCCTTATACTATGCATCCTAGTTGGCAGTTTGGTTTAAATTATAATCAAATAGCGTTCTCTAGTGCTGTACAAGGTATTGGAGCTTTTTTACGTAGTAATAACCAAAGAAAAGACTTTAATAGTTATAACAGAGTACAACAAAGTCCTTTATCTCAGATACCAGAGAATCCTAATAATACTGATCAAGCTATGTATGGTATGAAACAATTCGCAGAAGGTGGACAATTTGATAACTTTGATGATTTTGATGAAGATGATTTTGAAGATCTAAAAGGAGAATTAGATAGATATTTTAACGATAAAGGTCAACCACAGCCCGAAGGCGCTAAAGAAGAGGATAAAGAAGAACCTAATGAACAAAAACAACCCGAACCCGAAGAACAAGATGATCAATCCTCTAACGAAGCCTTGAATTTTTTAAATCAACCACAACAAGATAACCAAGACGATAGTCAAGTTAATCAATCAGATGAAGACATAATAGCACAGTTATCTGGACGTCAACCTATACCGCATCAAGAAGCTCCTCATCCTTCTGTATATTCAACTAAACCTACAGATGATGTAACAGCATTTAAGAAAGGTATAGCAGCTGTAGAGAACGCTAATTATAGTGAAGGTAACAAGAATTCGAGTGCGTTTGGTAAATATCAGTTTACAGCACCCACCAGAGAATCAGTGAGAGAACAATTCTTCAAAGATATAAAGAAAGAAGACTTTGAAAGCGCATATAAATCAGATCCTCAATTCCAAGAAAGAGTAATGGATGTTTATGGTAATCATCTTTTACAGAAGTATACTGATCCACATAAAGCTGCCACCGCTTTCTTTTTAGGTGAAGGTAAAGTGGGTATGTACAATCAACCTGATTACAATCCAGGTAATGGTAATGTATCAGTAGGTAAATACTTAAGTACATTTGATAAAGGATACAGTAAAAGACAGGGTGGTCATATAATGAATTCACCCGGATCAGTAACTACAGGTTTTGATAGACCATACAACTTTAAGATGGAAGATGGTGGCGATCCTCAAGATCCTAAAAAACCAGTACAAACTAATAGACCTACAACTGCTGATAGTGTAGCTTTATATAACAATGCATTACAAGTTGCAAACTATTATAAAAATTCTGGATATACACAGGGTATATCAAAGTCACCAAGTTTAACTGACTGGAATGATCAAAATACTGAAGCTTATAATAAGTTTGTTGGTAGTAATTTTAAAGCCTTAACTGAAATTGGTTATAGAAACCTTAATCCTGAAGAATATAGAAAAAATATTGATAATAATGTTTACTATCAAAGGGAAATGGCAAATAAAGTATTAGATATGAGGGTTCCTAGTTCTAGATTTGATAGGAGAATTGCACCACAATTTAGTTCTTCCTTAACCAAGCATACTGGTAGTGAGTTTGAGCGATCTAATGTGGTAGATACATATTCTTATGATCCTATAGCAGTCAAACCTTGGAACATGTTGACTCCTGATGAAAGACAACAAAGAGTAACCAAGTACGGTTATCCTATTACAAATCATGAAGAAATAACTAAAACAACTCAACCACAATATCAACCTCCAATAGCTAAAGGATCACAAATACAAGGACCACAAAAATTAGCTACAGATAAGGTAAACATAGAAGCACCTACAGGAGGTACGGGACCATTAGCTGGTGGACCTACTAACTTCTCTTTTACAGGTAGAAATGATCAAGGTCAACAGGATACTAGATATTTCTCAGATTTAGATACATGGAAAGCAGCTACTGATCAAATGGGATATAGATGGAGAAATGAAACTAATAATGGTAAACAAGCTAATGCTTCCGGTTATCAGTTTAAACAAGGAGGAGAATATCATTTAACCAATCTACAAATTGCGCAATTGAAAAAACAAGGTTACGAAATAGAAATAATAAAATAATGCCAAAGGTAAGAATCAAACAAACTCCGAGACCTGGACAATTTATTCCACAAATGGATTCACTTGGTGAGGAAATTCGTGGCACAAGTAAAAAGTTTAAGAAAGGTGGTAAAACACGTACTAACTCTAATAGTGATCAAAGTTATCCTTTTCAGAGGGATCAAGGTTATATGTATGAAGATCAGGCTCGTGACATGGGTGGAGTGATTGAAAAAATGCACGTTCCAAACATGAATACTAATATGTATTTCAATGGTGGTCCAATAAATGGAGTATTAAGATACGATCAAAATAGTTATAATGATGGTGGATTATATGATCAAAACTTAATTGGAAATATAACCAATCCAGAACATTATACTAATAGTGATTATAATCAATATAAGAAAGGTGGATGGTTAAAAGGTGCAGTAAATCCAGCGCATAAAGGTTATTGCACACCTATGAGTAAATCTACTTGTACAGGACATCGTAGAGCATTTGCATTAACCATGAAGAAACATCATGGTTTTCATAAGAAAGAAGATGGTGGTAATATAGATGATGGTCCTGGTAAACAACCTAAACAACCATCTGTACCAACACCTAGATCAGCTAGTAATCCTTATGGACCGCGATATCTATTTACTGGAATAACTTCTCCACATAGCCAAGATGATAGTCTTTATTACTCAAAAGTTTATTCCACAACTTTAAAGAGAGATCCTAACTATAAAAATTTTATTACAGATCAATTAAATGTATTAAATAATGATAAAAGTAGTAATTTAGATAGACAAGATGCTTTACGTTTATCTAAAATTGCAAATAATGCTATGATAGATGGACTTAGTACTCTAAGTAGTCATAAAGGAGGAGGAATAATACATTCTTTTAAACAAGGTGGTAAATATATAGGTGCTGGTCCCAACACAGATCTGAACCCAACTACAAATCATTCTATAGCTGATTACAACCCCTATGTTTACTTTAAAAACAAAAACTGGTACATAACATCCAATCCAGAAGATGATAAGATTACAGAGTCTGTAAAGCCAATAGATAGAGAAGATGCAAATATAGAAGCAGAGAAAGGTGAGTATATGGTAAAACCTGGACTTACTGGTCTTTACAAAGTTACAGGTAAAACACATGCAGAAGGCGGAACTCCTTTATATGCAGAAGGCGGATCTTTTATATTTAGTAATGATCCTAAACTATCTATAAATAAGAATGAAAGAGAAAGTTTTGGATTTAAAGGTGGTAGTTCTTCTTCTAAATCTAAGAATACTCCAGCTATGGTATTAGGTAGAGAGGTCAATCCTAAAGAATATAATGGTTATTTAGCAACTTTAGAAAATCCAGATACAGATAGAATAGCTAAAACAACTGCTGGATTAATGTTAGAGAAGTTTCAACAGAAGCTTGGACAGATAGCCTATTTACAAGAGAATAAAAAAGGTACTAAGCCTCCAGATTTTTCTCAAGGTACAGCTCCGGTAACTCAACCTCAATTTCAAGATATTGATGAAAAAATGTCTGAATATAAACTTGGAGGTTATGCAGGCGGTGGAGATATTGATCCAAACACAGGTTTACCAATAGACTCAAGAGATCAATATCCTGGTGGCAGAACCACACTTGGTAGAATCACTCCTAAAGGATTATCCAATAACTTTAACTATCCAGGTGGTGTTCCAAGTCTTATTAAAGATTGGCAAGGAGCCGGTATTGATTTAACCAATATGGACTCTCGTGAAGCTCAAAATGCCATGTATGGGTGGGCACAAAAGAATAATCCACAGTTAATTAGGAATATGTGGAATCAGTATGGTAACACAGCGCGGGGTAAACAATACGGATTAAATTATGATTATGATAATTTAAATGATAAACAACTCGGAAGAGCAGGAGATGCTTATGCTGATGGAATGCTTGGAGCTAGAACATTTGCTCCTATTCAAGGTCATACTCCTCCTGGACCTTATACTCCAGGATTAGCTAGACCAGATCAACCTAATGTACAAGCACCACCTCCTGGTCAACCTGCACAACCAATTAATAATCAACCTTCTAATCCTACTTTACCCTATCAAATAAAAGGTAAGTTAACAGATAGTCAAATAGCTAATTTAGGTTATTTAGGACTCCAGTCTCTTAACATAAATAGATACATGCCTACTAGACAACAAGTATCTTTACCTCAAGTTAAATTAGATCAAATAAATGCGCAACCTTATGTTAATCAAGTAAATAATCAAGCACATGAAGCCTATCAGTTGGCAGCTCTTAATCCCAAAACTTCTTCTCTTATGGGTAGTAATATCCGTGGTACTGTAATTGATCAAGCTAATCAAGCCATTGGTAATGTTGCTAATCAAAATTCTCAAATTGGTAACCAACAAAATCTTACGAATCTTCAACAGATGACTCAACAAGTAATGGCTAATTCTCAATTTAATAATCAATATTATAACGAAGTTCAAGCAACTAATCAAAATTTTGATAATGAGCGTAGATTTGCAAGCAATCAGTTTGTTTCAAATCTTAATAATTATCAGTCACAAGCTGATAAATTAGCTTGGCAAATGGCTTCAGTAAATAGATATGGAACTAGAACCGTAACTGATCCTAAAACTGGTAAACAATATAATCTACCAACTCCTCTTTATGAAACTAATAAAAATGGTATTCAGTATAATGGTGACGTTGCTAATATTAATATGGCTTCAGGTGCTAATAGAATTAATACCCCGCAAGAAATAGCAAATATATATAAGCAATTCAAAGATTCCGGAATGCCAGATGTAGAAGCACAAAGAATTGTAAGTGCTATAATAAGATCAAGAACAACTAAAGGTACTGAAAATCAAGGTCCTTTCTTTATGCAAAATCCGTATGGAATGGGACAATAATTAATGTAAAAAATTATTTGTTTAATTGATATAAATATTGTATATTATAATATAGGTTTAATATAAACTTAATAGATTAATGGAAAATAATAAAGTTATAGATCTTTTAAAGCAACTTCAAAAAAAGCAAATGACTTCTGAAGAAAAGGAGAAATGGCCTAAAGAAGCTGCTCTATATGTCTATAGACCTGAGACACAATATAAATGTGAAGAATGCGTATTCGCTAAAGTTAAATCAACTAAGTGCGCACTCTATGGACCCCTAGAAGATATTAAACCTGAAGGTAGTTGTGGTCTTTGGATTCATATGGATCCAGAATCTGAACTTTCAGATAAGATACCTTATTTGAGTCTTGTCACAAAATTAGAAACAGGTTATACCGAATCAAAAAATGGCTTTAGTTGTAAAAGATGTGAGTATTTTTTACCAGGTAAACAGGATTGCAAAAAGGTAAGGAAAGATTCACCTGGTGACACATTTGGTATAATTTCAGGAGATGCTTGTTGCAATCGTTGGGAGAAAGATAAAGTTAGAGGAGATATGACAGATAAGCAATTACAAAAATTTTTAGAAAATAAATAATGGCTACATACCAAGGTAATTATGATGCTCAGTCATATCAAGTAAATCCCTATCAAGCTCCCGCACAGGAGATGGTTCAAGCTATACAAACTCGTCAAAATTATTGGGATAGTGCAGCAACTAGTGTAAAGAACGCATATCAAAATTATCTTAATCTTGACCTCACTCGTCAAGATAATCACGAACGCTTAAATCAGTTAATGACCGGTGTAAATCAGCAGTTAAAGCAAGTTACCCAGACTGATTTATCGTTAGGTGAAAATTATGGTAAAGCATTAAGTATATTTGATCCTATTATAAAAGATGATAATATAATGGGAGATAATGCTATTACTCGTCATTATAAAGATCAGTTTCAAATAGCACAAGGATATAGAATAAAAGATAATGGTAAAGGTTATAGTGATACTAATGTAAGAGATTTGGGTAACCACCTACAAGATTTTGCTGCAGATTCTAATGCGTCTAATTGGAGACAACATTATGGCTCACGTTCTTTTTATTCTCCATATGTAGATGTAGCAGCTGAAACTAGACTAATAGGAAAAGACTTTAAACCTGATGTTACTACACTCAGTGGTCCAATGAGTTTAGATAAGGATGGAAATCCTAACCCATACATGATGACTAAGACGGATAAATCCATTATAGCTTCTCAATATAGAGCTTTTTTAGACGCTCATTTATCAGATAAAGCAAAAGATCAATTAGCAATAGATGGTCGTGTAAAATATCATGGTAATATAGGCGCATTAGCTCAGGATTACACCACTCATAATCAAGAGAAAATAAACTACTACACAAATGAAATTAAGTCTTTAAATGGTCAGATAGCAGGTGCTACTGATGATAAGAAACAAGCTTATAGATCTCAGATAAATAACTATGATGCATTAGTAAAAGAACTTAATCTAGAAAATACTAAAATGCATGCTGGTGATTTTTCTGGGATAACTCCTAATAAAGATCAGATAGCATCTAGTATATACACTAATAATTATACAGACTATGTAGCAAAATCTTCTGCACAGAAAAACATAGACATTAAATATACTCCTGATCAAGTATGGAAGACTATGTACTTGCAGGATAATGAAAATAAAAGATTCAATATAGCTAAGGATACTCAATGGGAAATAGCTAAGTTAAACAATGAAACTAAATTAACTATAGCAGGATATAAATTTGGACCCAATGGTCAACTATTAACTGGTATAGCTGGATATGGTACTTCTGATAAAAGTAGTGATGAAAACTTTGGTATTGATAAATTCAATGAATTAAAAGCAACCAGTGCCACAGATTTCTCTAAAGCTGTGGATCAAATGAATAAAAAAGTTGCTTCTGATAAAGGTATAGATCCAATGGATGAAAAAGTACCAAAAGCAACAAGAGATTCGGCTGTTGCAGAGTGGATGGCTGATCCCAGAAATAAAGCTGACGTGGCTCAGTATAATGCAGCAGCGGCAAAAAAAGGAGCAGAAGATCAAGCATATACTGCTATAAATGATTATATAAATGGTAGAATAAAAAAAGAAAGTCCAAATTTATATAACGGTAGAGAAGATGTTATAAATGGATTAACTCAAGGTGGAACTTTTAATTTAGTTCAAAAAACTTCTAATTACAGATCAATCACAGATAGATCAGGACCACAAACACCATTTTCTTTAACTGGTCAAGATATGCAGAAAATAATCAGAGGTACTCATCCTAGTATAACATTATCTTCTGAAGAAGAAACTACAGGAGTTTCAGGTATTGGTGGTACACCTGTTACATCAAAAGTACCTGTTCTTAAATATAATGGGAAAAGTTATTATTTGCCAGAACCTTTAAGTAAAACCATATATGCTGCTGGAATTGCAGATAAAAATTTTGAATCTAAAAGAAATGAATTACTTAATCAAAATATAAACAGAGTAATAGGTAAAGAAGCTTTATATCAAGATGACAAAAATCCTTATTATAAAGCGGCGCATAATATAACTGCCAGAATAGTAATGGGAAGTGATGAAAAGTTTAAACCTGATGATGTTGTCTTAACTGATAAGGATAAGTTTGGAAATGTTTATTTCAAAGTACAAACAGAGAAGAGTATTAAAGAGAATGAACTAAAAACTAGAGTCGAAGCTGAAGGAGGTAGATATATAAAAGGAGAAGATAAATTTATGTTACCTGGAAATAGATATGGTAATCTAACTAATTCTCAAAGTTTTAGTGATCCTAAACTTGCCCCATTAAAGACATTGATAGATTTTAAATCTAGTGCTACTCCTAATGATAGATTCAATACAGCACCTCAGACATGGGGTAATAGAAATTTTCAGTTTAAAGTAGATATGGAAAACGGACATCCTTCTTATAGAATAATCGATCCTTACACAGGAGCACAATTTGGACAAACAGATTTAGGTGAAGGTTTCTCAACACTTGAAGCAGCAGCAGCTAAAGCAACTTGGCTAGGATATTTAAATCCAGTTGACTATACAAATAAAGTAAAAACTATAGGTGGAGTTCCAGGATACCAACCAAAATAATTAACAATGCCTACATCAGATAATTTTACCGGTATTAATGATACAAACATTCTCGCTGCCCAACAAGACAGCGATTCTCGTTTTAGTGATTTAATGCAAAATAATCCTAAGTCTTTTGTTGATCCAAATAATATTACTCAACCAGAAGCTCCTAAAGGACTTTATGGCACTGTTAATCCAGGAGAGAATATTAATATAGATAAAACATCTTATGCTTATAATGCTGCGGATTATAATAATAACACAACAAATCTAGCTAAAAAATATCCAGGATCAAACGGACTTCCGGATATTTTACTTCCTCAATCTGAAACCAATAGATATACAGGTAATGACTTCGGTTTTAAGATAGATAGAAACAATGAATCTTTTTACGAGAAACAACAAGGTTTTTGGAAAACATTAGGTAATGTAGGAGCTAATCTTATAGGTAAGACTGTTGCTTATGCTGCACAGAATGCTGGATTTATATTAGGTGCACCAGTTGCAGCAGGAACTATGGATATTAGTAATATGACTGACAACTTTTTAGTTCGCGCTGGAGATTGGTTAAAAGATAAAACAGCTGAAGATTTTCCAATATATAAGAGCGATAAATATACTCAAGGTAATATCTGGGAAAAGTTAGGTACTATTGGGTGGTGGGCAGATGATGCTGCAGATCGTGTTGCACTTACAGCAGCTATGTTTTTACCTGGATTTGCAGAAGCTAAAGGTCTTGGATTATTTGGTACTACTTTAGATACAGCGGGTAATTTAAGAGCTACAGGAATAGCTACAAAAGCCATTCAAAATTTAGCCGCAGATCCTGAAAATTATGGACAATTAGGTAAACTATTTTTATCTAAATTATATAAAGCTGCAGCAGAAGGCGTAGCAGATACAGGTACTCAACCTGCGTTAAGAGCATATGCACAGAACTTAAGTCGTGCAGAATTATTCGGTTGGAATATAATAGGTCAGAGTGGTTTAAATGCTAAGGAGACTCAAGAAGCTATAATGAAAGCTACTGGAGATAAAGATAAAGCAGCTAATGGAGCAATGAAAAGTTTCTGGGAAACGGTTCCTTTAGCTCTTGCAGGATCTCTTGTGGAAATACCACAAATGTTTAGTACTAGAAATACTGCTAAATCCATTTTAAATAAAGTATTTAATAAAGAAACCGGAGAGACATTAGAAGAAGGACTTGCTTTAAAAGGACCATCTATAGGTAAAACTTTACTTAAAGCAATAGGAACTGGTTTTGAACATGGTCAGAATGAAAGTATGCAGGTAGCTGTTTCTAGATATAACGAAGAAAGTGCAGAAGGTAAAGACAAAAGAGGAACTCTACAAGGAATATTTGGAGACTTTATGGATAATATTCATGATCCCAATGGTCAGAATAATATTGCTCTTGGTACCATACAAGGTATTTTAATGACACTTGGTGGAAGAGGTTTTGATAAATTTGTTACTCATCAAACAGAGAATGAAGGTAAACAAGCTTTAGCTGTATTTAATAGTATTAATGAAGCTAGACTCGCTAGAAGAATATATGGAGCGGATTTTAATCAAAGAGACGAGAACGGTAATATAGTTGTAGACGCTCAAGGTAAGCCTGTAAAAGATCAACAGAAAATAGCTGATGCTGGACTCTCTTTAGCTGGATCACAAAATGCAGTAGAACTAAAACAAAAAGCTTTAGAACAAGGTAACTATACAGGAGCAGCATTTGTTGATCATAAAATGTTATCTTCTTTTGCTTATAATTTCTTTGCAGACGCAAATGGTATGGAACATCTAAGTAACATACTTAAATTAGAAGCAAAAACTAATGATAAGAATCCAGATAGAATTAATGATGTAGATGAAAATGGAAATGAAATAACTCCACAGGTTCAATTACAAAGAAACCTAAATACTATAAACGAACTCAGAAAAGTTTATAATGCTATAGATCAGCGTCATGCTGGTTTTATGAATCTTGATATTGATAAGAAAAACAAAGATGAAGTAAAGCAAGCCACAGCTTTCATAGATAAACTTAAATTTGATCAATATAATGAGGCATCCAAACAAATCTTTTTTAAAAATCAAATAGAAAAGAACAATCGTGAGATAGCTTCTTTAGGAGTAGATACTCTTGATGATAGTAACCATTTCAAAGATCCTTCCAATCCAATGGAGGAGAAGTTTAACGAGTTACATGTAATGAATGGTGCACTAAATGAAATCTTAGATGAATCAAAAGAAAAGTATAAAAACTTAGTAAATAAGAAATTACAAAAAGAAGCTTTTAAAATAGATAAAGCTTTTAATGAACAAGTAGAAGAAAAAGCAAACTCTCAACCTAAACAAGAAAACGTTGAAACTACCCCAGAGCAGCAGCCAACAGTGGTCAATAATCCAACATCGCAGAACCAAACTCAAACACCAGAGACCGCGCAACAGACAACTCCACTACAAACAGAAGGCACATCCACGCCAGAAGTAGCTAAATCTATTCCAGCAGGACAAGCTTTATTAAATAAAAGAAATGAAGATTTAGCGAAAGCTACAACTCAAGAAGAGAAAGATGCTATACAACAGCAGTATGTGAAAGATTCATTAGATATTGCTGATAAAAAGAAACAACAAGAAAAGAAACCAGGTAAAAGTGTAGTTGATATAAAAGAAATGATACCTGATACTAAGACAATTCATAAAGATGAATTGGCTAAGTTAAATAGTATTATTAATGAAGAAGCAAGAAATGGTAATATAACTCCAGAACAAGAGCAACAATTGCTCGATACTTTAGATAAGAAAAAAGTAGTAGGTACTATATTTGATACAGAAGATTTAGAAGATGAAACTCCTGAAACACAGGAAGAATCTGAACCTACTCAAGTAGAACCTACTGACCAATCTATAGATAGTGGTTCTTCTACAGAAGATTCTGAGCAAGTTATACCTGAACAAGAATATGATCCTGAGACAGCTGATATTGATACTAGAGGATTAGAAGATTCTGTATATTCTAGCCTTGCATTTGAAACTTCTAATAAAACTGTAACACAAGAAGAAGGTGTAGATAGCAGAGGTAGATTTAATAATACTTTAGATGAAGAACCTTACAAACAATTCATACAGGGGTACTTACGTTATTTAAATCAAAACGGTTTACCAGTTGATGGTTTACATGGAAAGATAATAAAAGATAATGAAGCTTTACCTCATACTGAAGAAACTCAAGCAGCTATATTAACCAAAGGTTATGGTTCTGTATTAGTTATAACTGATATAGATCGTAATATTTTACATTTCGATAAAAATTATACATCATCTCCGGATGAAAGAGAAGGAGCACAACCTATTGTATTTTCTTTTACTTCTCAGTATTTTGATGATTTAAAAAATGCTCGAGCTGCAGTAGGTCAGGAAAGAACTGGAATATCAGCTGATGATTTCTTAAAAAAATATCAAACAGAAAAAGAGCAACAAGATTTAGCTAGACAACTAAATTATAAAGGTAAAGAAATAAATGTAGAAGTAATTGGTATATCAAAAGGAGTAACAAGAAAATCTCAAGAACCTATCAGAGCTTCTGATGTTATTACTGAATCAATGAAACCATTACTTCATATACCTTCTAGTAGTGAAAGATTTGATCCAGCAAATCCTGAAGCTAGTAAATACGTATTGCACGGTAATCAAACACTTATTAGTGGAGCTCTTTATGCTGAAACTGTTGATTCCAATACTAATATAGTATCTTATACTAGACTTATACCTAACTTAATTTCAGATATACCCGAACTATTTGAAAATATAAAGTCTTTACTAAATAATAAATATACAAATAAAAATCAAGCTATAATTGCCAGGGATTATTTAAAAGAGTTATTATTTTTAGGTAGACCAAAAAGACCTAATTTAACTATAACTGAGAATGAAGATGGATCAGAATATAATATTAGATTACTTCAAGATGACCAATTAATAGATCCAGAGGCAACTATGACATTTATTACTCAACAGAGATTGAATATATCAAAGTCTAATATTGAAAATGATGAACATAATGAAGTAACATTAAAAGGTAATAATATAAAGATTGAAACGAAACCTAATTATAAAAATTACATACTACAAAATTCTACTACTGTAGATATACCAGTTCAAACTTCCGAGGGTTCTAAATTCATACCACTTAATACATATGCAGCTTTCAACTTCTTAGATAGTGTTGATAGTATGAAAGCTAAATTAGCTGAACCTGAAAAAGAGTTTGCTGAAGAAAGTGGTACTAATTTTGATGAAAACAGTGTTGCTATATTTAGACACGGACAGAATAACGAAGATATAACTGGAAAGAATTCTGGAAAGAATGACATACCTCTAAATAAAAAGGGTAGGGAAGATGCAAGAGCTATTGGTGCTATAATGAAATCATTAAGTATTATTAAAATTATAACATCTAAAATTTTAAGAGCAATTGAAACAGCACAATTAGCTGGTAAAGTTATTGGTGCAAAATCTATTGAAACTAATGAACTATTAAATACGTGGGATATTGGAGACTTTACCAGTCTACCAGATGATCAATTTGATGAACGTTGGTTTGTACTTCATCCTGATGAATTAATTAAAGATGGTAAAAAACTAGGTGAGTCTTTCAATACTTTTTTATCTAGAGCACAAAAGGGATATAAGTTTATAGAAGGACTAGATAAAGAAACAGCTATTGTATCTCACTCGCGCAATATACGAGCATGGACAGCAATCAAAGAAAATAATGGTTTCTGGAATGAAAATGCACTTGAAACTTTTTTAAATAAGAAAACTTCATTAGATTCTACTTCTATACAAAGACAGGAAACAGTTAGAGATAACTCCACTTTAACCAAGCAACCTTTAAAAAGACTTGGTAAAGTACAGACTAAAAGCGTTGAAGATTTAGCTAAGGAACAAGATGAATTAGATAAGGGAAATACAGAAGGTCTTACAGCGTCTGCAGATGTTAGAGAAAATAGATCATTGATTGGAAATAGAGAAATACTTGAAGCCAATAGAATGTTTGGTGCTGAAATAATAGTTAGAGTTGATGAAATAGCTAACTCTGATGCGCGAGCTTTATGGACTACATCTGGTATTAAATTATATCGTGACGCACGCAAAGGCGATGGTTATCACGAAGCATGGCATCATTTTTCTCAGCTTTATTTAACTTTACCTGAGAAAAGATCACTCTATGATGAAGCAAGAAAGAAAGGTGTAAACTATACAGATCGTTCTGGTCGTAAACTTAATACTAAATCTGTTTCTGATATTGACCTAGAAGAAATGATTGCAGATGATTTCAGAGATTACGTAGAAAGTAATGGTAAATCAAGATTAGTAGATAGACCTTATCGTAATAACATATTTAGAAAGATACTCGACTTCTTAAAGAGATTCTTTTTCGGAGATGTTAATATTTCTAAACTTTATGATGATCTTTATAAAGGTAATTTAAATAAATATGAACCATCTATCAATAATGCTATGTGGGGTAAATTAACCTCTAAAGCAGTTGATGGACACGGTAATGAAATAGTTGATAATCAGAAAGCAGCTTACTATAGAGATATAGTAGATTACTTCATGGGAGAACAATTACTAGCTGGTAATACTTCAGTGGAGTCTTTACGAAAGAATAAAAAACTAGCAGAAGCGGTTTATGGTAATATTTATAACGAACTGGTTACAAGATATTATAACCCAATGCTGGATAAATTTGATGCTGGTGAGGAAATCAACCAAACAGTAGCAGAAGAACTAAATAATATTCTGACTAACTGGGAAGCTTTTGTAGATTATCATAAGAGAGCTTCTAAACTTTTCTTAAACATCCAACATGAGCTTGCTATAGATGTACCAGAGAATCCAGAGGATGTAAAGTCTGAAACTGACATATCTGAAGGAGATGATGAATTAAAGAATGAAAGCGATGAACAATTTGGAGAGGATGAAGTAGATAAAGATGTAATGCAGAGTGATAAGCTTTATGATGTTTCAGGCAATGAACAATCTTCCATTAATGCAGCCTCAATTCAAACAAGAGGTTTAATAAGAATGTTACCAGCTATAGATTTTGATAATGGTAACTTTACAATTTTATTAGATAATAATGGATTCCCAAGGCTTAATGACTACGCTAGAACTTGGAATAACATAGCTTATGAATTATCTGATCTTAATTCTTATGATGAAATGATTAATAAGCTTCGTGATCCTAAAACTTTAAAGAAGATACCTGAAGTAAGTGTACTTCTTAAACATCTTCCAAATCCAGACAAAGATCACACACCTAGAGAGATAAATACAATAGCTGCTTTTAGAACAGATTTCAATAGAGCTTATATTGGTATATATTCTGGTAAGATGAATAATAACGGTAATTATTATTTGAACGAAGAAACTAAAAGAAATTTAGACCAAGTAAAAAAGACTTGGACTGCTAACTTTTACAATAAGACTTCAGATGATCCAGATGTAGCTGGAGAAAGGATATTGGTGGATGAGGATAATGGTAAGAACTATTTAAATCCCAGTATAATATTATCCTATAATCCAGGAGCTATAGCAGGTAAAGAAGCTTTACTAAAATTACTAGGTATTAGTTTTTCTGATGAAGCTAAAAATGATAGATTCTATACTGGACAGTTAAGTCAACTCTTGGCTGATATACAAACTAATATAAATGAGCGTCATCAAAATGGTCAAAGAATATACAATCCTACATTTGATCTCAGAAGCGATTTAAAGGACAATAAGACAGGAGAAGTTATAGTTAGGGGTTTATATGGTGTTCTTGATGGATTGTTTTATTTCCAGTCTAAATACGCCTCAGATGTACCCTCATTATCCTATCAGACAGCTGAAGGTGAAATGATCTATGGTTTAAGTTTAAATCATACTTTATCTATAGTTTCTAATAAGCTTAACAAAGCAACAAGTTACGATGATATAAAAAATGATCCTTCTATGCAACATTTGGATTATACAAATAATCCTTATGTTCTTGGATCAATTTTTCTTAAGAAATTATTCAATTTAAATAAAGGAACTAGATTAAAAGATAATTATATAATAGTAGGTAACTACAATGGTTTTAAACAGCAGGATGAAGATGGAGATACTGTGGGTTATTCTACTACGAATTTAAATGTACGTCAAAAAGCTATCTTTGATATTAATTCGCTTTTAACTAAAGGTGTAGTAGAAGTAATGAGAACAGAAAGTTCCAAAAGTGCTTACTTTATAAAACTTCATCATTATGAAAAAGATAATGCTGGAGATCCTAGTAAGTCTTATTTACCTATAGGTTTTAGTGAATTACCTGCTGGATTTCAAAGCCCTCGTTTAATGAATTATATGATTGATGGTTATTTACATGACGAGTTAAATAGAATGAAAACCGCAGCTAATGTAGATGTTTATAAGAATGATCCTAAACTTATGCAAGCAGCACAAGGTTTCAATCTATTCAGAGATGTACTTAGGGGAATTTTAGATCAATATGGTAATCTTAGAGCTACTGAAAAGAATGCTGAAAGTTTAAAAGATTCCATAAAATCAGATCTTGAAAGACATTCGCCTGATGCAATAATAGAAAAATATAGAGATAGAATCGAACAGGCAATAAATAGGTTTTTTGAGAGCGAATTTAAGTCATTGAAAGAAGGACTTGAAGAAGAAAACATCACTGGAGATGACATAGCTAAAAACTTACCTAGTAAGTCTTATGATCAGCAGTTACGTACTTTTATAGCTAATGATTTTTTACTTAATGTAGAATACACTAAGTTATTTAATGGAGACACGATTTATCAAGCTCATTACAAAGATTATTTTAAAAGATCCAAAGGAGATATATCTACAGGTAAAACTCCAATGACGGATGATCTATTTGCTAGACATATGCGTTCTATTGAGAAAAATACTTTTGGTGCTTTTATTCAATCAACAATACCTAATGATTATAAAACATTCAGAACTATTAATTTTAAAGATGACACAAGAGATTCCAAATATATAGAGATATATAGAAAAGACTTACTTGCCGCAGATCCTACGTTAAAACCTGAAGAAATAGATAAATGGTTAGAAAAATATAAAGGTATGAAAATTGCTGATGGTCAAGGTTATGTAACTTTGGATTTCTATCGCCAATTTTTAAAATCTATTAATAACTGGTCAGATGCGCAAGAAAAAGGATATCAGGTTGAGCTAGCTAAGTATAGACTCGCTAATAAATCATTTAACACTGACTATACAAATGAAATGCAAGAATATGATAGAGAATTCTTAAAAGCTAATCCTCAGAACTTTTCTTATTATCCTCCTCTTAAAATTCAATATAATGGTCCTATAAAAGCTAAAGGTACAGGAGCAATGGTAATGGATAAGTTTTCTGTTGTGCCCTTAATACCATCCATACTTCAGAACACACCGCTCGAACAAATTCACAATGAAATGTTAAAAGCTGGTATTGGTTATGCAAAATATGCATCAGGTACTAAGAAGTATTTACATCCTCCAGTTGAAATTTACAATGAGGACGGATTTCAAGGACTTGATCTTTCTAAACACGAACCTGCTGTACATTTTTTAGATTATCTTAAAGAACAGATTAATACCAATCCTAAGACTAAATCAGAATCCATATTTGGTTCTCAAATACGTAAGTTAATTGAAGCCAATATTTTTAGTAACGGTACTGCAGATAAAATAGATTTGGATAGACACGAAAGATATAAAAGTTACATAAAAGGTATTATTGATCTAGGTAAAAAAGAGTTATTCAATGAAATAGGACTTTCTGAATCTGAAGGAAGAATAAGAATAGGTGATATGGAAAAGTTTATTTCTACTATTCAACAACAAGCTGAACTTAGGGAGCTGAATGATAATATAAAAGATTACATACAATATGATAAAGATACCAAAAAACTTAAATATGCTCTTGAAACTTCTTTGAATAGAAAACCTATCCAAGACCTTTTAATGGGTATTGTTGACAGAAGGATGAGAGTTCAGAAATTAAGTGGAGATCAACTTATACAGATATCATCTTCTGGATATCAAGCTAATGACTTTAAATATACTAAAGCAACAGATGAAGAAGTAAAAAAATATGGTACAAACGGTCTTAGATTTTACCACCTTGAATATGATGAAAATGGTAAACCTAAAAATATTGTATCATCTCAAGTCAAGGTAGGTTTAAGTACTAATGGATTTGATAAACTTTTAAATAAAAAACATCCAGATGGTAAAAGGATAAGTACCCTAGAGAGATTAAATGAACTTTTAAGAGATGGCAATTGGCGCAAAGAGAATAAAAAAAGTATAACATTAATAGGTTATCGTATACCTACGCAAGGTTTTAATTCTATGGAACATTTGGAAGTATCTGAATTTTTACCTCCTCATGTAGGATCTTCTATAATTGTTCCAGCTGAGATTGTAGCTAAATCAGGATCTGACTTTGATATTGATAAAATGTCTATCTTTAGACCATCCTTTGATGAGAATGGTGAGATTATAGACGGAGGATCTAAAGAAGGTTATTCCAATAAAATTATAAATTTATTCTCAGAAATACTTTCTGATCCTAAAATCTTTAAACAACTAATTAGACCTAATGACACTGATCTAGTTAAACCTGAAACAAATGATGTTGCTGTAGCGATAGGTAAAAGAAGTGCCTCTGATATTAAAGATCCTAAGCCTTACTCAGGAACTCAGATTTATAGATATAAAAATAACTTAAGAAAGTTTGAAACTCTTTTATCCGCTAAGAAACTGTTAAGCATATTTGCTGTTAATAATACATTTAGTACTGTTATGCAGCAGGCTGGTACTACTATGGCTACTACTTATGGTCTTGAAAAAGGAGTTAACAGAAATGTTAAGTTATTTTTGATGAGTCCTAAAGAAAGGCAAAAGGTTATCAAAGATAATAGAATTCTCTTAGGTTCTAAATATTCTGTTGATGGTAATTTCAAGCAAGACTTTTATAGCCAATTAATTAACGCTACAGTTGATGCTGCTTCTGATGACTTCTTTGGTTATGTGAATATGTCATATGAGAATGTAAACGTTCTTTGTCATTTAATTAATCAAGGTGTACCATTTGACCGTGCTATATGGTTCTTAAATCAACCAGTCCTCTTACGTTATTATTCTGACATGCGTAAAAGACAAAGAGGTGTAGGTAAAGACTCTGTTAAGGCAACTATACTAGGTCAACTTACAGGAAAGGATTATTTCTTTCAGTCAGAGACCACTGGAAGAATGATGCTTGATAGAGCTATATATAATAAGGATATAAACAATATATTAAATAATCCTAAGTACACTAATTTATTCTTAAGTAAAGATGTACTTAAGAAATATACTGTTAAGAATAAGAATGTTGATGAGTTCTTACAAGATCCTAAGACTAAAACCTATAATGCTATTGTCCTAGCTTATTTTATAAGTCTTCAAGAGCAAGCTGGATTATTTAGAGATTTACAAAGAGTATCAAGTTACGATACAACTAAAACTTCTAGTCCCACTATTGCTTATAATCTATTTGCAGTATCAAAACAAATAGAAGCAAATAAAATGTTTAATGCTGAGGAGGTCAGTAAAATATCAACTAAAAGTATAATAGGAGCTTTTGATAATAAAAAATTGGTAGCTACTATCGGTGCGGCTTTGATGCCCGTGGCTTTTAATCCTTATTTTATGTCCAAATCGGTAGCTATAATAAAAAAGAATACTCAATATGCTACTAGAACAGCTCAGAAAAAATTCATTAACAATTATGAAACTCAATGGATAGAATACGTAGTTAAAAGCTTAGGTAAAATAGGTGACTATTCTATACCTCAATATACTAGATATCTACAAGAAGGTAAAGGTAGTTTAGCTAGAAGGTTTAATGAGATTATTGGAAAGTATCCAGAACTCAAACAAGACTATGCGCTGGTTAATAAACTAAGACCAAACTTTCCAAACCAAGTTAATATAAAGAAATCTAATATAGAGGTATACAGGTTATTCGAGAATACCACTGATGATCAGAATAGATACATATCAGAATTTAGAAATCTAATTAATTTAGATTCTAAAAAATACAATCCACAGCAAACTATAGAAATTCAGAAGTTTTTTAGAGACTTAGCTATTCTAGGATTCACACAGTCAGGTTTCAATAAAAGTAACATTTCGTTTCAAGATATAATACCTTACGAGCAACTAGCAGATATCTTTAAAACAACTCTAGATAACTTCAATAAATATATAGCAAAAGATCCAAGTTTATTAGATAGTTACATAAAACAATTTCAGTCCCAATTTTCTAGTAATCAAAAGTCTAATAAGCAATCATGGAGAGGTAGAGATTACTATCTAACTGATGAAGCAAACAAAGCAATAAGAGCTAAAACAGGTAAACCAGAAGAAGTCAAGAAAGCTCAAATCAACGTTCAACCAGAACCAGAAGCTTTTGAAAATATTAAAAAAGTCAAACTAACTGAAACCAATCAACAAGAGCAACTAGCACCACTAGTAAAAACAGAACGTCAATATTGGCCTGGCGATGAAGTACCTGAAAGCACTAATGAATTAGAAAAAGCTATTGGCAAAGCTCAGTATAAAATGATGATGGATAATTTGAGAGATTCAAATAATGATTACTTTTATGATGACTTACCTGATAGCTATACTAAGGAAGATTTTGATAAATACATCGATAATGAAGATTTTATTCTACAAACTAAAATAACACCTGAAAACTTTGAAAGGTTTTTACAGGTTTATAATAGATTTGGTGACTCGATAGTTACTGATGATGGTGGAGAATATTCACTGGAATCCTTAACTAATAGTCTAAGAAATAAACTAATATTTGATGAAAATGGAAGTAGTGCAATAGAATACCATGATGGAATAAAAAGTATTTTTGAAGAGTATATCAAAGATAGAACACCTGATGATATGAAAGATAACGTTGAGAAAATTCTTGGAGATTATGGACTTCTTAAGTTTAGAGACTACAATTCAAATCAACCTAAACTAGAATTTCCAAACGAATCTGAAGGTAGATATTATACAGATGAAGAATATAAAGAAAAGTTAAAAAACTGTAAAGGATAAACCAATGAATCAATGTCCGAATTTTTCCGATCCGAAATATAAGTATCTAGAAAATAAACTAGGTGAGCTTGAAGCTTACAAATACTGGCATCAACATGGTGGTGATATTTCTCACGTGTTAACTAATCAAGATAGATTAAAGTTAATTGATAGATCTAAAGAATTAGTTAAATATGTACAAGGTGTTTATAGTCACGCAGCTAAAGAAAATCCTGAACTATTTCTAAAGGAAATAGCAGATCAACTGACAAGTTCTAAAAATGAAGCAACTACAGCCAGAAAAATAGCTGGAAACGAGCTTTCAAATATTGCTTTACAACTAAGAGCTTCAGAAAATCTTACTCCTAAATCAATTAATGTTACTATGAAAATAATAGGAGCATTAAAACAAGATAAGTCTAATCCTTCAATAGTAGGACCATTGCAAGCTAAAGGTTTAGTGGGTAAAAGAGTAGCTCCTTTAACATTTGAGATACCAGTTGATCCAACCAACTTCAATTTAATGGATCAGCAAATAAAAGCTACCAAGGTTGCTCAGCAAATTAATAAACAAGCTGGTAAGGAAGTAGTAACTACAAAAGTAGTTAATGGTAATGCTGCAATATTAGTTGACCCCAATATAAAGAGTATAATAGATAAACTTGATCCTTCAGATTTTACAACTTACAAGCAATATCTAGTTGACAATCTTTACACGAGTAAAGACAATCCAGCCACAACAGATTTAATAAATAATGCCGCTAAATTATCCAGAGAGTTAGGTAGAGACGATCTAGTTAACGTGGCAAGACTAATTTATAAATATTTAGATAAAAATCCTACTCTCAAAACTAGAATGGTAGATGATATATTTGAGGAGACTGGAGAAACTGGTATAAAAGCTTACTATAACAAAGGTACAAATAGTATAACTTTTGGTAGATCTACAATGGGACAGAGTACACTTGAGTACGAATCTGAAACAGTTCTTCACGAAATACTTCATGGTTTAACTTTTCAGCCGTGGTTTAAATCTAAAGTAGATGTACCTTTATCTCAAGAAGAAAAAGATTTTAAACATGTTGTAGAAACTTATTATAGTTATTTCAAGGGTAAAAAAGGAGCTGAAGGTTATGCTTTCACTAATCCTGAAGAATTCTTAATGGGTGCACTATTTGATAAACCCTTCCAAGATCATTTAAAAGAGCTTGGTGGAGATACTGTTAAGGGATCTCCTTTTGTACAATTTCTAAAAGATATACTTAAAAGATTCTTAGCTTTATTCGGAATTAAATCCAAAGACGAAATAGTAGATAAATTAGACCCTGAGAAAATCCAATCTTCTATGATTGAAGCTTTGTCTGATTATTTAGGTAAGATGAAGAAGATTGATTTATTTAACGGACTAAAAGAAGAAGGTAGAAATTATGGTCTTAGTTTTGCTATAACAGCGCAACAGGATTACTTGAGTGAATCTGAAAGACTTAAAGCTGAACGAGAAGAAAGAGAAAAGATGAAAGCTTCTCTTGGTGATAATCTTAGAGAACAATTAAAAAAGAGTATTGATAAATCTATACTTTCCATAAAATCATTCGGATCTAACATTCGAAAAAGAATACCAGAAAGTCAAGAAGGTTTTAAAGCTATTTTTAAGCAATTAAAAAAACTCGAAGATCCGGCTTATAATTTAGACCAAATAGACTTCTTCTTTGATTTTACATCTGAGATACAAGCCATTATGAATGTGGCTCATGAAAAAATTAGAAAGTTACAGTCCGATACCACTATAAATGATCCCGACGTTAAACTAAAAGAGTACGAAGATATAGTATCTGCGGCTAGAAACTTTGATCCTATTTTAAATGAGATTCAGAATATAAAGATTCAACTGGAGAGTCTAGGATATAAAGCATCGTTAGTTGATCTAGATGATATAACATTAAAAAGAGACAGGATAGAATCTATCTATAGTATGGGTGTATTTCCATTAGTAACAGATAAGTTTGTGGATATTTTATCTCCTTCATCTAAACAAGCAGTAGAAATGTCTACTACTAGAATTGATGAACTAGATAAAAGAATAGCACTTGCTAATAAAAATAACAATAAATCACGTGTTTTACAACTAGAAAGAGAGAAGAAAACCGAACAGTCTAAGATAGATAAAGAATTTACACTTAGTTCAGATAAAGTTAGAGATTGGTTAAGAGGTCAAATGGGTGACTCTAATATCTTACAGGTTTGGTTAATGGCTGGCGTGTCAAATTCTAATCCTTTAGTATCTGGCTTATCTAAGTATATTAGAGATAATGTTGGAGAGGCTGCACCTGCAGTACTTGAGCTTATGAACACTATGCAATCCAAATTAGAGGATTATGAGTCTAAAACAAATAGGTCAAGAAATAATATACTAGAATTTAATACACCTTTAATTCAAACTCATAAAATTATCAATGGTAAGGATGAGAAAGGTGAATATACCTATGAGGATAAACGCTCTCTTTTACATGAATTTAATGGTGGACATATTCAAGAACTTCAGAAGTTTAAAAGACAGTTGACAGACCTTTATGCATCCAAAAGAGAAATAGAGAGTACTGCTAATCCAAATGAAGAAAATCTAAAGTTTCTTACTGATAGAATTAAAGAAACTAAAGATAAACAAAGACAGTTTATAAGAGATTACATGGAGCAACAGTATACTACTGAAGTACATGAAGCTTTAGACATGCTCCACGAGGATTTAGGAGGCTATACAGCCTGGGATTATATGGGACCAGTACTATCTAGAATAGAAGATACAGAGCTTGCCATTGACCAGGAGAATGATCCTGCTAGGTTAGCTGATTTATATAATCAGTTAGATGGACATAATATAGAGTTCTCTCGTCTTGGTTCTTTATATGAAAAATCACCTGATAGTAGAGAGTTGAAAGTAGCTGAACAAATAAAAAAAAGAAGAGAACTTTTAGGTAAATATAGTCAATATGTTCTAACAGACAAAGGTAAAGTTCAATTTGATACTCAGTGGGCAAGAATGAAAAGAAAATTGTCTAAAAATGAAATAACTCCTGAGAAATATGAACGTTGGTTGGAGGATAATACTGTAACCGAAAATACTCCAGCTTTCTGGGATGCAAAAAATGCAATCTTAAAGGATCTTAATGACCTGTATTTAGAAATGGGTGTTGAGAATAAGAAGGATGAAAATATTGGTAAACTCTACAAAGGTATGGAAGATATTACCAAGGCACATAGAGATTCTAATGGTATAATAAATGGATCAGAAATGCCTGATAAAGAATTAAAAGATGTTAAAAGTTTAGAAGAACAAATTGAAAAAGCTAAAGATGATTTAGCTAACATATTCGGTTTGACAAGACTTGAAAGAGTAAATATATCTAATCTAAAGAATCAAATTGATGAGATTGGATCTATGATGTATTTCGAACAAGATCCAGATAAAAGACAGAATCTAGTAAATTTAAAGGCTGATATTGAAGATCAAGTTGATGAAATAGAATCTAAGAAGAAAAATATTAATAAGAAACTATTGGATAAATATTTTCTTCTAATGAAAAAACTAGGTGAATTAGAAGAAGGTAATGTTACCAAGTATTATTTAGATGAATCACAAGAGAGATTAGAGCAAGAAACAGCTAAAGTAGATACTTCTAAAATGCCAGTTAAAATGATTATGAATGGTAGAACCTATCAAAAATCAGGTAATGAATGGTTGGAAATATCTGGAGGTAAAATAGAGAAGAGAGATATAGCTTTCGTAGAAAATATATTTAAAGAAAAAAAAGGAAATGTAAACTATCTTAACTCTGACTGGTATAAAACCAATCATGTAAAAAAGATGAAGTTTGTTAGAAATGCGGAATACATACCTGGACAGTATGATGTAGCTGCTGGAGATTGGCAAGAAGTAGAAGAACCTACGTATGCATGGAAGCAAACAAGACCAAGGGATTCAAACTACATAAACGAAAATCAACCATCTTTTAAATATAAAACCAGGCAAATTAAAGACCAATATATAAACAAGAATTATAGAGAAGATATTAATGGAGACTTGAGACCTAAAGTGAAAGGAGTTAAAGATGATAGATTTCTTAATAAGGATTATCAAAGACTTATTAACTCTAATAGTTCTCAGGATACTGCCACAGCTAATATGTTAAAATATTTAACAGATACTTATTATAAAGCTCAAGAAGGTATTCCAAAAGGTCTTAGACCAGGATATGAATTACCTGGAATAAGAAGAACAGATACAGAAAGATTGATAGGTCAAAGTTTGAAGAAATCTAGTCAAGAAATGTTTGAATATCTTGGTCAGATAGCTAGAAGTATTAAAGATAAAGCTGTAATTAATGAGCAAGATAAAGATATTTTATTTGGATACAATGATGACTTTAATGGAATAGTTCCAATTAAATTTCTAGGGGATATTGATTCTAAGGATCAAAGTATAGATTTACCCAAATCTATTTTAACCTTTGCATCTGAAATGTTAAAACGTGAGCAATTAGTTAAAAGTTTACCTTTTGCAAATGCAGTTAAAGATATTGCAAATAATTCAGATTATAGACCTGTTAAAACTAAGAAAGGTATAGTTGAATCTGTTAAGAGGAAATTTCTACCAAAGAATACAGAAGTAGCTAAAAGGTCAGATACAAGTAATACTGCTTTGCAAATTAATGAAATAATAAAATCAGAAATATACGGGGAACAGATGAAAGATCAACCAGCTGCTAAATTAGTGAATAGTTCACTTAGATTAGGAGCGGGAGCAATGCTTGGTTTAAATTTTGTATCTTCTGTACAGAACTATGCTAATGCATTTACTCAATCTATCATTGAGACAGAGAGTAAAAATAAGAACTTTGATATGAAAGGTTTCTTTAAGGCTCAAAAGATTTATTATGCTCATGTGGATGAACTTATGAGTGATCTAGGTAAGTACGGTAATAAATCTTATATTAACCAATTCTTTGATTACTTTGGTGGTATTAATTATAAAATATTTGGTAAAAATCATAAGACATTGGCTCATAGCAAAGTAGGAGAATTTACCAAATCTTTATCGGTGCCTAATACTATAACTGAACATATGCTTAATTATCATATGGGTATAGCTATAGCTTTGAAATATAGAGTATCTGATGGTAAAGGTAATATGGTGCCAATATTTGACGCGTTTACTAAAAAAGATGGTAAGCTAGTTCAAAAAGAAGGGTTTAATATAACAGAGGAAGAAAGAAAAGAACTTATAGCTAGACTTAATAGCTCTGCTAGAAGAATCAATGGTGAATATGGAGATAAAATATTAGCAGATAAATATGTTTTAGGAAAACTTGTTTCATTCATGAATAGATATCTAGTGCCGTTTGTAGTAAAAAGGTATGGTGCTAGAAAATTTGATATTCAAGATGGTCAACGTGATGAAGGCTATTGGAGATTATTTGGTAAAATTTTAATACAAGATATTAGAACTAAATCTGTTCCAATACTTGGACAATGGAAATATTATACAGCAGAAGAAAAACAAGCCATAATTAAATCAATGACTGAGCTTGGGTTTACTATCATGTTTGCTTTAATGATTCATGCTTTAGGAGGAGATGACAACAAACAAATTAAAGATAATAGTATTCTCACTAATAACCTAATATATGCATTAAAAGGTATACAACAGCAAAACGAGGCTTTTATGCCTGTGCCAGGTATAGGTTTTGATGATCTTTTTAGAAAGATACAAAATCCTTTTCCAATACTTGGTAAAGTAAAAAATCTTGTTTCTTTAATTCAGGATGGCTCTCATACAGCTTGGTATGAAATGGGATTGCCAGGAGTGGATGAAAAGGATGTGAAATATATGCAAAAGACGGGATGGCATAAGCCAGGAGATTTCAAAATGTTTGCAGATTTTCAAAAATTAATAGGAGTACAGAAACTAGTAAATTACTTCTATCCAGATGAGGCATTAAAAGCACAAGAATCAATGTCAAGAATAAAATAAATGAAAAGTCAGGTTTTAGACCTGACTTTCTAATTTTAACTACTCCTCTCTCAATCTCCTTATACCTCTCATGAAACTTTCATGTTCTAAACTTACGTAATCAGGAGAGTTAGAAAAGGTATATTTTTCTTTTATGTGTGAGGAATCAGTTTTTACTTTCTCCTCCTCATCAAATGTGTAGTGATTTACACCATATTGTAATCCATAGGACTCCGTTGATTCCATTGGTGGAATATTAACAGATGCAATCTTTATTGATTTATAATTCAATGGATTAGGAGGTGTACTAAATTTTTGCATATTCTTTATAACAATATCTTTAAAAATCTTTAAACTCACATTATCTGGTGTATTAAGATACTCATTAGCATGTTTCTCCATCTCATTATAAACTGAAGTATAATGAGATTGATCACCTTGTGATTCTGATTGTTCATTTGATCCAAAAGGACCAAACTTTTCTTCTTCATTACCTTTCATATTATTATATCCTCTTGATGTCCAAAATCTTTCAGTATCCGTATATGTCCTAACTTTAGGTGCTTGTTTTAATTGTTCTTCTATTATTTCTTTTTTACTCATTGTAGTATATAACTTTCTTGATTTTTACTCCATTTTTCTTTACATATAAAAAATCCCATAACATTATTAGTATACATAATACCAGGATTAAGTATAAACTTACCATCCTTTCCTTCTACTAATGTCCATACTTTATTGGAATCTTCTTCTTCGATTATTTCTGTTTCCTCATCATCAAAATCCAACATTGTATTTTCATAGCTAGCACAACTTTGTATTGGATTTCTTTTTACAGAAAACATTCCATAAAAGTCGTGAAAATTGATTTCATTCATAGTTATTAAAACATTGACAACTGTGTATAATCTTCATTAGAAATTTCTGGTTGAATTTCAGAAATTATTTCATATGTCTTTTTAACGTAAAAATCATAGTTTATGTCATAGTCTTCTATTTTCTTTTCAACATGTTTATTGTATATAGTAGCTTTCCATTTACCTGCATCTTCTTGTATTTGCCTACCATCCGGATTACATTTTACAAGCTTAACACCATCGTTTGATATAAAATATCTATTTGTTTTCTGGAGTTTCTCTTTAATGATGTAGTTGTCCTTAAAGTAGATGGAATTCAAATACCAATCTCCTTTTGTTCTCATCCCAGCACAAAAATCCATAATATTAGTATGATTAGCTATAAACAATCTTGGATTTATACCTTTAACATAAAATTCATTGAGAGCTAAGGCTATAATCCTGTAACTTTTATTTTTATGTAGCTCATGGTTTATAGTAAAACTCGCTCCTTTGTGTTTAGGTTTTCCATCTGTTTTAACTGCAACATAATCATTTACAGATCTTTGTGCTAGTAATGAATAATCAGCATATTCTAATTTACCTTTATCATTATTACCAACTAAGGTTTCCCAGTCTTTACATATTTTCTTATATAATTCTTCTTGGTTTTTATCGAACAAAGATACTATACCATCAGTATTAGCAGATATTACGTTAATACCCCCCAAAACTAAACGTTCAATTAACATAATAAGATCTATCTGACTTCCTATAGTCACGTCAAAACATGTTTTTGGAGAAAACTGCCAATTTGTTTTATCCTGTAACTTTCCAAAAAGACCTCCATTTGCTGCTAATTTATAAGCTTCATCTACTGATTTATACTTACCTTCTTTAGTTTGCTTATACATATCCTTAGCAATGTCTCTATCACCTATTAATTTGTCAACTATACCTAACCATTCTATACCAAGGTGCTCCGGGTAAAGTTTTCTTTTTCTAATTGCATTGGGATACATACCACCTCTAACTAACATCAAGACTTTCATCTTGAACTGGACTATATTTTAATTTTAAAAATTTCCTCCAAACGAAACCGTACATGCTTGGTTTTTCTCCAGAACATACTGCATATATGTTGTGGCGCTTGTAAGTTGGATTATCATCAAGTATACTTTTCATTGTATTCCAAATCTTAATTAATTTACCTTCTTTTGTTTTTTGATGTATTTCATAAATAGTTCTAGATTGTGAAACTTTGTTTGCCATTTCTTCTTTTGCTTCTGGATTTTCTCGGTAGAATTTAGAACAATTACCACCAATATATCCCCTTGTTTTTCTTAATTTATAAGCATTAGATAATTTCTTTCTTGTTTCATCACTAACTATTAAACCTGTTTTGGAATCTTCTCTTTTATTATATCCACATTTACTATTTAAAGAATTGAATTGTTTAATCCAATAAATTTCTTTTTCTGATATTAATTTTTCATCTAATTCTAAATATTCCAAAACAAAATAATCAAAATTCTCTCTTCCGTACTTAAGCCATGCATTTATAAAATGATCATTTTCACTGTCTCTTTTTTTATTATTGAGATTTGTTATGTGATTTTTGATCCTTCTATGAATACATTTTGCTTTTCCAATGTAAACTTTATTATTAATTAAATTCCTAATACAATAAATACCTGATTTTTCTTTATCTTTTATATTTGCTTTCATAATATAATATAGCAAATATTTAGGATATAACCAAGTAAATTTTAAAATTTGTGGTCTTTCGAATACAGTTTATAGTTGTATCCTACTCTCTTTCGAGATAGTCTCTGAACGTTCTCCTGTTCGGAGCTTCGCTGCTGATTGTCCAATCCCTTAATTTTCAAGCATTTACGTTTAAACCTATTTCATTTTTCCGATTTAGCTTAAAGGCTCTAAGGAGTTTCCAGCAATTAACCACATTATGACGCAGGTTTTACTTTACGTCAGCATCACGCATTATTTGATCACTAGTTGGAATAACCAACCTTGGTTGATCATCACTATGAAGACCACCTTTTGCTATAAGGTATCTTGTACCACCAATTTTAAATGGAAACTCTTGTTTTTTATCAAATAAAACAGGAGTTTTTCTTATACTATTTATAAACGAATTTAATTCTTTGGTAACGAAACTAGTATAGGATGGAAAGCAATCTTCAAAGGTGAAAGGTTTTATAACTGACACCTTTTCTTTTAACTGCTTTCTTGTAATTCCAGCTGCTTTTAAGTAATTAGTTTTGTTAATTTCATCACCTATCTTTACATCATCAAAATTAGTGCAATCAAATCCAAATTCTTTTCGTATGTCTTTTCTTAGCTGAAGTTTATCTTTATCTTTATAAAGTTCGTTATCAGTCTTACCTCTTGTTATTTCATAGAATTTTTTGGTAGATAAACAGTCATTCTTACAATAATCAATAATGAGGTCAGCTTTTTCTCTAGTGTCTACGGAATCTCTATGATCAATTGGCATATCTTCTATGTTATGCCAGTCCATCATATATTGTAGCCACTTTAAACCCACTCTCTTTGCCTTATTATTATAATGCCATACTTTGTACAGATCCACTTGCCTAATGGCTAAATCACGCTCCCAATAGTCTGGCCATTCTTCATTGTTAGCTTTCTGAATTACATGGTTAGAATAATTTGAAATATATTCAGCTATATTTTTTCCTGGAATTTTTTCTTCTAACCAAACCATACTATTCTCAAGTATCATCTGTTGTACTTGAGAGTCAAATGCTAAACTATTAAAACCTATCTGTCCTTTTAGAGTTTTTAAATGCTTTTTTAATTCATATAAATCATTCTTAAATTTGGATATTTCAAAAACATTAAATCTGTCTTTTTTTATATCTAAGTCAACATAAAGGAAGAAATCTTTAAGAGTTTCTAGATCATAGATAACTATCATAACTTTTTATTGTAAAGTTACGAATAATTATCTATATTTCCAAATTAATTCTCAATACTGTTCAAAATTACTTCTCTTAATTGTCTTTCCAGTGCTTGCTGCTTGCATTGTAATTCAAAAATCTCTCCAGCATGTTCAGAAGAGTTGTGTCCATAATATAACATATTTAATGCATCTTTTACTTCACGTATTTCAAAATTAAGAGTAAATACTATTAGTTCACCACTTTCCTTTGCTTCTATCATATGTTATATTTATATTTACCTTCATTTAAGTATCCTATAAATTTATTGGCTTTATAAACTTTTCTTACATTGATCTCCCAAACACTTATTTTAAATCTCTCCATCAACATTTCCAGTCTAATATATACATCACCTATTTCTTCTATTAAATGGTCTTTAGTAGGTTTATGAGGATCTATTTTATTCATCATCTTAAGTAGAACCTCCTGCAATTCAGTAAGTTCTTCGCAAGTTTTAGCTAATAGAAACTTTTCATTATTATTTTTTGCAAGATATCTAAACAACCTACTTGCTCCATTGGTATTAGCTACTTTATTTTTATACATTATATTCCAATTAAAAAAGCCAGAGTTTTTAATCCTGGCTTTTATTTTTTTAAACTGTTTTTAAGTTTGCAACTGATTGATCTTCTTCAACCTGTTCTGAAAGCTCCCATTCTTGACCATCATAGTTAGATACATAGTTATCAAGAATAAACTGAACTGCAGATTTATCAGAGATTGTAACCCTGTAATACTGTTCTGCTCGACCTTGACTTATAGTCACTTTTCCAGTTTTGCTGGCTTTAGGCATATCAACAAAATTCTCCTTTACTGAATTAAACTGACAAACTAACATCTGTTCAAGAGGATTCCAAGCAGCATGCATAATAGGAGAATCTCCAAATGCTAATAGATCCCAAGAATCAACTTCTTTTCCAATCTTTTCAATTCTTACTTTGTTCTTTACAAAAACTAATGGTTTTGACATAAATATATATTTTATGCAAAGTTACAACTAATTTCTGTAATTTCCAAATTTATTTTTAAATAAAATTTCTCCTCACATTATTACATAAATCATGATACTCACTACTACACTCTGTAGCTAACTCTCTAAGTTCTTTAAGTGCGCGCATCTTTTCAGAAGGTCTCATTGAATCATCATGTTGGATCTCTAGTATCTGATGTTTCACTGACCTTAATTCTGTTTTCCTAGTTCCGATCTCATAATCGTTAACTCTATTGAGTGATAGAAATGACATATTAATTAATTTAAAGTAAAAAGACTGGCAATATACCAGTCTTTAGTTTTCATATCGGATTTAAAAACGGGACTTATTAAACTATAGTGCATGCTCCTCCTCCACAAGCTATAGATTCCTTAAGGTCTGTTTCGTCTTCAGACTCAATAACTTTAGATAAATCAATCTCATTCAATAACGTGATCATTTTGTCATAAGTTTCTTTGTCAATCTTTTCAAATGGTGTTTGCTTGTAGGATCCTAAGTCTTCAGGAAGAACAGAAATTGCGCTAAAGTATTCTTTGTTTGACCATATCCACTGACCAACTTCATCCCATTCTTGATCTTTTAAATTTACTGTAATAGAAACATTATTGAAATTATCTCCTTTTCTATGTCCAGGTCTAATCCAATTGATCTGATAAGATTTAGCCCTTTCTAGAAGAGATAGAGCAGATTCATTTTCTTTTAGAATTGCTCCATCTGGCGCTTTTTGTGGAATAGATATTACCGCCTGAGTTGGATTGAAAACATCGTCCTCGATTAACTCAGGAATTTGGTTTTTTAAATAGATATAGATTGCTTCGTTCTTACCAACTCTCATTCTACGTATATAATATTCGTTATCCCAGGCATGTATGCCGGATGAACAACCTAAAACAATACTCGTGGTTCCTGCTGGTTTAACTGTGGTGGATCTTGCTGCCTTATTAACACCTATTATTTTACCTACCCATTCATTGGTGTCTAAAACAATTTGCGCTCCTTTTAGGTTTATTTCATCACTATAGTCAAATGATGCTATACCTGTTTGACCTACACCTATTAATGCTTCTTTTTCAGTGGTAATTTGCCATCCCTCACGCAAATAGTGAAAGTTAGTAAATCCAGACTGTAGAGTAGCAAAGAAAGATGCGGCTTCACATCTATTATAAAAGTCTTCTTCTCCTTCTAAATTAGAAACATTAATTTCAACTAAGTTACAAAATTGTTTGTCTTTAAGACTAATTTCAAAGCAAGGGTTGAAACCATAATCAGGATTATTACTGAATACGAATCCAGGTTCTCCTGTTTTATTAGATTTAATGATGTTCCAAAATTTGTCCCAATCTCCTTTCTTTATTCTATGTCTTAATATAACAGCAGAGTTATTAGCACGAGCGAATTCAGGATTTAGCTCCCACCAATCTCCGCTCTTACAGTAGAGCATATCCATATCATCAAAGTCAAACAGACAAGAAAGGGCTGCCCTACGAATTCCTCCTGCGAGTACAGCGTCTGCGATATAGCAAATGATCTTGTGGCAATCTAATGAAGCAAGTTTCTCTCCATTATTTTTAGATTCTAGAAGTTGTTTAATTTGAAATAGACACTTTTCTAATGGTTGATGACCTGGAGCTTTACCTCCACTAGTGATAAGTCTTGAACCTTTAGGTCTTATATCTCTAAAGTCAAAATCAGGACAAGCTTTATTAACTCCAAAATACGACTTAATTAACGCATCAATTGCATCACTCCACCCTTCAATTGAATCTCCTATAAGATATCTTCTTGACTTAGAAGGTTTCTGAATTTCTGGAAGTTCTTTTATGTGCTTATACTGTACCGAATAACCTACTCCAGATCCACCAAGTAGTAAAAACATTGTTTCACTAAATGCTCGATAGTCTGAAATATGTAAAAATGCGCAATTATAAATACGATTCGGAGATAGCTCAATAGGTTTACCTGCAAATTGCGCAGCTCTCATTGACATAAGAACCTTTTTATCTCTTAGATAATGAGTGCGTTCAAAGATTTCCTTTTTTAATTTAGGATACTTTTTCATCATCATTACTTCATACCTATTGCAGATTTCTTCCCAACTTTCTCTTCTTTTAACCTCTGGCGAATATCTGGCATATTTCATGAATACGCCGATATCAGATAAAATTTTTTGACTTAAATCCATAGTTTGTATTCAATTCATACAAATGTACGGAAATAAATCCATATAAACAAATTTTATTGACTTAATTTAAAAAATTAAAGTCGATATAGAAATATCGACTTTTTCATTACACATTAAAACAGACTATATTTATCCAGTAGAACCAAATGCAGATGCTGCGCGATCGGTGTCTTCCAGTTTTTGAACTTCTTCAAATTCTACTTTCGGTATTGGTATTACTATTAGTTGAGCAACTCTATCTCCTACTGTATAAGCCTTACTGTTTCTTATATATTTAAAACGAGCTTTAATTTCTCCTCGATATCCTGAATCCACTACTCCAACAGCATTACTCAAAATCATACCTGTATTTGAAATCGAAGACCTAGGAAATATTAATCCAACGTGATTTTCTGGTATTTCCAAGGAAATTCCAAAACCATATTCATAGTATCCAAAATCTTTATTATCAACGACTATCATCGAAGTTGATGTGAGATCCATACCACCATCTCCTTGCTTCTGATACTCTGGAATTTTGGCCGAATCAACCAATTTCTTTATTTTTATCTTCATAGTTTTCGTATATTAGTTTTATGAAGTCTAAGAATTTTCCTCTATCAAAATTGAACTTTATAGTATTGACAGCATGGCAACAAAGAACTATATTTGATTTTATGTATCCGATTCTATTATCAACTCTGTCAACACTCACATGTGTTAATTTTGGTTCATTATCAATTGTCATAGGTATATTTGTATATTTACATATACCTTTTTGTTCTTTCCATAATTCTATTAAATCAGAAATCTCAATATCAAAATGTATATTTCTTTTTTTCGACATTGATCTCATCCTCTGAAATTTCATGGCAAAGAATTTTTCGTCTTTACTATATTTAAATCTTGGATTTTTGCTGTTGTACTCGAATTTACATCCATTACAACAACAAGATGGTCTACCAAGTTGATCTAAATAAACGTGTCTTTTTTGATAAAAGTCCTTGTTGCAGTTTGCACAATGAACCAAAACTTGTGTATTTTTTCCAACATTGAGAAATTTAGGTGCACAGTATTTACAGTAACCTGTACCTCTTTTTAAGAAGGTGATACCGTACACCCTCATTTCTTTATTACAATCCAGATTTCTACATTTACAAATATAAATCTTTGTTGTCTCAATACACTTCTTAGTTTGCTTTTTTCTAATTTCTATTCTTATAACTTGTGATACTTCCATATATCATATATCTTTTATATAATATACTGAAAATATTCCATATAACCAAATTTATTTTCTATTAACCTTTAACTTCATCTAATTGTTTTTTTTCTGAACATACGAATGTTTCAAGTTTTAGATTTGGTTTACTACATAATTCTTTTACTTCTTCCAAATCTTGGATCGGAATCCCTAATTCATCTGCAAAAAATTTAAAGCAATTTCCTTCCTCATTTTTTTTATCATCAAAATTGGCATCTGGCCAAAGATAACAATAAAGTTTCTTTTGCTCAGTTGGTAATAAAGAAGACCATTTATAGTTTTTTATAATTTGTTTAGCTTTCTCTGTCATTTGAGAGTATCTACCTTTCATAAAATTACTCCAGTCACTTGTGTAACCAGAAAGATCATATGTATATAGATATTCATCTGGTGATTCATGAAATCCAACAAACCTTTTATTAGACATTAAAATAGTTTCATATTTTTCCCAACCAGTTTCTTGAATACTTATATTTTTAAAATTGTTATTAATTTGATTATAAATATTATCTTGTTTAATCTTATAAATTTTAGAATAAGTAACAATTAATATTTTATCATCAAAACTAATACCATTTGGATAGTCACCACAAACTAGATCTGGTGAAGATATATAAGTATTTGTTTCCGTGAAGTATTTATTCTTTATTAACCCAGTCAAAGGTAATAGAAATAGTTTTGACTTTTGTAGGTAACTTTTTTGCAGTAGAGAAGATTCTTTTTTATTCATTAAACAAATAAAGTTTAGAACATTTTATTTATATTACATATTCGGAAAAACCATAAGGTAAATTAATTGGTCCATCATTAAATATCAAAGTAGATTCCGTAATTTTATCTTTCAAATTTTTCTTCCATCTTATAAGTGTAGATTTCTTGACTGTGAATCTCATGTAGTTATACTCTTTGTCACATACAAACACTCCTGTTATTACATTAATACCCTGCTTTATTTTATCAGAATATTCTTTTTGAACCAATTCATTTATCAATGCTATTTTTAAAGATAATGGTGAAGATTCAATAACCTCATATATTTCTTTAATATTATCAACAAAAGTGAAAAATTCCAAGAATATTTCTTTATTTCTTACATCTATATATGGTATTGTTTCTTTAAAATAAAAAGGTTCAGAGTATTCAATAGTTTCCTCTATTTTATTATTTAACCTGTTACTTCTATAGTGTAAATTCGAAGGATTTATTTTATACTCTTTATCATATAAATTGGATAAGTTATCAAAATATTCCTTTTGTTTTTCTGTTACTACAATTTTCTCTCCTCTTGTTAATAAATATCTAAAGTATGCGTGATAGTCCTTAGCTTCTTCAATAACTGTTTGCAAAGTCTTACCTTCATATCCAGCAAATTGATATGCTATTTTCTGTAACTCCTCCATATTGTCCAAACCATCGCATTCTAGGATGCTAAGTTGCTTATTTACTAATTCGGATAGTTTTTCTAGATATTTTTTCATTAAAGGAGACTCTGGTTTATCTGTCTCTATAGTAAATATTTCATCAAATTGACCTGACTGTAATATAGCAGTTTTTATTAAAATATCTATATTACTATCACTAGTAAAAGCAACAGGATCATTATAGATTTCCCAAAACTTTCTTCTATTAATTAATGATAAATTAATTAAATATAGATTTAATGGCCTTCTAAAGCTAAAGTTTTTCTCCTTTTTCTCCTTTTTCTCCTCTACTTTTTCTTTTCTCATTAAATTCTTACCAAAATAATCTTCATGGAAAAGATTTCCATCGCTTGTAAATGGCTCTAAATCATATTCACTGTCTTGAGCCTCAACATAATTAATAGCTAATCCTTGATGATTACATATCCATGCTCTACCTTCTTTTTTGTCAACTATTCTACAATTGGCTAATTCATCTCTAGGAATTTTAACATATTCACTAATATCATCTCTTTTGATGACACCCAAAACACCAAGATTATTATGGACTATTAGTAGATTTTCATCCATTACATCAATAATCTCAGATCCATCAAAGACTTCTTCAAAGATTTCTTCTTTGATTGAACTACCATCATATGATGGATTTTTTCCTTTTATATATTTTCTAACTGCTGCCATTTTCCACATTTTTTAATACTTCGTAGAAATCTTCTTTTCTCAAAATAACGTAATCACCACACTTAAAAAATCGTGATCCGCGTTTTTCTGTAATTTCATGAAAAACAACTAAAGGTTTATCTTTAAGTTTAAATTGCTCAAATATATCTCTATATTTTAGAGGACTAGTATAGCTTTTACATTGTATATGATAAGGAAATCTTTTTAAAGATTCTGGAGTGTCAACTATGTCAACATCCATATTATCCATATATCTACTGTAAAGTCTAGATGTACCTACCAAATAACCTAGTTTCAAGTTATTTATCTCAGTTACAATTTTTCTTTCGTAGTTTGATCCTTTTACCTTGTTAAGCATACATTGGTTTTAACCAAATATACGCATTTTTCATGAAATTACCAAATTATTATTCTTAGACTTGCGTTATCTTCATTTCTTCATCAATATTTAAACTATATGTACTACATGTGTGTTTATAGTTATTTCGTCTATTTTTAAATGAAGACATTGATTGTAATCCTAGATTTTTAACACATTTAAGTATTATTGGCTGTTCAACATCAGAAATAATGAAATCAACAGAGCTATAATACATTATATTACATATTGATTCTACCAGGTTTAAAACCTCTCTAAACATTTGTGTTGATTGTTCTGTGGTAATACTAATGGAATCTAACCCACTATGTATCATTGTATAAGAATATATGTCATGAATTATAAGTTTTCCACAACAACTAGGATATTCTACTATGCTGAATCCCAAAATATTATATTCAGACTTAGTTAGTATAGAAAACGAAACAGGACCTTTGTTACCTATGGTTATCCTACTAATTGGACGAATCATACTATTAAATATATCATCCTCATCAGAATAAATCAAAGATTTTGATCTAGATACAAGTATTAAGTCTTTTATATTTAATATTTTACTAATATTATTCTTAAAGTCTAATATGCATCCCATACATCTGTAAGTTCTTTTTCCTTAATTAAGACTAGTATACCAAACTCATCACATATTTTACCAGCAAGTTCTTTATTACTGGAATTAATTGCCTCAACAATATCTATTGACATTTCATTAATCTTATCCATTCCATGTTCATTATAATAGTCAAACATTTGATTGATTTGATTAAAAATGTACTCAACATATTCTCTATCTTCAACCCAGAAATTAGAAAGTGTTCTAGCTTCAAAACCCCTTGATTCACTCCATTCACACAACCTCATTTCTCCAGCCTTACCATATAGTTGTCTCCTTCTTTCATCGCTATCTAAAAATAGGCAAGGTATTGTCACAAAAGTATCAAAAACTTTCATTAAATCAATGGAATTATTTACATCAGCTCCTTCAAAGCTGAAATGAAGATGACCTCCGCACACCCTCAAATTAGTATCTAATAGATTACAAGAAGGATTCATTTCTCCATCCAACCAAGCATTATATGAAGGACTACATCCAGCCACCTTTGCTTCTGGATGCTCTAGTTGATCTTCTGTAAATTCTGCTGAAGGACAACAAGTTATTTTTAACTTTTCTTCCTTGGCATATTTACTTAATATGTAACTCTTAATATACTCAAGATTCTCCAAAAATTCCTGGCTACCATCTAATTTTACTGGCGGCACATTACATTCTTGTAATACACCATCATACTGTAAGCAACATCCCTTTCTAGGAAGTTGTTCTGGAAATTTCTTAGTTCCGCTATTAAAGGGTATTGCAGATATAAATTTTCCTTCATCATTAGTTAAAAATAGTTCAAAATCAGAACCTATTAGTACTGTTTCCTTATTTACTTTCATTTTCATTCAGATTTAATAGCCAAATATTTAAAGTATTTCCAGTTTTTGCATTAATAAACTCAAGGCTTTTTAACCAACCTTGTTTTTCAAATATCTTAACTTGATATTCATTATTTTTCTTATCTGCACCTTGCAATACACCATATCCATAATAGGAAGAAAAGTCAGACATGAACTTTGTTGCAATAGAACCAATTCCTTTATTTCTAAAGTTCTTAGATACAAGAAGATTGCTTCCAACAATTATACCACAACAATTATACATATCTTTTAAATCAAAAGTAACTATAGTTAATTTATTATAGTCTACTTTAAATATTAAGTTACATTGACCTTTTCCTATTTCTTCAGGATTATATTGATTAAAGAATTCTTCCAGGGTATACTGTACCCCGGAAGAATTTTCGTAAACCTTTATTTCAATCTGTTGTTCCTTACATCCTATAATTTTAGATATATCTGTTCTAAACTTGGACTGAATTTCTTTCGTTTTCATGTTTGTAATTTGGAGACTTTTTTATTAAGTTTGTAATAAGATATCTTGCTAGCAAATTATAGTCTTCCTCTGGATGAAATTGACAAGCGGCTATCGGAAGAGTTTTATGTTGAAATACTTCTGCAATGTCATCCTTTGCAGTATATGCAATTAATTCTAGTGGCTCAGGTAACTCATCCTTTCTAACACCTTGATGGTGAAGTGAACAACATTTCATTTTTTTACTTTTAGAATTCTTTAATAAAGATGTTTCTAATATAGTAAATTTCGGAGTGAATGTAAGATCATTAACTAATTCTCCTCTATTTTCGGAATCACTATATCCATGCGTTCCAAGGTCTATATTTTGTATTAGTTTGCCACCAAAATGTACATTAATCATTTGGAAACCTAAACAGATTCCGAATACTGGTATTCCCGCATCAATATATTTAGGTAAATTAACTTTAGCAAAATGTTCTTTGAATGGATCTGGATCACTATTAAAATATCCTGGAACAGCCTCATAATTACTTGGTAAAGTATCCTTACCTCCTGGCATTATAATTAAATCTAAATCATTATCAATACCCATTTTTGGAGTTAGAATTCTAACATCTCCAAACACTTTGAAGAAGTGTAAATAAGATTTTGCTACACCAAAAGATAATTCTCCTTGACTCCAACCCGGTATTCCAATTTTAGGAACGTATTTCATATTAATTCATTTAAAATTTTATAATTCATTATTAAAAAACTTCACTAAAGTCTTTTTAGTCCAATCCATTACTGGTTCAAATTGACTAGATTTATGCATCATTTCCGGATGGAATTGAAACCCGATTGCACTAATTTTAGGAAAATAAATCGACTCAATTTCTTTAAAATTCCAAGGAAGTAAGATTGATTTATCCTTTGGACCTAAATATCTATTAGACCTTCTCTTACTACTCCAAGCTAATACTTTATAGTTCCTTGGATCCTTAATTGTATAAGGATTGATCATTTGATGATGTATACTATTTGTATTTACAGAAACACCATCAAAAGTTGTTATTGTATGGCTGCTTCCACTATGACCACTAACGTCTTGAATCAACTTACCACCCGCCATTGCACAAATAAATTGAATACCGCGACATATACCCAGCATCTTCTTACCAAGTTTTATACCTTCCATAAAGTCTTCTTTTTCTATCTTCTCCTTTTGTGGACTAGTCCAGGTCCTGTCACTTGCTTCTTCTCCATAGGTGCTTGGATCTACATCAGCTCCTCCCCCAAAAATTATTACATCTGCCTCTTCTATATTTCTAGTATGTACAAATCCTAAATCCTGTAAGAAATTTCCATTATTTGCTCCACACGCAGACGTGAAATACTTATTTAATTTCTCCATAAAGTCTTATTAAGTCGTTTCCTTCTATTCTTTTTTGAAAGTCTGAAATCTTTAAATTTGAATTAAATCTTGTTTGAAATAGTTTTCCAAGATTTCCATCTTTTTGGTTTTTAATCAACACATCAAACTCTTGCTTACTTAACAATTTACTAATGAAAGTTTCTCTATTTTCAACCCTAAGTAAGGAGAACGTTTCGTTAAATCCATGATTTCCTGCAAAATAATAGTGAGCCATTTGAAGTAATTCAAAGTCTTCAATCATTTTTGCATTGATACCATTTATAGCTTTTAAATTGACAAATCTACAAAAGTTCTTAACTACTTGATCATAATGGTCAGAAAATAAATATCTAACCATGCAATAAGCACAATAATTTCTTAATTGATTTTCATGAGAATTTTCTTTTATTTTTATTTTAAATGCTTCCCATTTATCTTCAATTATAAAACTACCCATGTCTAATTTCAATTCGTTCTCATTTTGCCATCCTTTCACTGATGTAAAATTCGTTCCAATCTCACTAGAAGTTTTATTACCTAAGTATTTTACTTCGCAAAAGAAATTAGATGTTAAGTCTATCCAATAATTAAAGAAACTTTTATTTCTGGCTTGCCTTATTAACCAGTCACTTGGATAATAAAATTTAATCTTTCCATTCTTAACCTTGTATTTATCATTGTTTATATCAAAAGTCATTTTAATTATTTGAGAACAATGTGTTACCATTTTCTTAATTACGATTTGATCGTCATCATCGTAAATTATGAAAAATCCATAACTATTTCTATTATTAATTGTCATCATTTGATTTCCATATTATTGTGCTTAAAATTAAAATTAGGATCATCATCAAACCACTTCGATTCAACAGTTTTGTAATTTTTATAAGATCCGTCTTTATTAAAAAATGTTTCATACCTCATCTTGTAATACTCCATTATATAATTTGTGTACTTTTCTCCTAAATTTTCAAGTAATACCTCTCTTAACGTAATGGACTTTGCAGTTAAGCAAGTTTTCACATTCTCAGCATATTTAAGAATGGAAGCACAAGTCAACATCCAAATTAATATTTTAGTTGAATTCACACTTCCTTCAGCGCAACGAAATTCTAGAGTTCCAATTTTATTAAAATATAAATTTAGAAAATTAACCCAAAAATATCGAGATTCTTTTTGCCACTTCTCACCAGTTATAGCATGATAAACTGTTTTAGTAGAATAGATATTCTTTAACCACTTATCATAAAACATTTTTTTACCATCTACAACAACACTGGTTCTTATCAATTCCGGATCTCCATGTATAGCAGCTAAACTTTTTCCATTATTTAACCAAGTATATATTTTATTGAATTCATTGACAACACATTCATGGAATTTTTCCTCTGAATTTTGTTTGAAGATGAGATCATATTTTACATCAAGATCACCTAGTGGTTTACAGTATATTTTACCATCTGATTTTATACTATTAAATCTACTATATGGAAAATATTTAACCATTTCACCTTGAAGTAAATAACCTAATCTATACATTGATAAAGTAAATAATTTATCTTTTCTGACTTTTCCGAAGTGGAAATGCACTGAACAATAATTATTTACTTCACACCTTTTGGTTAGTTCCTTGCAGAACTTTTTAATTACTTCTATACCCTTTGCACCACTCATCGGCATGGTTACCATCTCGATTCCCTCTCCATTATCACTCCTTAAAGATCCGTCCTTTAAAGCTTTTATCCCGTACTTATTTCTTATTCTTCTAGGAATAAAACCATTTATGACTTCAGCTTCCATTCCAAAACTATAATCACCTACAAACTTAGCTAATCTCTTAGAATCAGCTGATACTTTAATTTCTAGTTTTGCATACACTTCTTCTAACTGTTTCTTTCTTTCAGGATCAGCTTCTAAGTTATAACTCTTAGATCTCTCAACATTTGGAATATGTTTCTTATTAAACCATTCTTTTATATCTTTATCAGTTATAAAAGACTTTTCATAAAATATTCCATCATAAATAGATTCAATGAATGAAAGCTTTTCTGCTAGTTCTTCATTTAATATATATATAAAGGAACCTATTCTTTTATCCTTAGCTGTCACGTATAAATCATTATCGCAAAACCAACCCTCTTCCCCATTCTCATTTATAATACCCTTAATTAATGCAGTATTTGCTTTCAGCACATATTTTTTAGAATAGTTATCATAAATTATTTTATCAGTGGATGTAATTCTATACCATTGATCGTCTTCCATTTTAAAACAAGCCTCATTTTCCTTGTAATACTTATCAAGTATTTTATGAGCGCTATCTTTTGGTATTAGATTACCTAAATAATCCTTTACAAGTTTCTTGCTCATTGATTTTAATTTAATTATTGTAGTATCTTACTGATATACATTATACTTCCTGCTAAAGATACATTTAATTTATTAAATCTTTCAGTCCTTAAATTTGTCTCAGTCTTATCCATTCTGCCTTTGATTTCTTTAACTGATTCAAGTAACTCTTCTAATTCGGATAGAAAAGATGACTCATAATATTCAGCATCTAATACTTCTGCTTCTGGTTCTACTACAATCTCTTTGGAATTTTCTCTTACACATTCATTTTCACTAATCTGTAAGTCACCACAATCTCTCATAAAATTATGCCATTCTCTATATGTAGAATGTGCTTTTGCAGAAAGATCTTTTGGATCAGACTCAAGTGCATATAATAGTTCACTTTTACTTATTCTTTCTACAGTATTTAAAGATAGTAAAACCGCCTCATAGAAATCATATAATTCTTTATCTGAATTATTAACAACCCATGAAGTTTTTAAGTCATCTAATATCTCTTCTTTAGCCTCATGAATGTCATTTGCAAAATTAGGACTCTTATAAAGAATATTACAACACTTTATACTATTTATTATATCATCTTCTGTAAATATATTCTGATTCTGTTCATGTATTTGTATCTTTTCCTTAGTAGTTAAATCAGTACTTATGTGCATATTGTGATTTGTCATATTGGATATGTCTTCATCTTTTACTTTTGTTTTAATCAATGAGGTTATTTTCTCCATATCCTTTAGGAACTGCTTACCACTAAACATACTTACTTCAGCTTCTTTTCTTAGATCTTTAAGCATTACTTTACTTACAACAAGGTAATTTAAACCTATTCTCATAATTAATTCAAAGAAATATTTCTTTAATGAATCACTAGTATTCACTCTCCATAAATCTCTTCTAGTAATCGTATAATAGTAATTAGGATTGTCAGATTCTTCAGTCTTAAACTTATCTATTAACCAAGCTCTTGTTGTAACTTCAGATTCAATAGAAGTTAAATCATCATTATCAGCATCCACAGAGACTTCTTTCTTTCTAAATCCTATATTATCACATATTACTTTTTTAGTGATTTTTGTCCATTTACATCTAAATATTAATTTAAATTCTTCATCAGATAAAAACGGGGAAAAGCTAAGAGTATCTCCTCTTTTCTTAAGAGAAGAAGTATAATGATTATCTAATATCCAACCTTCTTCTTCATCTATAAGAGTTAATACCGGATAACTAAAAAACTCTACAAATTCAGATACACGAATAGATTTAAACTTATCAAGACTAAATTTATCATGTTGGTCTTTAACTCTTTCAAAAACAGTATCATATGCTTTCTCAGATAAACATTTATAGCCACAAATAAAGAACATTGGTTCCATGTTAAGTTTTACTGCTTCCAGTTCACTTTTCATTTTACCAATATCAGTTATAAAGTTTTTACCTTCCAAAGGATGACCATTTCTGTAATACCTTTCATTTATAGTGTACACTTTATTACCTCTATTGTCATGGTTTTTACTTTCATTTGGTCTATTCTTTATAAGTATAACTTCATCTTTTTTGGATGTCATTTCTATAAATGACTCTCCTCCTTGATTCTGCCATGTTTCATAGTCTGTATTGTAGTGTTTTCCTTTTTTATAACCTATTCTATTTCCTATCGGGTATGTCACTATAGGTTTAAGAGGTTTTCTATCAACTATCTTATCATAAGTAATTTTACCTTCTACTATCTTGTATAAAAAGTTAGGTTTGAAATATTTAAGTTCATTTTGTGCTGCTCCTATTGCAAGTAATGGTTCTTCCATTGATGATATATACATTTGATCCGGAGCAATATTCCAAAGATATAATGGACGATCTGGATCTTTATATATCATCAATGTATTTTTTTCCAGTGGATGAAAGAATGCTAACGTTGCCCATCCATCATAAAGCTCCAGCGCTTCACGATAATTCTCTTCACCCAGTTTAACCATAGCTTTAGCCAACATTTGAGTGTCAGAATTGGTATTAGTTTTAAATTCTATATCCCATCTGTTAGCTAATAGTTCTGTATTAGATAAGGTTCCATTCATTGCAAGAATTAAGTCATAGTCTTCTTTTTCTGTGTCATTTTCATAAATACCAAAAGGATGAGCTAATTCTTTTGAATATCTTAACCCAGAACTTGCCTTTCTAGCATGTGCAACAATGGTGAAATTATCATCTTCTGGAGTTATAATTAAAGGATTTTTTTGTATAAATTTCATTACTTTTTCTGTATCCTTAATTATTTTATTGTTTACTGCCCATCCAGTACTATCTTCACCTCTTTCTTGATTATACATCATAATCATCTTTATCTTGTCTGGGTCAGCAGGTTTCGAACCTGAATAAGCCGTGATTCCGCAGCTTAATATACTTCGATCTATATTTAATCCAAATTTCTTTGAAATCAAAGAAAATAAGGAGTTTAAAATCCATATTAAAACCATTACTAACATTAAGATTTCCATATCTTTTCTAGTTTTTTTTATTAAATTGTCTCTGCTAATTGAGCTGTTTCCTGTTTTTTATAATCTTTATAATTACATATACCAGAATAGTTATGTATATTACTTTGATTAGTATAATCTAAATACTTCTGCCTATAATCTAATATTCCATTCTCTATATCTTTTACTATTTCAGCTGACTTTTTTAAATACATTTGATCATGTGGAGAAATGAACTTTTCAGGTTTATCAAAATATTTAACAATACTTTCATCACCTTCATATTTAAATCCTAATCGTAGAAACATGAAAAATGCACTTATAAGATATGGAATCTCTGTCCATTTTCTATCAAATGTCAAGATAATGTGAAATTTTTCTTCGCATAACTCAGCAATTGATAAGTTAAAATTATTTTTTCTTTCTATTTTATTTAGTAAAGATAAAATAGAGTCAACTTGTTGTTGAGTAATGGTTTCCTTCACATGGGTTATCCTTTGTGATAATAGAATAGCAAGTGTGACATTATCCCTATCTAAAATACCTTTATCTTCGCCAACATGCCAACTAAAACCATACTGACTAATAACATTATTTCCGGTATATTTAACCCAAAATACGTCACTAAAATAATCTTTACATTTACAAAACGGAGTCATTGTTTCTCCACTTTCCTTGTTAATTAAGGCAAATTTTACTTCAGTTTGACCATGACCACTCTCAATTAAATGAAATTTTGCACTAACATTATCTATTATTTTCATAAAGAATATTTACGCTGTATAATTTTGGGTAACTCTTCAGTATATTTTTTTAAAGTTCCTTCACCAAAAGATGGGGCAGAACAAGACTCTATTAATATATATCTCGCCTTCTTATCTTTACTTTCTTTAACGGAGGTACATTTAATATCAAATCCTAAAACATCAGCACCTAGAGCTTTTACTGCCTTCTTACAATCCTCTACCATCTCATTCCAATTCTCTGGTTTATTAAATTTTGGATTGGTTTCTACAAACCAGCTACAATTATCATCATGTCTTTGAAAACGATCTTCCTTTGGAGTATTTTCCTTAAGCATTTTTCTGCAAGTGTAGAAATACCCTTCCTCTGTTACATGAATTCTATACTCAACAGAATAATTTTTGTATTCTTCAACAATATAATTTTCCAAAGATTTTGTCTTTTCTTTTAAAAATACATCTAGTTGTTCTTTAGTCTTTACTAGAGTATTTCCAACTCCTCTACTTCCCCATCTATTTTTAATAATAAGCCAAGAATCTTTATCCTTGATAAAATCTAAATTTGCTAGGAATTTATCCCATGATATTTTATCAGTAGTTGCTTTAGCTAAGTGAATCCAAGGTGCATGTTTAACTTCAGATCTATCAAACGCTTCTTTCATTAGTTTTTTATCAGCACTATTCTTTATAGATTCTACACTATTAATTTCAAACTCAAAATCACTATTAGTTGTAGATCCATGTCTATAAACTGCTTTCACACCTTTTATTAGTATGGAATTTCTTAATGGTGATATACTTGGATGTCTTGAAAGAATCCTTAAATAAAAATGTGTAGGTTTCTTAATAGACTTAATTTCTTTCTTTGCAGTTTTTGCTAACTTTTTTTCTTTAATAGTGTTGTTCATTTTCTACTTTTTTTGTTTTTTCAATATTATTAAGTAATGATACCCAATCTCCTGATTCAACTAAATGACTTTCATTCACCTTTCCAGCATATGGAAATATTTTGTAATAATGTTCATCTATTTTTATATCATCTTCATAAAAATTAGAAGATATTTCCATTCTATACACACAATCAAACACCTCTTGGTTTATCTCAAATAGATCCACTACTATACTTTTACTTCTATCTGAATCTTTTATACCTGGATATTGACCAAGTATATACATTTCATATCCAAAAAGTTTTATCGTCTTTTTATAGTGCATTGAATCCTTACCAAAAGATTGACACATTCTTATATAATTATACATAGGTCTTCTTAGGGATCCATAGAATGCACATTTGATCATTTTATTGTCCATCATAAATTTCTTTTATTTCTCCACTTTCTGTATATTTATATATATTAGAAAGTATTTTATAAGTATGTGGAAATACCGTTTCTCTGGTACCATCATTCCATATCATGTAAAGCTTGTCTTTTTCATTTGGATTTACAAACATATATTTACATAATATTTCTTTTTTTTCTTTTTTGGTGTACCACACGTGGTATATGTAATCCTGAAAAGCCTGCATCATTTCAGCATTAAGTTCTTCAGAAGTCATATTCTGCACATCATCTATTATGTCTAGATTTTCTATGTACTCACCATAACCATCAAATACACATAGAAGTACTTTCTGTTTTTCACATATCATTTCTCATTTATTTTCTTATTTATCAGCTCACTATATAGCAATCTTAGCTTCTCCAGTGGAAAAGCCTTGTTGTTATCAGCTTGATCTTTTTTATATTTCTGATGAACATAGGGTATACCATACACTTTCTCATATCTTCTCATAGCTTTTAATCCAGCTTCATCATTATCTAACATACTTAATACAAACTCATATTTTGATTTTAACCAGTCTATTCTATCTTTAGGTATTAAAGTATTCTCTGAAGATGGAGCGACATATTCGCAACTAAGTTTTATAACATCCATTGCACATATATCTTTTAGTCCAGAAATAATTAAACATATATTATATTTTTGTTTTAGTTGCTCAGAACCTATTAAATAACTTGTGTCTATGTTTATATACTTTATCTTTGGTAAATTTGGTTGATATAACTGGTAAATTCCTTTCTCATTACTAAAAAATCCATATATACGTCCTCTAAATTCAAATGATTCTTCTCCTTTTTTTATGTTATATTCTGGAACTTTTCTTATCTGAAATTTATTTAACGTTGTTAAGTCTATCTTGGATGTATCCCAAAAATCTAAGTCTTCACTTTTAAAGTAGTCAGTTACTATAGTATATTCAGGTTTAGAGACACTGCGAAACACTACGTCTTCCTCGTAATCACAACCTGATGATAAAAAAGTTTCATAGTCTCTTATTATCATACCAATTGATTGACCTTCTGTTTTATTATAATGAAAGGCTACAAACCTTATTATATTTCCTCCTTGTCCTTGAGAAAAATCCCTCCAAAAATACTTTTCATTTTTATAAAAAAAGCAAAGTGATGGATTGGAATCTCTATTAACCACAGATTTCATCTTTATTATCCGACCATCAAATGGTTGACTTATTTTGTTGCCAGTTAAGTTTTTGTAGTAATGTTTATAGACCCAGCTCTCAGGAACATCAGATATATCACCAATAATATCACTTACGTCATATGCTACCATATTTATTTAATTAAAAAGGCTCCAAATAGGAGCCTTTAAGTTTTATTACTTCTTATTCTAGAACGGTAAATCTAAGAAATCTTCTTTCTGATCACCTAGTTTTTCTTCAATTGGATTATCCAAATTCAGGGGAGTGTCATAAACAGAAGACTTATAATTAGAACTTTGATTATTCCACGATGGTGTGGTAGTTGTATCATACACAGTTCCAGCAGGCTTCGAAATTATCTTCTTATAGTGGTATTGATTAGTTTTATCGAATACGATTATGGTGGAAGGAGTAGCATTTTCAGATTCTACAAATTTAAATCTAGGTAAAGATAAAGTAATACCAACCTTACCATCTGATTTTGGATATTCAGAAGCTACTATTGTATATCTAGCATACTTACCTTTTAGGATGGCTGCTATCTTAGATACCACTTCTTCGAAGCTTTCAGACTTAATTTCATTGATCTTACTTTCTAAACCAATTGCTGCTGCAATAGTCTTCATCTTTTGAAGAAATTCTCGTTTCAGTAGTTCACTATTCATGTAAACACCAACGCCAACTCTACCCACTTTACCTGTTGCTCCTTCAATTGGTTTGAAGTTCTCATCATTGATAGGTTTAGTTTCCATATGTAGAATGGCCTTCTTTGCACCAGTGTTCTGGCTCTCCTTTAATTCAATATCATTTATTTTTAGAATCTGACCACTACCATAACCAACATATGGAGATATATTATCGGACTGTGGTTTTTCAGATCCTACTTCTGACAAATCATAATTATTCATAAATACGGGATTTAAATTATTCATTATACGCTATAATTGTTCTTCTAACCAGTTCCAAGTCATTTGGTATTTCTTTTTGTTCAAACATGCCTTTCGGAGTCTTGGCTGGTGTTTGACCATCTGTTTGAGTCTCAAAGATATACTTCATACCCTCATCTGTTTTTTTAGCTCTTCCATATAAAACAACGGTAAAAAGGCTTTCAACAGTTATTTTATCATTTACTAATTTACCTACTGTTCTAGCCTTATATATAGCATCTCCATCTATGTTTTCATGCTTTTCAGGATGAGTCAAATAAAAAACGGTTAGATTACCTCTTAGCTCTTTAGGAATAGTAGCTGTACTAAAAATACCATAGGCAATTGAATTAAACTTATCAAATGTCTTTTCACTCAATCTATTCATAAATTCAAATGTGCTAAAAAAACTCCAGTCGTCAACAACCACAGTTTCTATTTGAGGCATTTCTTTATCTATCATTTTCAATATACCTACAACATCACTAGGATTAACTACTACTATATAGTTTCCTTTTCTTGTCTTTAGGTCAAAAGGAGGATACATTTTCTTCCATCCTCTAAAAGGTAGATCTTGTCCTTTCGGATTGATTATAAAAGTTGTCTTGGGATCTAAGGTTTCTATTGAAGTAGATTTACCTGAGCCAGTCTCAGCTTCTATTAATACTGCATTTGCCATTTATTATATTGGTTTACATTACTAAGGATGAATTCACCTCAGAAAAGCTATCAGTAACAATATGTGACTTGTTCTTAAGTAGGTGAAATTCAGGACTTTCTAGGAAATTTTTATACAATCCATAATACCTTTTCATTTCATCTAATTGTACAAATTTTCCAAACTTTTCTTTTCTTTTAATATTTCTTTTTACTGATTCAGCAAAGCTGACATCAAAGAGTCTAATTGTTGTTTTTTCAGCAAAAGCTATCATATTACTTAAATCTTTGGATTCTAATGGAAAACCATCTACAACTGTATTACCTTCCATTAACATACCAAAAATGGCGCTCATGGATTTATCCTTTATTTTAGTGTCATAGTTTCCATTTCCCTTACACATAAGTAAAAATTCATCAAAGCAAAATCTCATTGCTTTTGGATTGTCTTCTAAGTATTTTAAGCTCCACGTACTTTTTCCGGAGCATATAGGACCAAGGCATATTATTAATTCATTTTTCATAAAGTGGATTAAAAAAACAAGTCGGGCAAAATTACTACGATTTCACATAACCCCATCTAGCACACGGACGTCCGCTAGTGAGCTTACCATTCTTATCTATCTGTTTTACCATATTTTTTTCACTAAAACGATTTAAACACTTGCTTATTTGCGTTACAGTCAATCTAGTCTTGGATCTTACAGCCTTGAAACTATCATTGATTGCATTACAAATTTGTTCACTTGTTAGGTTTCTACGGCTGTTACGTTTAAGATATCCTATTACTAATTGATTCTGATTGATTATGCTACCTGTTACTTTATTATTCTTAATACTCATTTACTTGTTTTGTTTTTTGTTTTAAAATTAGAAATATGTCAATGTCCGACTTGTTTATGATTTTACCAATTTGGTTTTCTATTCTTTATCATCTCATAATGAGATGAATTTATTTGGTCTGATCTAGGTAATTCTTTGAAAAAATTTATTGCACCATCAAAGTATAATCCTACATTTAGATTGGATGAACCATATCTACCCTTGAATATATTTATACTCCTATAGGCATCTCTCATTTCAAATACATTATATCCTCCATCAGTTTTAATATTATGTTTTTGTGGCTGAAATATACCAATTGCTGTATCACAATCGTTATATGTTAATTTGGACTCAGCTAATCCGTTTTTTGATGGTAGTAACTTATCACTTTTAAAATGATCTAGATTTTCAGATTCGCTATTCATCTGTTGAATGGGTACAGGTGTGTAACCATATCTATTTCTAGCTAGTACAAAATACCTGGAAAGTTCCTCTATTGTTTGTTTTGTGTTCGCACCATTTTCTCCAGTCAATAAGCTATAATGATCTAAAATTATAAGAACATATTGTTTTGGATTATTGGCTACGTATTTATCAAACAATAATTCACCATCTATACCTTTTTTATACAGAATTTTTCCGTTCTCTCTTGCAAATGATTCTATATCTCTTATTATTCTCTTAGGACTGATCATACCGTCATGCATCTTAACTGAATCTTCCAATCCTTCAAAATACTCTCTAGTCTCTTGAACAGCCATATAAAGATTATCATTAAGTCTATTTTTACCTACCGACTTTAATATTCTAACACCTGATCTAATACCATAATTTGTGAATAACCTCCTTGCCATCCATTGATGCATTTTAGTTATTTTATCCATTTCAAGAGAATAATATAGGATTTTTACCTTTAAATCAGTATCCTCTTCTTTAATAAAATCATATGGAGTAAAAACAAAGAAATCATCAGTAAATTGAGACTTACCTGCACCAGATGCACCTGATATTAGATAATACTGTTTTTGTTCAATACCTGGTAGGTATTCTGAAAACCTTGGTAGTTTTTTATCATAAGGTATACAATTAAATTGATTATTTCTATTCTGATCTATTATATCCAGTGCTTCATCAAATATTGACAACTAGTTATGTTTTTACCCATATTTATACATCAATTCTATAACTTTCCTCTTCTTGCACTCCTTCTAATATTTTGTCACACCATTCAGATAAGGTTGATGTTCTTACTTTAGTGTTTTCTTCTTTATATATAAAGTATGCTGAGGTCCTCATAAAGGCCCATGATCGATCTCTATAGTAAACTATGTAATTCTCTGTAGCTTTAAGTATAGTACTCCAGTCATAGTTATAATGTCCTAGAAACCACTTAAACCTTGACTTCAAATCTACAGAACTAGATCTTGCTGTTTTACCAGAAGGTAGTGTTACTAAAGGCCACATAGACCTATAAGTTTCAACATTTTTTCCAAATGTTTCATCTTCGAAATCATCAAAAATCTTACTTCTCTTTACTTTTTCAGTCGGATTGTTTCGAATATCTAGCCAGTCATTTATTACTAGATATTTTCTATATCTATCATAGTTCATTCTTTCTTGTAAAGGTCTGTCTTTCAATATTCTAGCTAACGCAAAATACTCATTTGGAGTTATTCCATGACTACAAATTTCTTCAAATAGCTCATTTATTTTATTTATTTTCAACCTTTTTTATTACAAAGCTACGAATAAAAAATGACATAACCAAATATTTTTTACTGATCCTCTGGCCACCTTCTTTCATCCTTCGGATTACTGTAAGAATCGTCATCTTGAAAAAACATGCGTCCTTTATTGTTTGCACATATAGTTTTACCTTTCGAGATAGAAAAGTCATCAATAGAATCTATTGCTTTCCATGGTGGTCTATGAAAATCTTGAGATTCCATTTTCACAATTCTTGCTTCAGATTCTGGTTTTTTCATCGTAAAACAACAACTATCATACTTAGTGTCTAATAGTTCAAGTTCATTATCTTGTTTTATTATTTCTGATTCTTCTGGTGGATGATCTCTATTAGCTAATGCTCTTTTTTGTGCATTAGTAAATCTTTTACCTTTTCCTCTAGACATATTTAATCTTTTAATATAAAAAAATTATCAGATTTTGAAAGACAATCTGTAAAGATAACAGTAGGACCTCCTTTATGTTGATATATTTCTATATCATTTACTTGATTATGACCCACAATATGATTAAACCTGTGTACACAACCGTCTTTCTTTATTTCAGATGTATCAGCCCACATAATTCCTCCAATAGATCCCGCTACACCTCCTCTTATTGTAGGCACTGTATTTAATATCCATTCATCATGTGAGTCGTTAATTGCATTGAGTAATACATCAAGGTTATTTCTTTTATCTATACCCAGCTTTTCTTCATAGTATGATAATCTATCATTATATCTGTACAACCAATCAGATAGAATACCGGCATGCGTACACATATAATTACCATTTAACCATGCTACCTGAAACATTTCTCTATTATCTCTGAACAGTTTATATAAATCTGGCTGCAGTTCTGCTCTAAATCCACTACAACGATAAGCTGGAGAATGTATATATTGTTGGTCATGATTTCCTAATAAGCAAATAACTTTATTAGGATTTTTCTTTTTATAACTTATAACTTGTTCCAGTAGATATTTAATTTCAATATTCGTACAATTAAAAGAATCCACATAGTCTCCCATGAAAACTATTTTATCCAATTTATCTCTTTCAAACATCTCAATGGCCCTTTCAAAATGGTATATTCTCCCATGTAAATCTCCTACATGTAGAGCACTAAACTGAAGATTCTTCATAATATTCTATTATATTACTTTCCGGTATTTCTTCTGCACTTTCCTGATTTGCCATCCTTCTTTCTATTTCTTTTTCATAAAGAGTTATTATTGAGTTAACATCTTCTAAATCAATAATTACATTTCCTAGCTTAAAATAGTTAGGTAAAGAATGATAGAGTAATGTTATAATAGTTATTGTTTCCATTCTACAACCTTCTTCTAATCCTTCATGGTTAGAGATAGTTACTTGATCATCATACATATAAGAGATCTTGGAATTAGTCCTTTTTGCTACATATCTCGCTATTTCTTCTACTTTCTTTTTTTCATTATATGATAAATGTAGTCTTTTTGTATGCATGCTATTTGTTTTTATTTATATCTATTACCGAATCACCTACTCCACCAGTAATAGGTATCTTTTCTAATTCTAATATAATCTCCCCTATAGAATAAGGATAAGAAAGTGTTCCTCCTTTATCTATTCCAACATCTATTTTTCTACCAGGTCCAATTCTGCTTGAATGTTGATGTCCAAATAAATGAAACCATCCTTTAAATGTACCCATCCAACTCTCTAATGGATAGTGATCCAATATGAAATTATAGTTACCATATTCCAAATGAGTTCTATCACTGACAGATGTGAAGATGGATTGTATATTCTCCTTATTACTTTCAATATGATGGTCGTGATTTCCTAAAAGCAAATGTATGGTTTGACAATATATTTGATCTCTAAATCTTTTTATATTTTCAAAACCACCAAAACTCCAGTCTCCTAAATGAAACAATATGTCATTCCACCGGACAAAATTGTTAATCCTTTTTACCAAATCTTGATCGTGTTCTTCCAATGATTTGTAGTCTCTACATATACTTTTATCCTTCCATTTAGAGCATGATCTAACTATATTTGAATGACTAAAATGTGTTAAGTGTCCGCAAGAAACCAAATGTTATGATCATCTTGCGGACTTAATTTTATGTGTTTCATTAGAATTTTATATTTTTATTTCCAAGTTTTGTCCGTAAAGAAGGTAAGTTTCTGTCCCTCAAACTTGAAGAGAAATATACTTCCCTTCTAACAGTAATACAATAATGACTTCCTATAACTCTATGATTTATCTTTAAATCTTCAACTATTTTATATAATTCCTCATAGCTTATATTAGGTTTATAATTAACTACTATATTAAATAAGTCTTGTATACTTCTTGCTCTACCAGAAATGCATTGAGTTTTTACTTTAGTATTACTTAATAAATATGCACTTCCTGTATTTTTAATTAATAACTCATATATGACCTCAGCTAGATCTTTAGGTGGAACACTTATCTTTATTATATTTTTATAAGTATCAACACTAAAGTTTGGTTTTATATCTGCTAGGACTATAGGATATTTTCTATTTCTTAATTTCTTTTCTATACTTTTGAAACTAGGAGCTGCCATTTTTTAAGTTTTTTATATTCTTTATACAAAAGATCAATTATATGTTTACCTTCAGTAGTAGCAAAAAACAACATTTCTCCACCTGTTTGAAACTGACCATGTAAATCATGGTGTTTTATGAGTTCATCCTCTCTTGTATAACGATCTAATTTTTCCAATATTACTCTTGGTAATTCTGTCACACAGAGTTCAAACCAATGAAATTCTGTCGGATCTGGTAAATTATCTGGTAAATTATCAAACCAAACCTCATGTGTTCCATACCTTGTAGTAAATTTAATGTTACAATATTCGGGAAATGAATCTTTACACATTTCCAACATTTTATCTACTTGTTCTCTAGTAATTGAAATATGTTTGTTCACAATTTAGATTTTAATGTAATAAAAAATAGACCAAATAGAAAATGTAAATAATAGAAGTAACGATACAAGTAATGCAATTGAAAAGAAATTATTTATTGTCTTATCTGTCCCTTCTATATTACCTTCATTATTTGCATGAACTATTAAGCAAATCAATGTTAATACTAAGGAAAGTAATCCAGCTTTAAACGGGGTAATAAAAAAAAGTAATGTTATCATATTAGTACGAAGTGTTTTAAAGTATTACTTGAATTATGATTTATGAACTCACCTACTTCTACAAAACCTACTTTCAATGCAGCCTCTATAAATAAGGTATAGTTATTCGAATGTCCTTCAACATTTACAGGAACAGTAAAAGTTAATCCATACTTAGTATCTGCAATTGGTGTGTCATCTTCAAATGTAAATTGCTTAATTACCTGTCTTAACATTTTTGTTACTAAATCTCTAATTAAATTATCTGGTAATAGGTCACCATTCGAAAGTAGAATTATATCACCTATTTCTTTCATACCACAGCAAAATGCATATGTTTTATATTTAAATGACACATAATCACTTCCTCCTATCCACGTTATAGTAGTTTTTGTCTCTTCTTCTCCCATGCTACTAGTTACAATTGGATTTACCTTATCGTTATGTGTCAAATATTCTTTTATTTTTGTTTCCGTCAGCTTTTTTACTGGCACTTTTACTTTTTTTTCCATATTAATTTTATTTAAAAGAATTTATTAATTGTCTCCTTAGTAGATTTACTTTAAGTAAGTCATACTTTCTTTTAACATACTCATGTAATCTCTCCCCGTCATCTAAAACTAAATTCATATTCTCCATTAGTGTTCTTGCCTTTGCAAACCAATCGCTTGGTTTATCGCAGAAATATATTCCACTATTTTCCATTTCTTCATCTTCTAGATATGGAAATAATCTACTTGCCATTACAGGAGTTTTCATACAACCAGCTTCAATTATCTTTAAGTTTGACTTAAAGTAATTAAACTGATTATGTTCCAGTGGAGCAAGAGCTACATCAGTGTAATTATAATGTTCCATATATCTATTTAGAGATAATGCATCTCTAGTAGAATAACTTGGACTAATCTTCATCACATCATTCATTTCATGAAGAGCTTTCTCCTTATAGTTACTATTAAAACCTGCTAATATAAACTTAGTCTTTATTTTAAAGTTTACATTCATATTAACCATAGTGAAAAAATCTTTTATAGACTCTAAGTCATATTGATGACTTGGTCCTCCAGAATACATAAATCTAAGTCGGCTTGCCTCCGTTTTCTCTGATTTAAACTGTTCATGACCAATTGGTAATGCGTTTGGTATAACTATACACTTTTTATTAATATCGCTTACCCTTCTAAATAATCTCTGGTTAGTTACTGTAACTATATCTGCATTGGTAATAGATTTTAAAATAAGATCTGCTATTTTATTTTTAGTCCAAGTCTCATAAAGATAATGATGTTCATATAGCTCCCAAATATCATCTATATCTACCCACATTTTAAATCCATACCTTTTCTTCATTTCCAGTAGAATATCTAAATCTACAGTTGGATGTCGATTAAAAATAACAAGATCTGTATTCTTAAACTCACCAGTAGTATATTGCTCATCATCAGTTTTATACTCTATGTGTTCACCAGACTCTAGTGGTAGATAACGAAAAGGGTTGTAAATCCTATGATAATCACTTGCGCTTTTAGGTCGGTGAAGTAATAGAATGTTCATTAATTTGGTTTTATTTTAGTTAAAGGTACACAATACGAATCTTGCATATTTCTTTCACCTTCTTCATATATTACACATCTACCTTCTGTTTTGGAAAAATATCCAAAATCATACGTTTTATTCTCTGGAATATAAATAATCTTATCTCCAGGTTTATAATTTAATAAGTTTAATTCCATTAATTAAATTTTATAAGTTTATTACTGATAAGTAAACTCTATTGTTCGTTCTTTTATTAATTACATTATATATGTCTTTCCATCCGTTTGTAGCTAGAAGTTTGCGCTGGTGTTCATTCTTATCCACATCTGTGCATAAAAGTAAAGAATACCCAAGTGCCCTTCCAATGTCCTGTCTTAGTGTATTTAAAGTAGTGGCTATTCTTTTATTCCTAAATTCTGTATCTACAAATGACTTACAAGAAACAAGTATGGCACAACAATGTGGCATTCTATAAAGTTCAAATGAAGAAACAAACCTATCCCTACAGCAAAGTATGTAATTACCTTCAGACCAATCATTTAACTCTTGTTTTTTATTCTCATCAAAAATAGGTATAATTCCGGTAATCTTCTTTTCAAATTTACATAATCTCTCATAAAGACCAGTAGTAATGTGTGTACTATAAGGAATTTTTGTTATGAAGAAAGATATATCTTCTGGTTTTACATTTAGTAACCCGGCAATTAATTTACAATATTTATCTAATATTTCTTTTGTTTTCATGAAAATAAATTTGTTTATATTAAAAATTAGTTGTATCTTTGTTTATGGTTTTTAATATGTTTCTATCCAGTTGCTTTTAGTTTGGCAATAAATAAAAAGATAAGATTAAGATAGACAGCCACCTGATTAGACGAAACTTGGTCGGGATGGAGTAATTCAAAGGTAGGGTAATACCAGTGTTAGCAACGTCTGCACAGCTTGACGACTAATGACCTCAGATCAAACTTAAAAATTTGACTTTACCTTCATCGTTAGGTCTAACAACCTATATCTTTAAGATGGATGCGATGAGTTTACTTAATCAGTTACAGAAAAAACTAATTTACTTAATTCTGTAACAATATAAACTTCTTTAGCTACTATTTTTTCTACGGTGGTAGCTATTCTGAGGGATGTAGAAGCTGTACTATGTTAGCTACCCAAAAGGTAGCTTTCATAGTTTTTACGAATTACCTAAAAGTTTTTTTATACTTAGTTAATTCCATATCAGTGTTCTCCATACTTATTGATGAAGTTTCTATTGCTTCATTATTATTGTACCTTTAAATAATCTAGTTGTCTTTTTACTCCAAGTTTCTATCTTAGAAAGCCCAAAATTAAAGACGTGATGTGACTCATTATATTTAATAGGATTGGTGGTAACATGTCCAATTCTAGCATTATCAATTACTAAAGATCCTGATTCTATAAACTCCTGATTTTGTTCTTCTAGTTCTATTTTAAGTACTGGTTTCATAAAGATTTATTTGTTTATTTGAGTTAATTTTTGTATATTAAGATATGAAAAAGATAACTAATAGTTGTGGCGGTTCTGGTTGTTCAGTCCCAGCTCACGAGCAAATCCTTCCAAAAGGTGTTATAGTTGTGAAACCTCTAAAATAACTAAAAGATTTTTCGCAATATAACACTAAATCAGATCATTTAAATTTGTTTAGATGATCTTTTTTATTTATATTATAATACAGGAGCAAATGCCTGTTTAAAAAAATAAAAGCTTGTTCTTTCAGCTATAAGATAGATCCCAAAATATGAGAACTTCATACTACATTCAGTCCGGTTTTATCGTTAAACGTAATGATACGAAAAATGATACTTACGGACTTTTTAGTTTAACAAAGTGGTTTAAGAAAATGCTTACTGCTTTTCATGTAGCATTTAATGATGATTGTTGTGATGCAACTGCTGATCCCACTAATGCACCTGTTAGATTCAATGCAACAGCGGGACATCTGCAGTACTACAATTACGTAAATAACACGTGGACTAACGTACCTAGCCTCTAAATCTAATTAATGTCTACTAATTGTTCACCTATACAGAGTTGTATACCACAAGGTATTGTTAGTGACCCTTTATGTACTAGTCAAGCTTTATCGCTTGATTGTGACACAGGAGTACTTTCTCTTTCCAGTGCAAATTCTATTAACTTAGATTGTGCTGTTAAACTATTGGAGACAAAAACTATACTTAGTTCGGTAACACTCACTGGCACAATACTTCAAATAATTTATTTAGGAGAAGATAGTGTTCCACAAGCAAAAAACGTAGATTTAAGTTCAATAGCTGGCACAGGAGGTAATATTGGTGTTCAGAATAGTAACTCTATTCTTTTACACAATGGTAATAATACCTTAACTGCTACTTTAAACATTGATCCTGCTTCTAGTCTTCCAATAAGTTCTAGTCCATCTGGTGTTTTATTCGGTTGTTGCCCGGAGACTGTTAATATTACTAATAATACTAACACAATTCAATTGGCAGCTACAGGTTCTGTAGGTCATATATTTACCGCTAATTTGAAGTATCAAAGTTCTGGTACCATACTACTATCCGATAGCTCAAATGGTCTTAGCGCAGCTGTAAAGTACTCTACAGATGCTAATAACGCTGTAGTAAGTGGTACAGATGGTGGAGTATATGTTGCATCTGCATCTTCTCAGTTAGCAAATCTTTCCAATAACGGATTTGTAACAACCGGATCTGCTGGTACCCTTTTAGTTGGATCAGATTCTAAATTATATAGAATACCAGATCCTATTGCTGAAAGTCAAATAATTGGCAATAATACCAATACTGTTGCTTTAACAGTAAATGGACCCAATAATCACACAATTCAAGCTGGTGTTAGATATACTAATACTAATAGCGCTTTAATAAGTGAAACAGGCAGTGGTCTACAAGTAGATGTTAAATTAGATACTGTCACTCCTGGCAATGTTGGTTTTACTGAAACAATCAATGGTTTGGTTGGAAACATAACCGAAAGTTCGATACTTGGAGTTCAAAATTCAGTAGCTACTGTTCAGAATCCAATAACCAAGATATATGGTAATTTAAATAACGGTGCTGGTGGTTATGCTGTAGGTTTCCTAAGTCAATATGGATTGAAGACACCTAATTTCACAACTACACAAAGATTTGCCATACCAAGTACTGACTTGTATGACAGTCTTTTAGTATTTGATACTACTCTTAGACAATATTATTGGTATGATGCTGTAACACCTGCTTGGATTCAAATTGGAGCAACTACGAGTCCTACTACACCAACTATTTACACGTGGTCTAATGCTGCAAATACTGGAAATTACACTATAAATGCAGCTAATGCTATAAGACTTTCTGATTTAACAGGTCAAGCAAATAGAAATATAGTATTACCGGCATCTCCTACTACTATACAACAGTTGCTTATAATAAAAAATGTTAATTCAAGTGGTTTCAATTGGACATTTACAGGAACCACTGTGTTTGATATGAGCGATAGTGCGGTAACAACGTTATCAAATAACACCACATACCAACTATCTTGGGATGGTGTAGCATATAATATAATAAATTAATGAATAAACTATACTTATTTCTACTTTTTTTAATCTTTTCCTTTAGTGTAAATGCTCAAGTAGGAAGAGATTTCTCTAATAGTATTAGTTTTTCTAGATGGGCTAAAGTTGGAGATGGTACCACAGATTACACAGGTGCATGGAATACTGCTATTAATTATATTATTTCTCATGATAAAGTTCTTGAGATACCAGAAGGAACTTATAATCTGGCTGGAATTTCAGATTTAGCTGGTATTTTTGGTAATCCGGGTAGATTAAGAATACATGGTAGAGGACCATCCTCTATTTTGCTTGTTCCAGCTAAGACTTCTGCTCTTATAAATATTGCCAGCTCAGCTATTACAGCACTGGAAATAGATGGAATATACTTTAAAAGTACGCATGATACCACTAATGTTGGTAATGTTGCTTTATTGCTTCAAGGTACAGCTCCTAATTTAATAACCAATGTAAAAATAGCAAATTGCATATTTGAAGGTTTTACAACGGCTATCATTGGTAAAGGAGTTAGAGGTTTAGAAATATGTCATAATACATTCAAATCTCCTACTGGACATGACAATGCAACAACTACATCTAATCCAGCTATATTTATCCTTGCTGTGGACAACAATGCAACAGATTTAAATAAAAATTGGAATATTCATGATAATTTCGTAGATGGTTATTCTGGAACGCTGTCCATTACTACTACTAAGACAGGTGGTCCAATGGATGGATTCTTCTATGGACATGTAAGTGGATTAAATATTAACAATAATACAGTTCTAAATACAGGTCAAGAAGCAATTTATCCAAAAGTTAACATTTCTATAATTGATTCTGGTGTAACTTCTATAAAAAATAATATTATTTATTCATACATACCAACCGGAAGTAAGGATATGAACGGAGTGCTTATGAGATCTAATTACGCTATAAGAGCTGAGTCTCAACACTTATTAATAGAAGGTAATACCATACTAGGTGCAACAATCGGAATATGGTCTGATGCAACAAATGATGTCTTTCAATGCCGCGATTTAACAATAAAGGACAATCATATATTTTTTATAAGAGACACTACAAAAAGAGTACAGTATGGAACATATATTAGAGGAAATGCAAATGGATTTCGTTTTAAAAATGTTATAGTTAAAGGTAACATTTCTATTCTTGATAGTAGTTTTATATATAGTACATTTAGAAATATTGCATTAACATACGTAGATAGTGCTCAGGTTGAAGGCAATTCATTGAGTATTGTGAGGTTAACAAAATCAGGAGGAGGTACTCAAGGCATCTCTCTTTTATCTTCAGATAGTGCTTATATTGGAGTAAATATAATGAGAGGAGTAGATACTACCATAAACTCAGTTTCTTCTAGTTATGTAAATATACCTGTTGTAAGCGGAAGTGGAGGACCACCAACAGGATCTGCGGGTGGACGTCTTACTGGTACTTATCCAAATCCATCTCTTGCTAATACAGCGGTAACTCCTGGAAGTTACACTAATGCAAATATAACGGTAGCACCAGATGGAACTATAAGCTCGGCAACTAATGGAACTGGAGGAGGTGGACTACTTTCAACATCAGCTGGTCAGCAGTGGCACCTAACATTTGATTCTGGAACTACAACGTGGTATTAAAATATAAGAAATGGCAGATCATCGTTCTATTTTATTGTGGCTCGGATCTAGTTTTACAACAGTAATTGGACTTATAACAGTGAATGATTTAGCAATTATGGTTGGTATAGCTGCAGGAATAGGTAGTTTAATATCAAGTGGAGTAAATATATACTTCAAATTTAAAAATAAAGGTAAAAAAGATATACAATAATGTCAATACCGGTATCAAATTCATGCTGCGAACCACAAAGCTTAAAGCTAAATAACTCTACAGGTTATTTATCCATTTCCGATGGTAATAGTGTCTATTTAGGTACTATAATAAAAGCATTAGGTATAAGTACACCTGTCATTGACTTCACTTTGGGTGGATTTATATTAACTTTGACTTATACAGATGCTGGTGGTGTTATACAACATAAAAATGTAGACCTTTCAGCACTTGCTCAGGGTGGTAGTTTTAGTGTAGCAGATACTCCAACAACTCATTTAGTATATACTAATGGTGTTTTAACTGCAAATGTAAACATATCAACTGCAACCAATAATTCTATATTAGCAAAAACAGATGGTATATGGGCTCCTAATTTTACTGAGACTATACTTACAACTACGGATAGTCCATCTATAGCCTTCACAACAAGTGGAGTAGATGGACATAATGTATCCGGATCAGTTAAGATATCTCAGACAGTAGGTAATAAAATTCAGATAGCTAGTGATGGATTATTAGTCAATGATATGACTACTTATTTGCTTGCTGGCACAAATATAACTTTAAGTGGTAGTGGTACTGCCTCATCTCCTTACATAATAACAGCAGGTGGTTTTTCTCAAGTACCTCTTTCTGTTAATGATAGTTCTTCCTTCCATTTTATTTCTTCTGGAACAAGCGGAATGACTTTAAGTGGTAATGTAAAAGTATCTGGATCTACAGCCAATGCGCTTATTGTTAATGCTGATGGTTTGTATGTACCGCAAGCAAGTACAAATAGTTATAGTGATGTTCAAGCAAGAGCAGCTATAAGCGCAATTGCACCTCTTTTGTATAATAATACAACTGGTGTAATGAGTTTAGCTCAAGCAACTAGTTCAACTAGTGGTTATCTTGCAAATGCAGATTGGCTTACTTTTAATGGTAAGATATCTACAGGAGCTTCAATAGGAACAGCTAGCTCAGTACCTGTATATGCAGGACAAAATGGGACTACTTTAAACTTTAATGGTTTAAGAGCTGGCACAAATGTAACACTTAACCAGTCTGGTAATGATATAGTTATTAATGCATCCAGTAGTGGTGGAGGTACACCTTCAAGTGTATTCTCTATAGACTTTATAGTTGGTGATGGTGGAGCATTAACTCCAACAGCTAATGCATCTCAGTTTAATCCTTCTTCAAATCCTTTAGCGGGTAAAACAATACTTGGTTTTTGGGTAGAAGGTATTAAGACAGCTGGAGTTCCGAGAACTGGAGGAGAACTATATTTTACTTTTAGTCAATCGGTTGGAACTATAACTCTTACAAATGGAGTTTTTTCCTTAGATACATATTATTCAATACTTTATAAATAATGAAAAAATTATTTAAATTCATACTGCTCCTTACTTTACCTTTCCTATTACCTAAGATATCTTTTGGACAAACAGGTGTTCAGTGGTTAGGTACTAAGGATAATGTTGTTGTTACTAGAAATATAGCAAGAGAAGATAGTGCTCATGAATTTGCGCTAACTGATACTAGCAAGCACCCAGCACGTCCAGGTAGAATGATATCTTTTAATGGATCTCCTTACTGGTGGAATGGTATTTTCTGGTATAGACTAAACGGTGATACTTCAACAGTACCTGGCCAAGTTAATGCTGACTGGACAGCTACCACTGGTGTGGCTCTTATTTTACATAAACCAACCTTTGCAACTGTTGCTACAACTGGATCATATACAGATTTAATAAATCCACCAACAATACCTGCAGCTCAGGTTGCTGTGGATTGGAACGCAGCTAGTGGTATAACTCATATTTTAAATAAACCAAGAATAACAGATTCAATATGGAGAGTTATAGGTAAGGACTCTATACTATTCAGAATAGTTGGACCAGATGGAGTTGTTAGAAACTATTCAATACTTGACTCCGCTGGTGGAGCAGGAGGAGGCGGAGGAGGGACTGTATTTAGCGTGGCAGCAGCAAATCTTACACCTTTATTCTCAACAAATGTTGCAACTGCAACAACTAATCCAAGCATTACTTTTACTTTAAATAACGCAGCAGCACATACATTCTTCGGAAATAACACTGGATCAACTGGACCACCTACATACTCTACAATAGGTTTGGGAGATCTTCCAACTATTCCATTAACAAAAACAGATGTTACAAATGGTATTGGTATATCAGCTATAGTTAGTGGTGTGATAAAAGTAGATACAAGTGTAATAGGTTATCCTAAATTCATATCGATTTCTAGGAGTCCTAATACAGATAGTGTTTATTACACAGTTAAAACTAATGCAGCTACTACTGTAAAGACACTTGGTTTAATAGATAGTGTGAGATATACTAGTATTGGACTTGCTGGAACTACTAATTTAGGTTATCAAACAGGACCTTCTAGTTTCTATACTAGAAAAGTTAGACCAGGTACCAATACTGCTTTTACAGCAGATACTGATAGTACACTTGTAATAGCGAGTACATTAACTAATGTAATCAATACTTTACAAGTAATAAATTCTGGTGCTGCTAGAAGTATTCAAGTTGGTACATTTTCTGGAAGACCTACTGGTAATACTGGAGATTTTTATGTGGTAAGTGACTCTAGCTATCGTGAAAGTTATAAAACTGCTAGTGGATGGATATGGATGACAGTAAGTCCTAAGCAACTAGCAGATAGTTTTGCTATTGTTGACACGGTAAAAATAGCACATGTTGCTCCAATAAGTAACCTTTATACGAATAGTAATGGAACAACAATAGTTGATGTAGGTTCCAGACAGGGTTGGGGTATGTTAATAACCAAATTAACTGACTCTAGTAATCAGTACATGGTTGATAGTAATGCCATAAAAGTCTTAGTTGGATCTGGAGTTACAAGTAGTGTTCAGAGTCAATTTTCTGTTTCGGGTAATGGCACATCAGCCAATAAACTACAGTTAGTTAATGACTCAGCTGCTGGACCTAATTATGCCTATTATCGAAATAGTGCTGGAAGGCTTGGTTGGTATCCAATAATTAATGGTCCATTAGCCACACCATCTAGTCCGGGTTTTCTTTCAGCTAATGATTATATAACTATACATACTAGAATAACAGCTATAAATGCTCCAGGATCTGGAGATAGTTTAATGTATGCGGTTCCAACAGCTGACACTTTAGTCACTAAAAGAATAATAAAAGGTTATGGATTACTGGCCACAGTAACTCAAAATAATATTAAATATGATGTAGATACAACTACATTAAAAGCTGTATTTGGAGCTGGTTCTGGAAGTGGATTAGGTACTGTTACTAGTTTTTCTAGTGGTAATCTAAATCCGTTATTTACTACCAGTGTAGCAACAGCTACAACTACTCCAACACAAACATTTACATTATCTAATGCTGGTCCTTATATGGTATTTGGAAATAATAGTGGATCAACAACTACTCCTTCTTACTTTACTCCTATTTTAGCTAGTCTTCTATATCAAAACCAAGGAACTACAACTACATTGCTTCATGGTAATGGGGTAGGTGCACCTAGTTGGTCTACTTTAAATTTAGCTAGTGAAGTATCAAATGTGTTAGGTACTACAAATGGTGGTACAAACATAAGTTCTTATGCACTTGGAGATATCATTTATTCTAATGGTACTAATTCTCTAGCCAAATTAGCTGGTAATGTTACAACAGGCAAACAAGTACTCATTCAAACAGGTAACGGATCTATATCTGCAGCGCCAGTTTGGGGTAATTTGACAAATGTTGATGTGGGATTGGGAAATGTTGAAAATACAGCATTATCTACTTGGTCTGGATCCACTAATATAACAACATTAGGTACAATAGGTACAGGTGTATGGAATGGTACTATTATTGATGCTGTACGTGGTGGTACCGGACACGGTTCTTATACTATAGGTGATGTTCTAGTAGCTAATAGCACTACAACATTAGGTTTAGTAAGTGACGTAGCGGCAGGCAATGTATTTTTATCCGGAGGTGTAGGTGCACAACCTACTTATGGTAAAGTTAATCTTGGTACAATGATAACAGGTAATCTTCCTGTTGCTAACTTAAATAATGGTTCTGGAGCTAGTGCTTCAACAGTCTGGACAGGCAATGGCACATGGCAACCCTTTAACACAACCCTTTACAGTGGTGATGGAACTCTTGCTAGCAATAGAACTGTTACAATGGCATCTAACTCTCTTACTTTTACAGGAGGTAGTAAAGTCACTTTCAATCAGGCTGTTCAAATAGCCGATGGTACACAAGGTACTAGTAAAGTTTTTACTTCTGATGCTAGTGGTAATGGAGCGTGGGGACTAGTAATTGCTTCTGGTGTTTATACACCTACTATTACTAATTCAACAAATGTAGCATCTAGCACTTTTTCTAGTGCTTTTTATAAAAGAATTGGTAATGTAGTTGAGGTAACTATTACATTTGGTATGGTATGTACCACTGCTGGTGTTCCTACTACTATAACTTTTACAACACCACCTGGTTTGACTGGAGTTTGGTCGTCAAGCACATCATTCTTAGGTATTGGTAGTTATGGTGTTAATGGAGTATATACACCTGGTGTAGCTATATTTTCCGGAACCTCTGGTGGTATAGTAGCTTTTCAATGTAATGGTCTATCCGGTAGTTCTAATAGTGGATGTATTAAATTCACCTATTCACTTATATAACAATTAGTATGAAAAAATTATTATATCTCTTTTTATTTTTAATACCTGTGTTTAGTTTCGGTCAATTACCAATACTAAATTTGAGTAATATGGTGCAACCAGGTAATACACCATCTATATCTATTGCTACAAGCTCTATAACATTTGCACCAATAGTATCTGGTAATAGTTCTGCGTCCCAGAATACAACAACTACAGCTGCTAATCTAACAAATCCCGGATCAATAACTTCTCCAGGTACATGGTTAGAATTATCCTTTAATAATAGTACTCCCTGGTCATCTAGTTTAAGTCTTCCAATAACATCAGGTAACTGGACTGGAGCACCGGTAGTATTTTATTTTAGAGTAACTTCCGTAGCTCCTGTTGGTCCTAACACTGGTAATATAACAGTAGCATCAAGTGGAGCATCACCTAAAACTATAGCTGTTACTGCAACAGTAACGTCTCCAGGAGCGTCTTTAAATGCTAGTCCGTTATCTTTTACAGGTATGTCTGCTGTGGCTGGTACTCAAGGATCAAGTGTTAACTATCTTTTAACCGGATCTAATTTGGGTGCAAATAATGTAACAGTAACTGCTCCAACTAATTTTTTAGTATCTAAAGATAATTCATCTTTTGCTACTTCACAAGTAGTAACCCCTAGTAGTGGATCTGTTAATCAAACTATATATACAGCAATAGCTTCTACAGCCCTAGCTGGAGCAGTATCTGGTAATATATCAAATGTTGTTTCAGGTGCAAGTACAGTTAATGTATCAGTTTCAGGCGTTGTAAGTTCTCCAAGTTCAGCTGATAGTATAAATGTCAATTTTTGGAATAGTGCAAATGGTAATGTTAATCCGGCTAATGGTTGGAATAATATAGCTTTAATTGAGTCAGGTTCACCTCAAACAAGTGCTACTTTACTTAGAACTACAGGTGTCTCTTCTGGAGTGACTGTAACTATAAGCACTGTAGATCTTTTATTTGATAATTTTGATAATGGTGCTGGATATGGCAATGCCACCACTCTTCCTATACCACCTGTTGTATGGAGAATAGAGGCTGTTTCTACCGCATCTGAAGCTGTTACCTTAACACTTAATGGATTAGTAGTTGGACATCATTATAACTTCTTGATAGGTTCTGGTGCTAACACAGGTACAGCAAGACCACAATCCTTTGCAATACCTGGTCAAACTACTCAAAATTTAGATGCTAGACAAAATATAAATACTTTAGTTTCATTTACTAGTATAACAGCAGGAGCTACTTCACTCGTACTTACTGTAACACCAACAAGTGGAGCTTCTACTTCACTTAATTTCTTCCAGTTAGTAGATAATCATTAATAATGAGGAAATTACTATTTCTAATATTATCTTTTATAGGTTTTTATGCTAATGCTCAGGTAGAGTCTACAATCTCAGTGCCTTATACTAGTTCTGCTAGTCCTACTTTTCAGGCATTATTATATTTACCTTCTGATTATAATACTACAAGTGGTAATTATCCTTTGATAATTTTCTGCCATGGTTCTGGAGAATCATGTCCTCCTCTAAGTAATATTTATAATAGCTCAAGCGCTGGTGGACCACCTTATGAAATAGAACATGGAACCTGGCCAACTGATGGAGGTTTCATAAACCCAAAAGATGGCCTAAAATATAAGTTTATAGTTGTTTCTCCTCAATCTGCTTGTAATAGCTGGTCTGCATCTGGAGATCAAATAGAGAACATAAAAATCTATTTAGTTACACACTATAGAATAGATATAAATAGAATTTACGGCACCGGTTTGTCTTCTGGTGGTGGTGGTATGATAGAAAATGTATCTCATCAAAACGGTAATGAAACAGGACCTGTCTTCACACCTACATATCCTTTTGCTGCTGTTGTTCCAATGAGCCCTGCTACTAATAGTCCTCAGCAATCATGGATGGCTACAATGGTTCATGACAGTACCTCTGGATGGTGGTTTGGTGACCAGTCTGGTGACACTTATGGAGAATGGGCTTTAAATGAAATTAATTTTGTCAATGCTATTAAAACAAACTATGCTAGATTAACAGGTCATCCTGGAACTAGTGGACAAAATAGCTTTACAACAGGTCATGGCCCTTGGAGACCATTTTATATTCCAACATATACAGAAACATTTGTAGCTGTTGGTATGACTACACCAGCTACTATGAATATGTACCAGTGGTTTTTAACACAAACCAGACCAGGAGCAGTAGTAACAACTCCAACAGCTAACGCTGGATCAAATCAAAATATAACATTACCAACAAACTCTGCTACGTTAAGTGGCTCAGGTACGCCAGGTAGTGGACATCTAATAAGTTCGTATGGTTGGACGCAAATTTCTGGACCTAATACTGCTAATATTAATCCATCTAGTTCAACTACTACTGGATCTACCACTGTGAGTGGACTTATTGCTGGAACTTACGTTTTTCAATTAACAGTAACTAATAATATATCAGCTACTGCTACTAGTACTGTTTCAGTAACAGTTAATCCAGCGCCTGCTCCAACAGCCAACGCAGGACCAGATCGTACATTGGTCTTACCAACTACGACTTTAACATTAGATGGGTCCGCATCAAGTAATACTACTTCTTACAGTTGGACTTTCATATCCGGACCAGGCACTCCAACTATAGTTTCTCCTACTTCTGCTATAACAAATATAAATAATTTATCAGCAGTTGGAGTTTATATATTTCAGCTTTCTGTAAATGGTGGAGTAAGTACAGATAGAGCAAACGTAACAGTTAATGCTGCATCTACTTATCCCGCCTGTGGGACTGGAACTAAATATACTCCAGTACCAGATCCATCTGATTCAGGTGTGTTTATAGGTGTATCATCTGCTGCCAACTATAAACCTGGTGATACTATTGTTTTAAGTAGTGCTTTTAAATGGAGTTATTTCGAAATGGATGGATATCAAGGTAATCCTTCTTGTCCATTAGTAATTATAAATGATGTAGGTATAACTAAACTAAGAAAGTTTATACGTCTAGATGGTTGTACATACATAAAAATAGTTGGAGGTGGTAATTCAGGTAATTTCTATGGTTTATTTATAGAATACGATCCTGTAAATATATGGCAAGGATTTGCTGGTATACAACTAGTTGGAAGAACTTCTAACATAGAAGTAACAAGAGTATTTACACACCACACAGACATTGGTATAGTTTGTGAGAATAATGGTAGTTGTGATCCCAGTCAAAATTATCCTAATTGGATAATAGATTCAATTTTTATACATGATAACAAAATTGTTGGCACCTGGAATGAAGGGATGTATATTGGTAATACCGCTCCAGACAATCAAGGTAATGATTTAAGACCAGTAGTTTGTCCGATTGGTGTTGGTGGTGCAGATAGCACTATTTATCCAGCTCCAGCTAAAAATGGATATACAAAAATTTGGAACAATATAGTAGATACAACTGGGAGAGGTGGTATACAGTTAGCTAATGCAATAAATGGTCCTAGTGAGATATATAACAATACTGTCAGTCATAATGGAATAAATGGAGATGATGCTCAAGGAGCAGCCATTAACTTAGGATTATACACACAAGTGTATGTTCATGACAATACAATAAGTAATACTTATACATGGGGTATATCTAGTATAGGATCGGGAGCTACTAATAAGCCTGTTAGACTAGAGAATAATCATATTGATAGTTCGGGTTTCTTAAGAACTTTTGATCTATCTCAAACTAGTAGAGATCATTATAATCCTGCTACAGAACCAAGTTTTATTGATAGTTTACCTTGGCCTTATCCTTTATTTATAGATACAAGACCTCGCCATTATACTACAGATTCACCACATCCTGGTACAGCAATAGTTGGACAAGATAGTACTCAATTCTGGATAAAAAATAATGTAGTAGGATTATTTAAAGCAGTAACAAGAACTGATGGTGGGGCAACTGCAGCTATTCAAATACAAGATGACTTCCTAGGTATACAAAAATTTGGTAATATAATTTGTAACAATACAAATAAGAATGGTAGTCCTGCTACAATATTTGTAGATAATAGTAATGGTACAATAAATTATTCTACAAACTGTTCTGCTCCTCCTACAGTAAATGCTGGTACAGATCAGTTCCTGTCTAGTGGATCAACTAGTGTTAACTTGGTTGGCACAGCGGTTCCAACAAGTGGAGCAACTATAACACAAGTTACATGGACACAACTTTCTGGTAGTAATCCGGTTTCGATAGGTTCTCTACATTCTCTTAATACAATAGCAACTGGACTTACACCATCAGGAGTTTATACGTTTAGATTATTTGCACTAGATAGTAATAACAATACTTCCAGTGATGACATAATAGTTGTAGTAGCTAGTGGAGCTCCGGCTCAATATCTTTTATTTAGACGAAAAACATACATACAATAATGACTATATATAAACTAGTTACAGATAGACTTCTAGATAAGTTACAAAGAATGGTGAATAATCTTTACTTTATAATGGGTAAAGCTAATGGTGTTGCTACTCTTGATAGTACTGGAAAGGTACCTACTTCTCAAATACCAAGTGGTGGAGGAGGTGGAGTAACATCTTTTAATGCTAGAACCGGAGTTGTTGTTCCAGCTTCTAGTGACTATACGTTTGCTCAGATAGCAACCACTCCAACTACTGTGACTGGTTATGGTATAACTGATGCGGCTACTTTAACAGGTACTCAAACGTTAACTAATAAGACTATATCTGGAGCATCTAATACGTTATCTAATATAGCAGAATCTTCAGTAACAAATCTAACTACTGACTTAGCAGCTAAACAAGCCACTATTACTTTAACTACTACTGGTACAAGTGGAGCAGCAACACTGGTTGGAGCTACTTTAAATGTACCAAACTATGCAACAGGTGGTGGAACTCCTGGTGGATCTACTACGCAACTACAATATAATAATGCTGGTGCCTTTGGTGGAACTAGTGGTGCCACCGCAACCGCTACCGTGGTAACTCTAGTGGCTCCTGTCTTAGGCACGCCTACTTCAGGTACACTGACTAGTTGTACAGGACTTCCAATTTCAACTGGAGTTAGCGGACTTGCAGCAGGTGTTGCTACTTTTTTAGCTACTCCTACAAGTGCTAACTTAGCGACTGCTGTGACTAATGAAACTGGAAGTGGTCTTTTAGTATTTGCTACTTCTCCGGTGCTAACCACTCCTAATATTGGAGTAGCTACCGCTACTACGGTAAATAATGTAACTATAACTGCGCCTGCTACCTCTGCTACCTTAACATTGGTTCAGGGATCAAGTTTAATAACTGCTGGTGCTTTTGCAACTACTCTTGCGGCCACTGCTGCTACAACCACTACTATACCTCCCATATCAAGCACTTTGGTTGGAATGGTGGCTAGTGGAACCGCTGCTGCTCAGGCAACATTAGATATTAACTTTAGTTCTTATTTTAGTCAATTTTCAGTTATTGAGATACAACTAAATAGTGTGATACTAGCTACAGATAATGTGGATATGTATTGTAGATTAAGTATAGATGGAACTACTTTCGATTCTGGAGCAGGAGCATATTCTTGGGCTCTTACCTTCGGTAAATCAGATGCTTCTTCCGGTGGAGATGGTAGTAATTCTGCTACTCAAATAGTATTAAATGGAACAGGATCTCATGTAGCAGGAAGTGCAACTATTCCATTAAATGTCACTGTAAAAATCTTTAATCCTGGTGTATCAACTTTTAGACCAATGGTTGGGTTTTCTACTCACTATTATAATGGAACTACAGCAAATATACTTTCGGCCATAGGGACCGGATCTAGAAATACTAATCAAGTAACGAAAGGAATAAGATTCTTAACAAGTTCAGGTAATATAACATCTGCAAATTACAGAGTTATAGGATATCCATAAATAATTAAAAATTCAAATATTATGTTACAAAAAATCGAATCGTTTTTTTCAGGGAATAAGGTGTTTATCCTTGGTAGTCTATCTGCCATTGGAGTTGCTTTACAGCAATATTTAACAGGAACAATAGATTGGAAAGTAATTGGTTTTGCAATTGTCATTGCTGTTCTATCTTATCTTGCCAAGAGTCTTAGTGGAACAGTTGCTTCCATATTAGGTATACTTGGTGGTGTTGCAACTACAGTTTCTCAAGTAGCATCAGGTGGAAAAATAGGGTGGAGTGCACTTATACTTAGCACTGTCATCTCTATAATCGGAGTAGTAACAAGCTCAGCAACCAGTACAAAAATAACTAGTCCCATAAGTTAATTAAACTCAAATAAGTAAAAGTTAGCCAGAACCAAGAATGATTCTGGCTTTCGTTGTTATTGATCATCAACTAAAATGAAAATTATGGAAATTACATTTGCAGACACAGTAATTATAAGGCAATTTGAAGGCTATATACCACATGTATATAAGGACCAAATTGGTGTACTAACTTGTTGCTGGGGATTAACTGGACCTAGCTTAAGAGAAGGAACGACATTTACTCAAGACGAATGTACAGAGATGTTCATGAAAAGAATAAATGATTTTTCTTCTAAACTAAATAATCTCATAAAAACTCAAGTAACCAAAAATCAATACATTGCTCTTTTGAGTTTAGCGTTTAATATTGGAGAAGGCGCATTTGGATCTAGTACTCTCCTTAAGAAGGTAAATGTAGATCCTAATGATAAAACTATCGAAGCACAATTTAAACTTTGGATTCATGCTGGTGGCAAAGTATTAGATGATTTAGTTAAAAGACGTGCTCAAGAAGCTGCACTTTATTTTAGTTAATTCACTAGCCTATAAATGTGACTAACTTTGTTAATTGAATCCTGTAATAATATTTGCAATCCAAGCTTATGTAGAATGTTTATAAGATTCTGAGCTTGTTCAGTGATTCTGAAATTAGCCTCATGCACACCATTCCATGTAGAATATTGGAATGGTTTCGTTATAGTAAGACCTTTGTAAACAGTATTTCCAGATGTACTATACAACCATCCTAAATATTTGGTTGTATCGCTTCCAAATCTTATGGCATATAACTTAGTATAGTCACAGTATACAATTTGAAACTTCTCTTTAGCCTCGCTTGCATAGGCTCCATAATCTGTTATAGTATCTTTCTTTTGTGAATATCCTTTCAAACCAACTAAAAGGAGTAATAAGATTAGTATTTTCATTGTATGTAATGATTTGCTTTTCTGATTGAGTCTTTTGCTTTTCTATCATAGTGCTTATAACTAACTATAACATGTATCATACTATCTGCTTGAGCTTGTGTCTTAAAGTTTAAACCTTTTGGACAGTATGGTGTGATAGTATATTTATTTATTCTTGTAGTATAGTTTTGTGTTTTAAAGCTATCTACTTTAATACCTACGTATCCTACTTCTGTGGTTTTAGTAGTAAAATTCCTACAGTAATCTTTAATTACATACCTGAAAGGAACAGCTAAACTATCTTTCTCAACTACAAACATATGATTTTTATCTGAAAAAAAGTTGTAAAAATTATGACTATAATAATGTTGTAAAACTTTACCAGACGTGTCATGTTGATGTCTTTGAGCATTTATCTTAGTAAAACCAAGACATAATATAAAAAACAGTATATATTTCATTTTCTTTATTTAAGTTAAAAAGAGACTCAATTAGAGTCTCTTTTTTGTTTTTTGATAGGAGGTGTCTAATTACTTATTGAGAGCACCACCTTTCTTCATTTTCCCACCCTTGGCACCAGAGGGTTTCAAACTACGACCATCAGTGGGAGAGGTCTTAGGACCACCCTTTCCCACTCCTGCACCAGAAGGTTTCGCCGTTCCTGATTTTGGCTTCATGTTTGTTACATTACTGTCTGTAGTACTAACTGGTTGATTTTTCATCTTGTTCTTTTTTTGTTTTGTTATTAAATGATTAGTATATGGAATCTCCGAATTCAAATTGTGCTCTCTTTCAAATAAACTTCTATCATGTGGTCTCATATCTTTCTTAAGTTTTTTTTCTGGAACCGGATAATCCATGTAATTATAAGTCCAATCTAATGACATCATGATTAATCCATTTCTGTAATATATGATTTATTTATTTTTGCAAATTTATCTAGCAACACCTGATGTTGATCATAATCACCACATTGTGGAGTTAAATAAAGAATGTAGGGTTGAAAGGAACCAGACATACAATGAAGATTACTTCTAATGGTCACTAGTTCGGACAGAAGATTACCATAGGTTCTAAAATTATAACAGTACTTGTCACGTAGTGTTTTAGGTTCTGGGGGAGTGTATCTTTTTTCTGTAATAGATAACATTTCAGCCAACATATCACTATACTCAAACCGACTTACATCTATAATGTATAATAGATTTTCCTTTGCTTTTCTGTCACTCAAATGTTCCCATAATTGCCACATTGTCTTTTCTCCAATCCATTTTTTATCTTCTGGAATAGCGATGTGTTCACTTAAAGAACTATAACTATTAAAAGTAAAAATACTACTTTTACCACAATACAACCAAGTTCCATCTGAGTGAAAATTTTTACCTTGAAAGGTCCAGTGATACTTATATCTTTTGGGATCTCCTTTGTTATTTCCAATATTTTCACCTACATATGTAAAACCTAGTAAATTTAGTATGTCAACATCACCGAATTCAAGACATCCTTTTCCTCTTTCACTACCATGGTCTTCTTTAGCTAAGAAGTCATAAATCCCTCTATCGATCCACATATATGGCCACTCTTTACATTCATCATAATTGTGCATTTTTTCCCGAATAGGATCTAACTCTTTTCTATGGTATGTACAACCACCATCTATGATAAAAGAAGTAAACTCATCTATACTAACACCAAAGTGCTCTTCTATAAGTTCGGTGTTTTTGTCCTTCTCAATCTGCTCGATAGATCCATAGTCATCATACTCACCAAAGATTGGTAGTGTTGCCGGTAGATAAGGTAGATATGTTTCATAATCTTTCCTCTTTTTAAGGGGTAGTAATACACATTTTTGTCCACTAGTGATACTTATATTACTTATACTGCAATATACAGAAAAGCTTCCCATTATATTATACTTTTATTTATGAAGAAATAAGTACCCACAGCAATAACTATACCCATAACTATGATCCAAATCAGACGTAGTCTTGACGTGGACTTTTGTTCTGTATACTTGAGTATGTACTGATTAGTAGAGTCTCTAGACATCTGTAATTGATCTGTAAGACCTTTTATCTGACTATCGTTGACTACTATCTTTGTTATTGTATCATGTATGTAAGCGTACTGTCTTAATAGAATAGATTTAGGTGGATGGTTCTTAATCCAATTGGCGCAGTTACTACCGCTGTCGAGATTTAGCCAGAGTGTGTCAGTAGTTGGAAAAATAGGAATCGTACCGGAAAAAAAGCCTGGATCGATTTGATTGGGAGCATTATCCCATGGATGATAAAAATGGAGTCCGGAGATACTATCCCAATAAACAGGAGGATTTTCCCAGGCCGAACTAATTGTATCTATAGATCCCCATGTTGTATCGGACTTGCTTTGTTTAATAGTTGTATCAATTTTCTGCGGATGTTTGACAGCCATCCAGTCTTGTAGTTTTCCAGAAAATTGATTATTCTTTGAATCCTTTTTATCGATTCTCGGTACCGTGATACAGGACGATACGAGAACCATACTAAAAAGGGATAGAATCTTGAACTTGTTCATTTTTTTTTTGTTTTATTTTTAAGCAGGCGTAATTACCAATATATTGATCTATTTCTACGTAGCTTTTTGACTTAAACTGATCTGCCAGTTTTATCACATGTTTGTCATTGTTTGGATCAAATTTACCTTTCATTAGTTCAGAATAAGATTTGCCAGCATATTCTAATATCGAATTTATTGAAGGAGTACTTAGGGAGCCACTAACGTAAAGGTATTTTTCTTGTATGTAAAAGTCAAGATCTTCATATGGTTTGTCAGTATATGCATTAAGTGGTAGATAAATTTTAATACCTTCCGGACTATATAAGGAAACTATTTCCATCTCCTGTATGGGATGTAGTTCATTTAGTTTCTTTCCGATTATGCTGTAAGATTGTTTGCTTAATCCAAGAATTTCAACAAATTCAACTCCATATTCTAACCACAATTCTATGGCCTTCTTTACTCTATTAGTATTAAAGTCAATAGCTTTAGTTAATTTATCACAGCTAATCCATCCGCCTGGCAAACATCCATCTATAACTACTTTTCGCTTATCATCATTTATAAATGATACAACTGTTGATATATCTCCTTTTTTTAGACTGGTTGTTGAATTTATTAATACTACTTTATCTCCTTCCTTTAAAGATTCATTTAGTGATGAAACAAACTCATAGCATTCTTCTCCAGCGCTCCATGTATCTAAGATGTTTTCAAGAATAACCCTTCTTTTATCTATAACTCTGTCTATTTTGTAAACAGCACCTTTTGATAAAAAACTTGCACCAGCAGTGTTTTTTATTCTTATTTTCCTATCTTTATCTGATGGTTTAAACATATTTATATAGAGTTTAAAAAATGAATATCCTCATTCGTTAGAAGAGGTAAATTTAAAGTTGAAATAGACCATTGATTAGTAAACTGTATAAGCTCAGATACCTCCAATTTAGTAAAATCTGATAATGACTTACAAACTGTTATATTTTCTCCTTCTATAGTGTGACTAAAACAGAGTCCGGCTTTTAATTTTAAAATAAGCTTAATATCTTCAACTCCTTGTCCAGTGTGGTAGGCTATCTGTCTAAAACATGCATAAAGAAGTCGAAGTTGTCGTGAACTCTTGTATTGTTTTGATATATTGAACTTAATAACTATATCTTCACCCTCTAATAAGTTATCAATCCATTCTTTTAGAATATGCTTGTTAAAATATTCAAGTTTTCCATTGGTTTTTTTACAATATATGTTGATTTGATTGCTCATAAGAGCAAATATAGTGATTTTTTAGCTATTTTCCAAATTTATTTTAATAGAAAACGCTGCCTCCATCTACAGGACGAAAGCAGCGTTGTAAAGTTATAGGGCACGAGTTGAACGTGACCTGTCTAGAAGTTTTGGAAGCGACTAGACACTAGGCAGAAGTTGCGGCTTCTCCTAATTTGCCTACTAATTCAGGAGGAATTTCTTCAGAGTTTTCTCTAGGTTGAATCGAGAGTTCATGAAGAATTTTCCTACCTTTCTCAGTTATTTCATACTTTAAATTACCAATATTTGTTACTAATTTATAGGATGCTAATACATTCATAGATGTTCTTTGTATACCTACGTACTGATAGTTAGGACATTCATTACAAAAGTTTAGTAAGTATTTTTCTACTGTACTCAAATCGAAGTTTTCCATAGTCTTTCTCTTATTTCAGACAAACTCTGATCTTTTATGAGCTTTCCGTCCTTGAACACAATCTCCAGCGCTCCTTGCTTTTCTTGATCCCAAGTTTGTTGATCATGTAAAATGTAAGTACCGTCTTTCTCTTCTACTCGAAGAAGTCCTTTTGCACTCTTTTTAGTTCCATCATCTGTTATTGGATCTTTATAGATTTCATGAGGAGTTTTCTTCGTAATAGTGATATCATCTTCGTGCTCTTCATCCTCAAGTATTTCTACATACGTAGCTTTTAATGCCAACCCCAGTGAATCCCTCGTATTCATTTGATAGGTGAATGCTTAATTTAAGTATTCTAATTTTATAGGTAATATATTTTCTGTAAATAATTCTGTTGACCACCTAAAGAATGTTCTTTTATCTTTATATTTTTCTAATATTTCTTGTTCTTTTTTGAAACAATTATATAAGGTATCTTCCACACTCCATAAGATGTCAATAGATTTTATAAATCCATTTGACTTTGATTTTATACCGGCTATTCTTTTCTTTAGAGAACTTGCTATGCCAATTTTATATAACCTTCCGTTGTTTATGGAAAGATAATATAAATTCACTAATTTATATTTTAATTTCGGTTTATTTTGAAATAAGCTTTCACAATATCCTCCAATTAAAATATTTTTCTTTATTAGATCCTTAATTCTACATTTAAAACAGCCTTGTCCTGCTAAATGTTTTTGAGCGGATTTTACAAATTCACCATGTTCACTACAAATAATTCTAATCTTAGATTTTCTATTTTTATAATCTTCACATATGTATTCATATTTATTATTATGAATAATATTTGCCTTTTCTAAAAAGTTTTGAAAATCTTTGGTTTTAGACTTATTTTTGCTTTCTAATCCGCATTTTTTACATCCTGTTTTACATTGCCGTAAAATGAGATTTCGTGGTGACTGCTCAAATTCTCCATGTATTGGACAAAACACTTTTATTTTATTCCCCGTAATACCCGACCAATTAGAAAAATCAAATGTGAACTTATTACCATATTTTTCGTAAATTTTCTCTAGATATTGCTCTACTGATTTACGACTACTATAATACTTCAAATTTTGGACTATATCATTACCTTCAGCATTATCTGTTAAGGTAGGCACCGCTTCGGAAATTTCTTTCCTACTCTCTTTCGAGATAGTCTCTGAACGTTCAAGGATATTTCTATCCAAGCTTCGCTGCTGATTTTCTATTTTTATATCTTGCATGATATAAGATAAGTAAAAAATCCAAAAATACCAAATTTATTTTTGATAATTTTAGAACTTTTACCTATCAATAGGGTTCCAGCAATTCAATGCCTTTTTTCAATATAGATTTCTCTATAAGGGGGCCATTATGTTAACCCTACACCAAATACTATATTAGAAGACGCAAAGCCCTTAGATTTAAGTCTTTCTAAGATTTCCCTCGCTCTCTCTAAAGTGATAGAATCACCATAAATAGCTCCAATGTGTGGATCAAGGACCTTATATCCCTTCTCGTTAGTGGTTCCACCAAAAACATCCCAGAGAAGTTCTATAACACCTTTTCCTATTGAACTTAATTTTTCAAAATCTTCTTCGCCAAAATTTAATACAATTTTTTCTCCTGTTCCACAAATAATATCTATAGGATCACCTGAGTCAGGACGAATTACTACCTTACCATCTCGTGCAAGAATTACATCTTTTAGTTCAGTTAAATACTCAGTGCAAACCTTCCAAAGGTCCCATGTGTCAGATACAATTGAAATGATACCTGACGGGAAGACATTTTGAATTAAGTCTTTAAAGCTTTCTAATTCACCCATTTCAGCAGCATTTACACACATAATACTGTGTTCTGTAGCTGGTACAGACGTCCCAACTAGTTCTTTCTTGATATCTGCATCATAATACTCTTGTAAAAATAATATGGCAGGTATAGTATCTGTACCAACAAAACTTAATAAATGGCCAGCACCCGATGTCATAGATGTTTCTACTGAAGAATAACCTCGTTGGGCAAAATCATGTGCTTGAAATTGTATAAATCCTTTATCAGCACCTGTCATTTCAGCAAAATTATTTAGTAATTTTCTGTACTCAAGAGCTATAGTAGCTGTTGTGCACGGACTCCAAATAACATTACTTAAACAAGTCTCAAGGAAATTTACCAACCATCCAAATCGTGGTTCAGTATTCTTAATAGTTAAGCAGGGAACTCTCATAGGAACTAAACTACCTTCGGGAAGAGCTTTAATTTCGAGTGGTAAATGACCTAAGTCATGCAAGTCCTTTATGTGCTTTATTTCTACTTCTTTAGTACCTAATGTTAAGGTGATGAAATGTGCGTAATTAACTATAACCTCTTCTATGGGCTTTTTAAAGAATAACTCGTCCCATTGGTTGATCAAATATTCTTTGATAAAATATTGTAATCCAAAAAATACCATTTTCTCTACACCAGGTATTCTACTTTTACGTGGAGTTAAGTTTGAATATAGTAAGGTCATATTCGGAGAGTACATTAGATGGTGCGATTGTTTATAAAAGTCGCTATTAAGCAGTGGATTTATTCTCATTTTAATTTAAGTTGAGTAAATTATTTTTAACTAAGTAAACAAGTAAAGAAAGTTCATTGAATTGTTGTGTTAAACCTGAGCGATCATCTAGAATGTAATTATAGAAAGGTTTTCTGGTTTGCCATTGAAGAGGAATGTCATCAACATTAACGCCGTAACAAGGTATTTTATTAAGTCTACAGTAATCTTTAACATATTCATGATCTTCATATGCTGTCCAACAGTAGATTATACAATTCATCTCATCGAGATCTTGTAATAGCTTAATAACCTGAAAATAAGTTTCACCTTTATTATGATAGTCATGAACTGTACCGTCAAAGTCAAATCCTATGACAAGGTTTTTGTGTTTTTTGTACTCACCAAGCATTCTTATAAAAGAAGTGTTTGATTTGAGAAATTCATCCATTAGGATATATTTATAAGTTTAACAATGTTAGATTCACCAACAAAGGGATAACTATTAGAAACTATGATCTTTTCAAATACCTCTTCAAGTAGTGGGAATCCTTTCGAAAATATACCGTGTGAGACAATAAGTGTTAGATATTTTGGTTGTATTTGGTTAGCTATTTGTAAAAAAGTTCCTCCTCCATCACATAGGTCATCAATTATTACACAATTTCTATTAAGACAAAATTGAGGTGTTAAGACTTTCAATTTTATACTTCCATCGTTGAGATCTCTGCTTTTAATACATTGGACAGTGTTAATTATATTTTTGTTCCACTCTAAGTATCTATCAGCTTTTTTAGCTGCACCGGCATCTGGAATTATTAAAACAGAATTCTCTCTCTTATACTCCCGTACTAATTTCTCATTTGACATATTATGAGAGTTTTCTATTAGTGCCGTAGACACATCAGAATGTACATCAAATAATATAACATGGTCATACTTCAAAGAGTTTATAATTTTTGCGATCACTTTTAGATCAAAACTATCTCCCTCTTGCATAACTCTATCAAATCGGGCTCCCATTAGGTATGGTATGAATAGTTTTTTAGTTTTAACGCTTTTACTATTTAAACAATCTGTGATCATGCATAGTTCAAGTAACTTCTGACTATCTGTTATTGAGCAAATTACAAAGGCTTCCTTGGAAATAATTTCTGCCTCTACATTAATGTGTGGTTGGTTATCTGGATAAAGAAAGGACTTGTATCCCAATTTATCATTCATATTAATTACATACATACTAAAAGGTTTCTGGATAATAAATAATTAATTTAATTTTTGTGCATTCTTCCTGTAAAATCTTCTTGATAATTTTAGAATCTCCACGTGCAAGCCCACAACCTATAAGACCAGGTACTCCAACTTTTTCATTTGGAAATAACTTATTTATTTTGCGAAAACACAAGCGAAAAGCATCATAATCAAGTGGTATACCATAGGGTCCGTGATTGTACCAATGATACTGACAATAAGCGTTTACTACCCATATGTTTTTAACTTTTGTATTCACAAGCTTAAAGTCAATTTGTCCTAGTTTATTGTAGTCAGCTTCTTCTTCCTCCTTTTCAAGTGGAAATTTATCAGTTCCAAAAGCTTTTACCATTTCTAATGCAATACCTTTTTTTTGTGTACAAAAGCAGTTACAAGACTGAACAATAGCATTCAAGTCACCGTTTAATGCTGCTCTTATCACATCTCCCACTACTTCATTTACCATAGTGTTTATATTTTACAAATCCTAAACTCAACTTCCAAACTTTACTATAGGTTACTAAATTATGAAAAAATAAATCTGGTCTAAATAAAAATAACCATTGACCAATAGCGAAGATATGAGAAGTTGACCAAAATTTACATCTCCCACAAAGTTTAATATTTAAGCGATAGTGAGCACCACCTTCTACTGGATCCCTATGAATGGGAAGCTGTTGGTTTGGTTCATATCTTAATAAATATCCATCAAAACCCCAATATAAGAATCTAAAGTATAGAAAGCAAAACCTCTCATATTGTGTAGTATTTTGTCTACCTTTTACCCATTTAAAAAGTTTCATTTTATTAAGGTTATTAGATTGGTTATTCTTTTCTGCAAAATCTCTGAAAATGCCGTATCTTTTAAAGTGTTAAGTACTTCCTTATTAGCTAATTCCAAAGTCTGTTTACATGCTTCTTTCATTATTTCAAGAGTAGTTTCTCTGTAAGTTAGAGTTAATCTATCAAATATATTTCTTTCTGTTTTTTCAGTGGATATCTTAATATATATAGATTCTAAATCTACACTAACCTTTTCATAAATAGGTTCCCAGTATTCAGGAAAATCTATATAATATGTATTTTCCTTTATATCTTTTTGAGAAGATCTCGATAAATCAATAATCTTTCCAGTTTCTTTCCAACCAGGATACGTTTTAATAGACTTAAATCCGACTATTTTCTTTTCCATATTAAAGTATTATTGGATAAATGTTATAATTATTCTCTTTACTATCAATTAGTACTTTTTCTCTAAGATCTTCTGCATACTCTATATCACCATAGTGAACTTGACAATTATAAATCATGTACACGTTTAACTCTTTCTCACCTTTTTTCCAAGGCTTAGCTATTACGAAGTTGAATCGATTATTTGTTATAAATTCTCTTTTAGCCATTTTTTAAATGATTTTATGCTTTCTACATCATTATTCTCTGAGTAAGAATTAGAAAATTCCCTAACTGCCTCATCCCAGGTGTCTTGTAATAATGATTTAACTTGTGCACGAGTAAATATCCTTTTAGGAACTTTTATTGGTCTGGCTTCACAATCTTCACGTGAACAAGGTACATTTGTATCACATTTGGAACCTGGTCCGGGTTTACATCTCGGACATACTAATACTATGTCTGTTAGCTTTTCCATACTATTTAACTTTGTAATGAACTCCACCAAAACTAAGATTAGTAATTGTCTGAGGATTAACTAGCCTAATTCCCTTATTTTTAAGAGAATGTACTTTAATATAACCAAGTGGATTGTCTTGTATCTTAAATCGCATACCGTTGATAGTATGAGGTTTCGCGTCTTTACCAACATGAGTACTGGTGAAAAATCTACCTTTTGTGTCATTGATTAGTTTTACTATTTCTGTACGAGAAACGCGTTTTACTGTAAAATTTTTATTATGTGACATGTTATTTAGTTTTTTTTATAAGTTAAAATAATTGTTCCTGCTGTTCTACCAACTGAACTACGTAACCATGGCCTGGATAGGGTGGGCTTCGCTAGGATTTGAACCTAGGCAAGCCAGGAGCGAGATGCATAAATATAATAAAAAATCCGGGAGATTAATCCCGGATCTGACTTACAAAATGGAAATTTCGAACTATTTAATCTAATCTGTATGTTTTCTTGTCCAAAATACGTGATTAACGCACGCTAATTTTGTTCTATTCAATAAATTAGCAGCTATTTCAGAACCTTTCATCAATCCATTTTCTTTAACACATTTTAATAAAATTTGTTCTTCTTCTTTATTCCAAACCATGAAACTCATTTCTGTTTTTGCTTGCCTTTTTATTATTCTATTTTTTCTTCTAGTTGTTGGTCTTATTTCACAAAACTGATCGCCGTTTAAATAATTCCATTTATATCCATAACCTGTTATCTGTTTCTTCCTACAGCATTTTATAATGTTTGTTCTAAGAAATCCAAGCTCTCTTTCAATTTCCATTGGATTCTTCCAGGTTCTTATTTGATTGTTATCTAAATCCAACTGCTCGATGGGTAAATCTCTGTCTTTTATTGTACCTGCTCCACCTCCTGTACCACCTATATCATGATTAACTAATGTCCCACCTCCATGTTTTTTTCTGCCATAAAAGGCTATCAATTCAATTTCCTTAGCTTTTATGTGTTCAAGATCATCATTTTCTTTTATGATTTCTATTTCATATTCAACTTTCCTCGTAACATTTTTCCAATAATCACTTCTTTTCGAACATTCAAAAGCCCTGGAGTACCTAGTTCTATGTCCATTTATTTTCTTAGGATTTGGAGTAGTACCCATACCAATATAAAAGATTTCCTTGGTATCTAACCTTTTATGTGAATAAACATAATATTTCTTAGACTTATCTATCAATTTGATTCCTCAGTCTTATCCATATTATCTACATCTATTCTAGATATGCTCCAACCTTTTTCATAGGCTAAGAGGGGATGAGCTTCCAAAAAAATGTGGCAGGAATAGCAAACTGCGAGAAATTTGGTCTTATCAAGTAGTAAAGATCCAATGCGCCCAGCACGATGGTGAACTTGCATTAAGGAAGGATGACATTCACTACATCCTGGAAGATTTACTTCGCAGCATGGGTGCTCTTTTAGGAACTGAGCTCTTACTTTACCATATTGATTCAATAAATTCTTCTGTTTATCCGAAACCTGCTTAATTCTAGCTCTTGGTTTAACTGCCTTTAGTTTCTTCTCTTCTATTTTTTTTCTGTTGTAACAAACTTTGCAGAGCTGGTATCCAAACAAATATTGTTCGGTATTACAGCCTTTACAAAGTTTCTTTCGGTGCTTTATCATATACCCAAAGATACGACAATTTCAGCACTTTTCCAAATTTAAGATTTCCTATAAACCTTTCACATTTTTAGGTATAATAAAGTAATTTGACTTTGGCTCACCATGTTTCCAATCCTTTTCTCTAAAACCCCAAATTCTGTCATTGTTTATAGTGAAATAATTTTCATCTGTAAATCTCTCCTTATGAAACATCTTTCCGATTGGATGTGGATTACCATAGCTTATGAACTTTCTTACTAGGTAGCCATTAATGAGAACAGCTAATCCAGGTCCATCATCAATCTGTATTCTTACCTTGATAGTGTCTAGTTGAGTTCTGGCAGTGTCTTTAAGGTTAAAAGGATTATTTAATGGATGTGTTTCTTGTGCATTGCTATTAATATATATTAAGAACAGCAGAATAAATAATATTTTCATCACCGTTTAAATTTTAAGATCCATATTCAACAAAAAAAGCACTTCGATTCTTATAATCTATCATAGTAAAAGTACTAGTGGCTATGTCACTAAACACTAAAATTATTTCATAGTCTATGTCATTCTCATTTGCTGAGTAGAATTCCGGAAGTATTTTCTTTATATCTCCAATAGTTAATCTGTCACCGTAGTAATTTAGTGCCTTATCTTTTTTCCAAAATGATGTATCCATATCTATAAGTTTAAATACCGGCTATAACGGTTAGTTAGTCACTGATACCTAACTAGCTTGAAATTTCACTTTCTTTATGGACCACAGGAAATACTATATTTAAGCAGGTTGTGTAGTTTCTACTTTCTTCTTTTTCTTTGTGTCTTTTCTCCAGTTCCCATGAATCATATCCTCATAAGCCATCCAGAAAATACCACGTGTGGTTCTGTCGAAATTAAGTGTCTTTAAGACTCGTGTGAATGCCTTGAGGCGCCCACATTGTTTATAGAAGGTATCTCCAAGCGCACAATAAGAACTAGCTCTAGCAAGCTCTTCAGCTTCTTCACCAGTCCCTTCTCTGATTATACATTGTGTCTCCTTACATGTTTCATTGTGTTTCCTTGGATTCTGTACTTCTTCGTTGTATCGAAATACAAAAGAGAAAGTCTTATTACCTACATGAACTAGCATATTAAGTTTTTTTTAGATTTTAATTAAATGTTCTTTTATAAGTTCTTCAAAGATTTCTTTTTTAGTAATACCAATGGAAGCAAAACTAGCACTTACTTCACCTGTTAATGGTTCCTTTATAATCTCATCTACTAATGTTTCCATTTTTGATGCAGGTTTTATTCCCTTTTTATAATAGGATAAAAAAGTGTTAATAATAGGCTCAGCTCGTTCACTCTTCATTTTATTGAGTATATTTTGACCTTTAGGAGATTGAAGAGCTTCTACTATTTTCTGTGACATTTTGGCAGATAAAAGAAACTTAGGTTTAAATTTCTCTACTTGAATGTCTTTCATGTCATAGATTGTAACGAAACTAGTTTTCTTTTTTTTATCATCAATTATGGTATTAACCATTAGTCTACCACTTTCGCTGATGTTAACGCAGGATACTGTATTCATGTGAGTTTTATTTTATGTGTTTATAAATACTTTGATTTACCTTCTTGAAATTTTTTGCTGTTTTGTGTGAGCATTTGTTGATATTAATAAGTTAAATAAAAAAGCTCCTACTAAAAACTAGTAAGAGCTATCTGTATGCAAAAACAAAGAATCTATTTTAGATCTTTTACTTCAACTGTGTATATGGTTTGCTGGTAACCTTTTTCATGATTTTTGTTCTCAAAAGAGTAAACAGGTTTAAAGCCAAAAGACTCTATAAAATCCTCATATATTCTGGAGCTGTTTTTTCTTTCTTTATAATCATCTCCTAATGTAGCCATTAAGCAAAACCAGCAGTTTAGAGTGCATTCTCTCTTTATTATTTTAATAAAACATTCCCTCGTTTCTTTAGTGAATTTGACGTTTCTAACTAGTCCAATCCAGTTTGCAATTAGACCAAGACCACATCCACTAGAAGCTGATTGAAGAGTAAAATTAAAATTAGCTAAAGAGGAGTTTACCACATTAGTAACGTTATAATTGGTGGGAGATAAACCATTAGCATTTTTTGTTACAATTAAAATTTCTGGTTTAGGATCTTCTTTAACAATAGGAAGAACATTATCGTTAATTTGATTCATCTATTTCTTTTTTAATTTTATCAATTGATTCTTCGTCCAAGGGATCTAGATATTTTTGATGGAAATCTTTAAATTTAATATCAGAAAAAGGATCATTTATTTCCATACCAAGATCTTTGGCAATAATTTCTTGAATCTTTTCATCATCTAAATCCAAAATTTGCTCTATAGTTAGCATTACTGTTTTTCCGTTTATCTCGTAGGGTATAGACATTTTGTTATCTTTTAACTGCAAAGATAATCAATATAACTGATAATACCAAGAAATTTAGTAACTAACTTTAAAAATTAATTTAAGATTTTCTCGCATCTGATAACCTTTCTGCCCATCTATCCAATAAATACTTTTTGTCCGGACTGTTTCTACACAAATTGACCATTTTGTAATAGAGAGCATTTAGCTGCTGTGAACCATAATTCTTTAACAACTGATCAAAATCAAATATAAGGCTGTTATAAGCCTGTTCTGTGCTGCTTTTCTGCTCCAGCAGAGCATTGTATTGAGTCCTTGTATATAGACCCAATCTATTCAATATATTCATTAAGCGACTTTTTTTAAAAAACTGATAGGGTATTCAACTATTGTACCTTCATTTATAAATAATTTAGGTAGATTTAGCATTATTGCAGACCTTTTATGATAATCTTCAACTTTTGTTCCAATGGAGGATTTTGTTAAAATAAGGACAGCACGCTCATCTTCAACTGCAGCTAGTTTTATATCTCCCAGTGTAACTAATCCAAATAACGCTCCTCCTTCAAAAAATGAATTGCATTCTATGTAGCATCTATCATAGTTTTTATATAAAGAGTCAATTTTCTCCACTCTTGCATTATACCAACTATTATCATATCCCCATTGTTTGTAATTATATCCTTTCTTACTAATAGTAACAAGATGAGTACCAACACCAATTGTTTGATTTCCATATTTTATATTGCTGCACATGATGATTAATTTAAGGCATGGTTTCTGTAACAGAAGTCACTATCTGGTTCGTTGTTCACCCAACGATCTTCCACTATCTTATTCAAATTGAATGAGCGCTTTTTATTTCTTTCATTTAGCTTCTGATGCTATGCAATCAGATTGAAAACTACTTGTCATTTCCAGCGTAATTCTGTATGAATACGACTCGTTTAGAATTATTATTACCTTTTTGAAAGCAACTTCTGCTACAGTGCGAAACCATTAGTTTATGTTTGATGGTAACATTTGTCTTGTTCGTTCATACTCAAGAAGAGATCTTGCCATTTCTGCATTTTCCTCCCAAAGATTTGATCCTTGCGCACGTATTATTCTTTCTTCTCTTTCCTGTTTCTCTTTCTTGGTGATTCTTGGCCTTTTGATATAACTTTCCTCTGGTGGATGATCCTTTTCAGGTATTATTGTCATCTTTTTAGGCATGTTATTAATTTTTTTCTCCTATAGTATTTTCAAGTGTAAGATAGCTAAAAAAGACCACAATTTTGTAAAAAGTAGCACAATAATCTTCTGGTATATGTAAAAGTATTACGATTACAAATATATAACCCTGTATTCTTACACAAGCTTCCAAAAAATTAGATGTAATTTGTTCTATACTCTTTTTACTTGAGTCACTTACTTTATATTTCTCTTCGAAGTCTATTATCTCCTTATTCACCCCAAGTAAGTAAGATAAATATTTTTTTAGTCTCTTTTGTAGCTCTTCATCTTGCTCATAAATTAGATGGTCTCTATCTTTTGATCTAACTGGTGTTATTGTTATACTAGCTCCAAAACCAGCATAATATTCTATTCTAACCGTTTTGCTTTGTAGATAAATTGTATTATAACTACTCATTTTGTGTTTGAAACCCTCCCTTAGTAGCCAAGTTTTCATTCTATTAATCGCATCTGGATAGTCTTGATTACATTGTAGAATCTTTCTGATTCTTTTCGTATTCCTCTTAGGAGTAGTATGGGAGCTATCATATATTTTACCTATTGATATATAAACTATTGCGACTAGAATGTAATAAAGACCTAAAAGAAGTATTACCTTACTGGTGGGACCAATGAATATAGCAAAAAGTATGACTAAAAAAGATAACAAGTTCCTTTTTACACTCATATTAAAAAGTTTAAATCTTTTCAAACCAAATCGACATTAAGTGAGCACTATGATAAACCCTGTCATCATGAGGTAATTGTTCTGTATTGATTATCCTACTTATGTGATCTAGTGCTTCATATTTATCCACGCCTTTTTTGACTACTAGATTACTGGTGTCTGGCAATCTTCTGAATATCCACTCAGAAGCCAAATGAACAAATGGACTAGACCATCCTCTATTTATCTCAACTTTATCTAGCAGGTCTCTCACATCAACTCTCCTTGGGTCCTTATTTGGTAGCATACCTTTCGGTTTTTAAGTTTTTCATAGTGGCAACCAGATTATGTAGCTTTTCTTTTTCGTGTTCCACCACCAATCTCACGCCAAGTTTTTCTGCGCCCTTCATCTTTTTTATAATCTCTTCTCTTTGTGTTAAGGCTTTTCTTTCTAATTTGTTGAATTGTGATGGTTTCATAAAGTTTATTTTTAGGTTAATTCAAGTGTGTTTATTAAAATAACTTCCTTATTCTGATTCTCGGCATATGCTAATGCATTTTGTATTCTATTATTACTTTTTGTATTCCACACTACAAAAATAATGTCACATCGGTCAATGATTGCTTTATCTCTAAAATTCTCTTTAGCGTCACTGGATGAACCTTGACCAAGTGTTATTGTTTTTCCTGCTGCTATTTTTATATTTTGTAGTCTCTCTTTATTATCTAAAGTCCAGTTTTCCCCATATCTTTGACAAGCTGTCAAGCACACTAGATCTCCAATTTCAGCCATAGCAACCCAAGCCCAAACAAAATCAGCTCCTGGAACTGCACCAGTTATTGCTTTATCTATTTGTAATGTGCCTACATATTCTGTTAATAGGTTGTACAAAGCGTTGTTGTATGGACCATGATAATCATACTCGAATCCCAGTTCTTCTATACTACATCCTATTAAACCTGCTACAGTCATGATGGATATGATTTAGTTTGCAATAGATGTTCTACAACGAATTCCTTTGGAACCCAAGTAAAAAAGTTTCTAGTTGATTCTGTTAACTCACCTATCCATTTTTTTACCTCTTCCAATGTTCCTCCAAATGGATAGGTAAAATGAGGTTCGTTATCTTCAAAGTAAGTACTTCCCTCTGCCCTGGCTGCAAACCACTCATGGTTTAGCGTTTTGTCTATTTCACCAAGTGTTAACTCTTTGTTTGTGCTAATGTAGAGTTTTCTGCAAATACCTGTTCTAATGTTCATAATTGATAAAATTTAAGATCTGTATTTTGTTGCATTAAATTATAAAGTGATTGCGCTTTAGTACGTATGTCTCGTCCTTTAACGTTTACAATACATACATCTAAACTTTCACCATAAAACGTAATAAATCCAACTAATTTGTCTTGAGAATCTTTAACAATTATTCCATTATTTATATTTGCTTCATTAATTGATAACGAAATTTGATTTACGTTTGGGATAAACAATAGTTTCATATTAAATAAGTTTAAAAATGAAAAGCCATCAGATCTCTCCAATGGCTTTTATTGTGGTTTTGGTTACGACTAAAGCTTAAATTCTGCTAAGACTTTCACTTGTTTAGGTTTGATAGCTATTACTTTAAAAGGAGATATAAAATAATATTCAGACTTTACCGGAACCTTTTGTTTTTTAACGGTAAAGCTATCAACACCAGCTGGTGCCTGTTGTTGTACAAATTGATATTCATACGTTGTAATTTTATTCAACCATCCTGTAGTAGTTGTAAAAGTTGCACTATCCACTACATACATGCATGCGGCTCGGGTAGTATCACTGAACGTTTGAGCTTTTACGAACATACTAATACTTGAAACTAAGAATACTAAAAGAACGGATTTGATTTTACTCATCTATATGGATTTTTTATTTACGAATTATTGTTTTATTTTGGTACGCTTTTTGGATTTCTTGGTTTACGTGCTGGTACATAGGTATTACCAAATGCTTTATTAGCCTCTATAGAAGCTGCATTTTTACTTCTTCTGTTGCTGCCAGCACAAACAGTACAGAATGCTTCCCCATTGGTATTAACATTATGCACTCTTCGTTGTTTCCCATACATCTCATCTTGTTGTTGGTGTGTACAGGTACACGGTAGTATCTCAGTTCTTTCTGCCATGTTAAATCTTTTTTTTGATATTTTCTATTTCACTCATTACTCGCTTTCTGTCTTTCTCATCCATTGGTCTATATGGTTCTATAGAAGATCCAGTTCTTATTTTACCCGTTTTCAGATCTTCCTCAAGCATCTTTAAAGCTTGCTTTCTTCTAGCAATAGCGTCTCCACCCATGCTTTTCTTTCCTCTGGTCCATTTTGCCATTTTAATTAATTTAAATTTACCATTTAGCTTTCTTATTCCAAAATTCTATAGTGATTAAATAAAAAACGAGGATTAAGAATACCACGATTGGAGAACCTAGTATACAAATGGATAAAAGAGTTAATCTCTTACCCATTGTCCATTCACCATCCTCTATTGCATTTTCTCTACAAATCAAATAGCAAGGTACTATTAAAAGTACATGAATTATCAAATATACTATCATAAAACTGATTTAAGAAAATAACCACCAAAATAATAAAATAGCTATTACCCACCAAAACCAGCTATTATTGTTTTCACCATCATCATTATCATAGCGTCGATTGTATTCATAGTAACACATAAAATTAAGTTTAATGTGAAAAAATAAAATAAGTTATTATTAGTATAATTAGGAACCAAAACACAATCTTATCTCCCATGTCATCATACTCGTCATATTTCTTCATGTGGAGGATATTTTAAAGTATTATAAGCCATTATTACAAACCAACCAAAGAAAATAAATAGGGATAAAAACCATATAAATAAACATTCTAACCAATTTATTTCCTTTATATTATGTTCTTCTTTATAAATATCTCTAATTATAAAGTAACTACCTATTATTAAAAGAAGATATATAGTTATTGTCATGGTTTTGATTTTGTATAAAGATACGCACCACCATAAATTAAGTAACAATCATTACTTGGTAAATGCATTAATAAATCATCGCCTTCCTTACTTAAGTAATATACTTCATGATCTAATGTGGAAAAATCATTGTTTGCTCTTATGAGCTTTACATTCTCCCATACATAGAGGCTATTAAATATCCATCCATCTTCGCTATTCCGTGTTAGACTTGAGCTGTTATTCCATTTACCCAACGTATCTATTGTTGGATATAGTTCTGCTACTAAAACTAATCTTTTATTTTCTTTATCATACAAAAAGTTTCTCATCTTGTTGCTAATTTTTGAGTTTTTAATCTATTCACTCTATTCATGTGAATGTGGAAGATGTCTCTTATCTCCTTTGGAATTTCTATGTTTCTTTTTATAATATCTTGATATAGACTATTTATGCCACGTTCAACTGCTTTTATTTCTTCTATTTTGTTCATATAGTATGGATTTGGAGCCTGAAAACGGGATCGAACCGATAACCTCTTGTTTACAAAACAAACGCTCTACCAATTGAGCTATACAGGCTTAATGGGAAAGTAGTGGGACTCAAACCCACAACCGTACCTGTTACATGAGTAAGAATACTCATCGGGTCCGCTCTATCTACAGGGACACATCCCATTGGAGCTATACTTTCCTTATAAGTACTACCTCTCGGGATCGAACCGAGCTGAACCAACTATCCTTTCGATACGATATAAGCGTAAGGGAATAAGGTAGCATAAAAGAAACATTAGCACTTTTACAATACACTGTTTTATACAGTTTGGTCTCCTTTAATTATTAATTATTTTTAGTAGCATAGTAAATAAGCATACATGCTCCACAACATAAAAAGAATATAATAACGTTCTGTAGTATTGAAACTTGCAGATCTTCTTGTTCCGGATCGTATTTTTTTGTTATTTCATTATATTTCATAAAATTAATTTAATAAGCTAAGTAAATCATTCTAAGTATTGACAAAATCCTTTGATTTGGTTTAATACATTTATTGTTTTGATTGAATACTGTACTATCTTCATTTATAGCTTCATCAATGAATTTAGCTACTGCTCCGCTTCTTGAGAAACCAGCAGCACAATGCACTATAAAAACATTAGCATCTTGATTTGCCTCAACAAACTCCACTATTCTTTTACCCTGTCCTTCATTCATAGGTATTACTGGAATATACTCTCTGCTATCTTTTATATTTCCTAATAGTTTGACAGTTAACTCAGTATCCACGTCATCAAAGCATAATCTTAATACATTGTGATGCTCGTGTTTGAAATAAAAAGGATGAATTAAGAGATCTTGTTCTCCCATTATTTCTATGATAGCAGCCTTTTTTTCTTCAATATTATACTCATGAACCGCATTAATTACCATGTGTTTAATAAATTCATGATAAGACAACGCATATATTAACTTCATTTAGCTTGGATTTAGTAGTCCCGGATAGATTCAAACTATCGACTTTCATTTTAGAAAAATGACACTCTATTCACTGAGTTACGGGACCAATAAAACCACCATAAAGTGCAATTATGATGGTTTGTAGGTAACTGCATGACTAAGACGAAATTTCGAACTTTTCCAGCCACTCTTGCGGGTCACTAACGGCTCCATCCAGTATCCTCATAACATCTTGTCTTGTAAAGTGTTGTTTTCTAATTATATTTGTAACCTGAAGTAAACCATCATAACCGAACACTGGAACTTCCTTTGTTTGCATTTTGATCTCAAACTTATTAATCCCTTTTTTGTACTTTTCCACAACGTACTCTGGTAGAAAAGCCAAGCAATCATTCAGTTTTCTTCCGTTTGTTGATGCAGCATGGATCCTACAGTTTACACTTAAATCTTCAGTGCCGGTGAATCTTATGATATTTTTAGTAAACGTGTTTACCATGAGATCCAGGTAGCTTGGTTTTTCATCACTTATGAGTAAGTAGTAATCTAAACCTACTTCCATTATCCAACATTTAACCTTTCTTATTTCCATTATTAGCAAGTTTTTTAATAAGTTTAAGTGATTCAAGATTACCTTTTAATCTTGAGATAGTGTGACTACCAGTGATATCTGTTTCATGTGTTAGTCTCTTTAATTCGTTTTTGACTGTTTTTATTTCGTTATTTAAGAATTTAACACCAATTTTTAAACTTTTCATATTATTTAGTTAAATTTGAACTTTATTACTTATCTCCATCAGCAGTTGTTAGTAGGAACATTGATTTATTAATGCCTTCTCCTTTAAAGTAATGTGTACATTTCTCTTTAGTAGTCATGAACATTTCTTTTTGATGACTAGGTAAATAATCAAAGTCTTTCTTACTAATAATAAAACCCTCCCTTATACTTTTAAAATTAATGGTGTGTGGTTTTACTTTATGAAATCTAGAAGGATGACACCAATGAGCATCTCCTGGTAGCATCTCTTTGGTTTCATAACTTCTAATGTAATTAAGCTCAGAGATTAAACCAATATCTAAATGCTGGTTGCCTTCTTTGTCTGTGAATATATTTTTTACTGGATATCCTTTGCTAAAGTCAAGTGGAGGTGAGTGATCATTACCTTTAAGTGGATCAATCCAATCACATATTATTAAGTCTCCCACACAATACTCCTCTATATAATTGAATTGTTTTGTTACTTTTACTACCATTAGATATAACTTTTATATTCGCGTGGTAAAATAATAGTGGCTCCCTGTGGTAATCCTCCTACATTACAAAATCTGTAATTAAATTTGGACATTGCCGCGTTGTATTCTGCTGCTAGTGTGTTGAAGGAGGCTTTAACACCACTTTCTTCACTTTGCCATGTGTTATACTGTTCACGATCATCACGACTCCATTTGGATCTGTTTAAGCTGTCAGCACCATATCCTTCTTTTATAGTAGCATATCGTTGTCTGTAGTCATTTAAATTAGCTAGTTTAGCATCTAATTGCGCAGATGCATCCTTAAACCATTCATATTTACGAAGTAATTCTTCTGGCTTAAATTGATCGTAAACTACTTTATTGGCGTTGTTTACCATTTTAACTGCTGTGTTGCAAGTCCCCATTATTAATGAAAGGATAAGGATGAATAGCCCTCCTAGAGCTACCCATCCAAATATCTTTAATGTTTTCATTACTTAATTTCCTCCAAATTGATTGTTATATTTTTTACAGAAATAGGTTGACTAGAAACATGTACAATCATTCCACCAGTGATATATTGTTGATGATAAATATTTTTACTATCAAACCAATAAACATACTCTACTGATGATCCATATGTTCCGTCATCCTGTAAAACCTCACCTGTCTTATATGTTGTTCCACTTATATCAACATCTATTCCATCAGGTGCTTTTGTATTCGGTTGGTTGGTTGATACAGTAGTAGGACTTAATCTTTTACCAGAAGAAGTTACTTTACCTTTTACAGTGGAATAAAGAATCACTTGACCTGAATAAGCTGATATAATATAAAGATGCTTGATAGCACCGGGTTTATTATCCTCTGCATACCGGGCAACTATATTATTTTGTTCTGTTGTATGTCCATTGAGATCTGTAGCTACTTTAGTAGTAACTTTGGTAACACCTGAACTACTGGAAGGAGTTGCTGTTGGTGCATTTAAATCGCAACTTGTTAATGTTATACACGCAATGATAAATACAGATAAGAGAACTTTTAAATGTTTCATATTTTTATTTAAATTAGTTTGTAAATATAAGTTAGTAGCCATTACCATCGCCATAGCCATAGCCATCGCCATTGCCATTACCATAGCCATAGCCATAGCCATAGCCATTGCCATTGCCATAGCCATCGCCATTGCCATTACCATAGCCATTGCCATTACCATTACCATAGCCATTGTCATAGCCATATCC